GATTGGCAAAGTTACTATGGTTCCAATGAAGAACTTAAAAAAGACGTTGCAACTTACGGTAAAGAAAATTTTAAAAGAGAGATAAAACACCTTTGCAAAACAAAAGGTGAATGTGGTTATCTTGAAGCAAAAGAACAATTTGTCAATGGTGTTTTGGAGAGTGATGTGTATTACAATTCATGGATTATGGTAAGAGTGCGAAAATCACACATCAAAGGATTACAATGTTAAAGTTTTTTGAAACAGTAAAAGATTATGATACATTATGTTTTATACCAGTAGAGGGACAAAATAATTCTCTTAATATAATAGTGAGTCAACACAAAACCGCTGGAGAACCTGTTGGTGGTAGCCCAATGGGTCCAGAATGGCACGTAGTATTATTCAAATCAGAAAATGATGCTGTAGGTGACCTAGATCATTTTGATGCGATACTGACGGATCCTAGAGAGTATGTTTCCTCTTTAATAGAACAAGATTGGTATGGAATGGTTTCCAGAAAAACAACAACCTCCAAAGAATTTGTTGAAAGGGTGTTGACTTCACTGAAAGAATGTGATAAGATTGGTGAAGTGTAATTTTTTTAAGGTTTGTTATGATTCTCGTTGATCTAAATCAGGTATTGTTGGCCGGTCTAATGGCACAAATTGCCAGCCAAAAAGGAGTTAAGTTGGAAGAAAGCTTAATTCGCCATATGATCCTAAACATCATTAGGACTCATGTTAAAAACTTCCGAAACGATTATGATGAAATTGTTCTCTGTTGCGACAACAGGAAATATTGGCGCCGTGAGTTGTTTCCTTTTTACAAAGCTGGCCGCAAGAAAACTAGAGAAAAATCTGATCTAGACTGGCACCTCATCTTTGATATGTTGACGAAATTTAAACAAGAACTGAAGGATTACTTTCCTTACAAAGTTGTTGATGTTGAAGGTGCCGAAGCTGATGATATTATCGGCACACTTGTACCACGACACATTATGCATGAAAATATATTGATCATTTCTAGTGATGGTGATTTTCTGCAACTACAACAGTACAATATGCCATCAAACAAATACACAGTCAAGCAATATAATCCATCACAAAAGAAATTTATTGTTTCCGAGAATCCATTGATGGAACTAAAGGAAAAAATTATTCGTGGTGACAAAGGTGATGGCATTCCTAATATTTTATCACCATCAGATTGTTTCGTTCGTGATTTACGACAAACAACAATTTCCAAGATCAAATTCGAAAAGCTGATGGAAAAAAACTATGGTGACTGGGATAATGAAAATGAAAAAATTGGTTTTTCTCGCAATCAGGCTTTGATTGATTTGAGAAACATACCCGGTGATATTAAAGACAAAATTATAAATACTTATGATGAAATCAAACCGGCACCTAAAAATAAACTACTAGATTATCTAATAGCCAATAAACTTAAAAATTTAATTGATGTAATTGAGGATTTTTGATGAAAACAATGTATGAGATTTTTGATGAATTTGAAAATGCCAAAAGCAAAAAAGAAAGAATGCAAGTAATTGGTAATAACTTGTCACAGACTTTAGTTGACATTCTAAAATTGACTTATCATCCAGATTTTAAATGGAAAATAAAAGAGATTCCAGAAAATTATAAAGTACCAACTGATGTATTGCCAGGCATAACACATGATAGTTTAAATGCACAACTACGAAGAATTTATATCTTTCTAGAAGGCAATCATACAGCAGAAACTCTCTCCGAGAAAAGACGCAACGAACTACTAATTCAAATGTTAGAATCTATTGAACCAAGAGAAGCTGAAGTACTGCTAGGTATTTTTCAAAAAGATTTAGGTGTAAAAGGATTAGATTATAAGTTTGTCAAGGAGGCTTTTCCTGATCTACTACCATGATAACCAAAGAAAAAATAATAGTAACGTCTGGTTATTTTGATCCAATATCTTTAAAAGAAATAATACACCTACAGAAATGTAAACAGATGGGTGATTGGTTAATTGTGGGTATACATTCCGATATGTTACTTCATATGAAGACGGGTATACTAAACCAAAGTATGGAAACTAGAAAAACAATATTAGAAAGTATAAAATACGTTGATGAAGTTTTTATCTTCAACGATTGTAACGATAATGTATGTAATTTATTAAAAGTGGTGAAGGTATGTTACCCCCGCACAAACATCACTTATGTTTCTGAGTTTGATATGTCAGATAGACCAGAAACAAAAATTGGGGGCATTAATTTTGAAGTTTTAAGTAAGGAGTAACTAAGTGCCGAAAAATGTTGAAAGGTTTCGTAGGAATAGAGACTACAACGAAGATGAATATGAGTTCTTCTATGAAAAAAAGAAGACAACTAAAACAAAACCATCTAGAAAAGCATTTTATAATGAAGATTATTATGATAATGAATATCAAAAATCTTCCAGAAAACGATATAGACGACAAGACTAATATAAATCAATGTTGTTGTTAGAACGCAACAACCATCTTGACATTAAATCCAATTCTGTTATACTTATAGCATTGGAGATTATTATGATGATTTATACACGAATACAAAAATCGAAGGTCAAAAAACGGCCTAAAGCTGAACGCGAGCAATATGAGAAATGGTTGGAGTCACACAAACCAACCAAAATTCTTAAACTTGCAAAGACCAGCAATTTGTTGACTGGTTATAAACTGTCGGCTCCTGCCGGCCGAGAGACTGTACGCCTTCCTTCACTAAGTACCGGTGAAAATGGCGGCACAAAAGCTGATCCCAAGGTTTATACTGGCACAAAAGTTGTCGGAATCGCTACAATGCACAAATCCAATGCTGTTCCTGTGTTTTCCAATGAACAAGCGGTCGAAATTTCTAAAATGCGGCGTTAAAATGAAGACAAAAAAGACTTTTGTTGTAAAATTACAACGTCCTGTGTGTCGGACTCCAATTAAATATGTTCAAAAGCACAAAAATGATGTAAAATACTCACGTAGAGACAAAAATTTGCGTAATTTTACTAAATTTGTAATTGGAGATGAATGAATGTCGAAAGATTTTTCAAAAAAACACTGGACTACAAAACTGATCGAATCAGAAGATGGTTCCGGTGATGCAATCCTTCAATTTCCTGATGAACTCATTCAAGAAAAAGGTTGGAAAGAAGGAACTGTTCTAAATTTGAAAGTAGAACAGACAGAAACTGGCAATGTACTTGTAATTACCGAGAAAAAGTGATATGAATCTGATTGACTCAAAATCTATTTTGGCCAAACTGATGGCCACCGAAGACCTGATCGTTGAACAGCGTAATGTATCAACGGCTTTCTTTGATGTGCAGAACCGGATTCTTACAGTTCCTGTTTTGGATAAAAATATCTCTTCTCAACTTTATGATCTTTTCATGGGACATGAAGTTGGCCATGCTCTGTATACTCCTTTGGAAGGCCTGAAGAAATCCAAAGAAGAAAAAGTCAACATGTCGGTTTTGAACATTGTTGAAGATTCCCGCATCGAGCGTAAAATCAAATACAAATATCCTGGTCTAAAGAACTCTTTTGTAAAAGCTTATCAAGAGCTTCTGGAAAGAAATTTCTTTGAAACGACCGGCAAAGACCTTAATGAGTATAACTTCATTGATCGTGTAAACCTGCACTGCAAAGGTGGCGCATTGCTTACTATTAAATTCAACGAAATCGAGCGCGAATTGCTGGGTCTTGTTGAATCAACCGAAACTTTCGATGAAGTTGTTGAAGTCACTAAAAAAATTATTGACTACATGAAGTTTGAAGAAGAGGAACGCAAAAAACAAAAAGAAGAACGCGGAGAAGACGACTCCGATGAAGATTATGACATTGAAGAATATGAACTAGAAGAAAGTGATCCTCCTAGTGATGAAGAAGATGGTGAACCAAAAGATCAGAGTGAAGATAATTCTGAAGAAACTGAGAAAGAGGCCAATTCTTCTTCAAGCAATAAAGATGATAAAAAATCCGACAAAGATGAAGAAGAAAAAATTCGTTCTAAAACGGATGACGCCTATCGTAAAAACGAATATCAGTTGTTCGCTAATGATGACACCGAAATTCGTTATGTGAATATTCCAGATTTCAAAGTTGAGAACAACATCTTTGATTATAAAGATGTGTACAAACGATATGAAGAAGAAGGATATGATATCGCCAAAAAAGAATTCGATTCGTTCCGTAGAGATTCGAACAAAGTTGTTTCCTATCTTGTCAAAGAATTTGAAATGCGTAAGAATGCAGATCAATTGAAACGTGCTACGACAGCGAAAACCGGTGACTTGAATATGAAACAGGTGTTCTCATATCAATTCAATGAAGATATCTTCAAGAAAATTACTGTGGTGCCTGGTGGTAAATCACATGGATTGATCATGTTTGTTGACTGGTCTGGTTCGATGGCTCGTCACCTTGCAAATACAATCAAACAACTACTTAATCTTGTAATGTTTTGTAAGAAGGTGAATATTCCTTTTGAAGTGTATTCTTTTGTTGAGAGCACCATTACAGAAAATTCATCAACATTCAAATCAAAGAAAAATGATTTTGTGATCAATGATTTTGGTCTAATCAATTTGTTGTCTAGTCGAATGTCGGCCAAAGATTTTACTTATGCTGGCGCTGCTCTAATGTATATGGGTGGATTATCATCTTATCGTGCAATTCCCCGTACTCCTCACTGGATGGCCTTGTCGGGTACTCCGTTGAACGAAACAATTATTGCTGCTATGGAAATCATTCCTTATTTCCAGAAAAAATACAAGTTGCAGATTGTTAACACCGTTTTTCTGACTGACGGTGATGGACACTCTTTGTCACAGTATCTACTCAACGATAAACCTTATCACACTGGAGATGTTCGTTATTCTCTTTCGAGCAGTAGAACGAAAAAAGTTAATAAGGTTGTAATTCGTGATACGAAAACCAAAAATCAAGAAGAATATCAAGCGGATTCTTATCACAATGGTCAAACTTCAGCTCTTATTAAATTGTTGAAGGCAAGAACCAAATCTAATGTGATTGGTTTCTATATTGCTCATGGTAAAGACTATCGTCAGAAAGTTGATCACTTTATTCCTATAACTAAGTCTATTGAAAGAGAAAAGGCAAAGAAAGATAGGTATTGTGTTGTGACAAGTGCAGGTTTTGATGACTACTATATCTTGCGTTCGGAGTCTATGGACACCGATGAAGACAACGAACTTGTCGTCAAAGAAAACGCAACGACACGTGGTATTGTATCTGCTTTCAACAAGTATACGGGTAACCGAGTTGGTAATCGTGTGATTCTTAACCGTTTCATCAATCTTATTATTTAAAAGGGCATAAAATGAATTCTGAATATTATAATGGCAACAAGAAGGCTGTCGTCAGTAAAAAGACTTCAACCAATATCGATGAGAATCGATCTCTATGGGAAGTTTCAATGTATATCGATAATCGAATCGTACAAAAAACTAATGCATACAACGAACAACAAGCCGAGAATATTGCTGAAGACTTCATCAATGCTGGTTCACAGACTTCTCCTACTTTTTTGAATGAGCATCTCAATGGATAAGCAAATCAAAGAAGTTTTCTGTATTGCACAGGAAGAGTGTGCAGAAGTAACCCAAGCAATTTCCAAAATCTTCCGTTTTGGTTTCGATTCAAAGAATCCACAGACAAACAAAAGTAATAAACAATGCCTTGAGGAAGAAGTGGGTGACCTCCTGGCCATGGTTGACATTATGGTGGAGAAGTGTATAATCTCGGATAGTAACGTTAATGCTGCTCGAAAAGCCAAACGTGAAAAACTAAAGGTCTGGTCCAATATCGAGGTTTAAAATGTTTCACAAGATTATGAACAAGGTGGGTCGGTATCGGCTCATCAAAGACAGGTTGTCCGGTGACGATTACATGCACCGTTATTACCTGTTTCTGAAAGATCGTAAATGGTTTCCGTTTAACTTCACCTTACACAAAATTGTAAAGTCTGATGAACCAGTGATGCACGACCATCCGTGGCCGTACATGACAATCGTTCTCAAAGGCGGTTACCATGAGCACACACCAGTCTTTGACAAAGATGGCAAGATTTTTGCCGAAGTCACTAAGTGGCGTGGTCCCGGCTCCGTCATTATCCGTGGCGCAAAAGAATATCACTGGTTAGAACTGGACAACAATCAACCAGCAACGACACTGTTCTTCATGGGACCACAGCTTCGCGAATGGGGTTTCTGGAAGGGCAAATGGATTCAATCCGAAGAATATCTAGAGAAACGTCTTAAAAATGAGCAATGAAGAGTTAGAAAGAATTTACGATGAGATGAAGGAAATCTTTGGAGATAATCTTCCTCATCCAGAACAGGAACCAATCCGTTTTGCATATTATGTTAGGCTCTACAAATACTACCACGTTTCAAGCGCTTCCGACATTTCCTGAGTAAAATGCAAATCTTCTTTGAAATTTCTTTTGTTTCACTGAACCTTTTCAGCTTCATGCTCGGTATGCTGTATACCCTCAGCAACATCTCGACATTTGGTAATCCGAAAAAACTCTGGTTACAAGTTGTTGCCTATATTGTTGGTATCGCAATTTATTTTTACTTAAAGAGTATAGGATACATTTAATGGTTCCCCAGTCCAACTTAAAGTATTACCGCATAGACGTTGTAATGAAGACGGGATTCAAGTACTCACTGGCTTGCATGGGCAAACAGTTGAATGGTATGAAAGAAAGTTCAAGTGGGCACTGGACCGAATCTTTGAACGTTGCTGAGATAACCGAAGAAGATTATCGAAAATTCTATTATGACGAAGAGTTGGACGCAGAACCGGCTCCTGAAAAAAAATCCAGAAAGTCTAAGAAACCAGTTGTGTTTTCCACTGTGGAAGATTTCTTAGAAGGTAACACGAAGAAGAGAAAGAAATAATTATGCCAGTATTTGATGATATGAAATTCGAACACCAAGAGTTTGCAATTGGCGGTAAACTCGTTACCGGTAGTATAATCGTTAAAGAATACGAATACCAAGATCCAATTGCAGTTCAAAAAGTAATCAAAGAAAAACTCTTAGAAAGATTAGTGAATCATATCATAGAGAATAAACTTGCAGAATTCACTATGGTTAAAAATCCAATAGAAGATTCCAGAATTTACAGAGTCCGTTGTTACCTTGCACCAGACCACACTGTTAAGATTCTAAGAACCCTTAAACAGAACCAATTACAGTTATGAAATACGTTTACTCAGAAGAATATGATGCGTATTACGATGAAGACACCAATGAGTGGCTTGATGATAAGTGTGATGATCCGAATTGTGAATTCTGTATGAATAGACCAGAAAAACCACTGGAAAAATTAGATGAATGAACTTGTAGAAAAAAGACTATTAACCAGAAAGAAAAAACCAAAGGCTGGTTATCATCCGAACAGTGCGCCCTATAAAGTTATTGTGCATCCCTATCATTCTGATCCGTATATTAAAAGAGAATATTTGACAAAAGAGAAGGCTGAGAGATATGCTTTGGAACTATCAAAGAAATATAGATGTAAGATAACAATCGAATATATTAAGGTTTCCGGTCCAGGAAAAAAATTCGAATCTTCAGATTCCGGCCCAGAAAATAAAAAATTGGAAAAAAGAGTTTGACCTGGTGGGGCTTTTTATTATATACGCGCTCACCCATACCCCCCATCCATACCCCATAACAGCTGCCATGGCAACCAGCAGCCACCATATAAGCCAAAAAAAAGGACGCCGAAGCGTCCCAAAGCAACCACCAACCACTAACCAATATTAAGCAGCCACTGCTATCCGAATAACCTTTGCCATTTTCCGTCCATGGGCCGGATATCCAACCACTGCCACATCCTTGGAGTAGCAGGCACGGCAGCCATTACACTTGCCACCATGCTCATATGCACGGCACAGCGTGACACCAGCAGGCACATTGGATGCATCCGGCAGGATGGTGCTGCCATGGACACCATCCGTATACGTACCATCCACAGCATCACTGGATGGACGGACCATGACATTAGGCAGTGCTTGCATGGCAGCAAGGATGGCAGCGAATTTAGTAAACTTATGCATCCTAGTGGGCAGCCAGTGCTTTACATGGGGAGTAGCCACCATGACAGCGTACATTTTCTCCGCAAGCTCAAGGCTGTACATGTCCCCAGAATCGAACCACCGGAAGAAGCGCTGTTTGGAGAGCGCTTTCACCATGGTGTCCACCCAGTCAGCTTCCTGCCAAGCCAGCTTATTGTCGAAGCGGACGGCTTTGACGCCAGGGAAATTGTACATTCCGGTGGTAGCGTAGCAACCAGAGCAAGCAGCGACCAGGTCGCCGTTGGTGGCTTTGCTGCCGGGGCAAGTCTCAATAGCTTGCAGCGACCAGGACAGGATGTTGTCCAGCTTGGAGGTTTTGGAGAGCTTATTCATTTTCTTGCCTTTTCTTGAATCGATGGATGGATTATGACAGGACCAGAGGAAATGGCAACTGTAAACTTTAGTACTCCATCCGCCTGGTCAACCTCTTGCCAAGGACAATGGACTATGATAGGCTGCTCGGTTATGCTAGGACTGTACCGATTTGCTTGGCAATGCTGACAACACCATTCCAGAGGATGTTAGCGGTGGCCATGGTTTGCACAGGAAACGCAGCACCAAGAACCATGAAACCAAAAGCAAGCAGCAACCGAATGATCATACAGCTCTCCAAAAGAAAACGTCCATACCAACCACGAACAATGCAAGCGCACCAACCACGGACAGGATCAGCAGCTCATGGCGATCAAAAAAGGACATTAAGCCCCCTTGGTGATAGTAACAGCACCAGCCTTGCGGTTGGCTTTGGCAGCCTTGGCACCAACCTTGCCGACCTGCTTGGACAGCAGCTTCTGGAGGCGAGCCTCTGCCTTAGCGATGGCAGCTGCCTGCTTGGCTTCTGCAGCCTCCAGCTTCTCTGCTTTCACCCGAGCAGCCAGCTGCTGGATCATAGCTTTAATTTCCTTAACATCAGCGCGAGCCTTACGGAGAGCTGCAACGGAGGGGGAGAGAGTCTTGGACATATTGTCTTCCTTTCAAATTACGATGGTTGAATTATGACAGAATTGGAGGGATTGGCAAGCATCCATTGGATACTTGACCGGATTAGTATGATTGACCACCAGGAAAACGCTCCCGGCTCCGACCAGGTTCGTGATAAGATTCGAAAACCTTCTCCTTAAGCTTGGTGCCACGAACCGTGCGGATGGCTTGAATCTCCGCCTCCAAGCGCCGGTGTTCGGTATGGTAAGCTTCCAAAGCCTTGGCTTGGAGGGCTTTTAATTCTCGGATAGATTGTGTTTTCATCATGGAATGGATTATGACAGAACCACAGGAAGTGGCAATATACAACCTTAGTTCTCCAGCGGAGCGAACGGCTTTGCCATTTCATTATTGCAGGCCGCCGGGAACACTTTGCGGATGTCCTTGTGAACTGTCGCCAAAGACACTTCGAAGATCCAAGCCACAGTCTCCGCTCCTTCGGCACTGGGCCACAAAGCACCGCTATGATACTGGTGAGCTTTGGCTAAAGCCAGTTCCCAGATCGCTTCTTTGTAAGTTTTCATGGTCAGCTCCTTGTTGTCTATGTGTGTATTATACCGGAACCGTGGAGAATGGCAACCATCCAAGGATAGTTGACCGGACTGGAGGGTTATTCCTCCTTAGCCAGCTCCTTGCCCATATCAAAGTCCAGGCATTCCTGAAGCGTAGGCTCGGGGAAGGCCAAGCACTCCTGCTCGACCATTTCACAATAGACCTCAGCCACCCAGGACACGGGGACCTCATACTTGGAGGCAATCTCCGCAAAGGTCAAAGGACCATCCAGTATGTCCTTTTGGATATCAAAAACAAGGTTGGACATAGCGCTCATATCTTCCTTTCAAATTACAATGGTTGGATTATGGCGGATCCACAGGAAATGGCAACCATAAACTTTAGTATTCCATCACCTTGGTCGGTTATTCCACAATCCGATACTTCCCGCTTTTGGGGAGGACGGTACCGTATGCACCAGCAATCCATACGGCGCGCTGGTAATGTGAAGCAGCAATGTACATTGTGACAACCTCACCATCCGGCTTCAGAATTTTGAGCTCATACCGTGTCATCCGCATTCCTTTGTTTAACCGATGGATGGATTATGGCGGAGGATGGAAGGATTGGCAAGCGCTCAGGAATGATCCAGCGGACCGGTCAAGAATGCTTGACCGGGGCTCCAGCTCTGGTATAATGGACTCATTCGAAAGCAGCCTGGGGTGGACGCTGGGGCTGCGTGACTGATCCACGACTATCGATACCTCTGCCGCGATAGGAATTTCCAATCGCAAAACGCTTGCCATAGCACTCCGGTCAAGAATGCCAAAAGCGCTTGACAAACCGACCAATGCCTGTATTATCTCATTATTGATTCAACGAAAGGCGACACCATGAAAGCAGTAAAACTTCAGTATGCGGAAATTCGGAGTATTATCAGCAATATGTCCGAAGCATCATATTCAAAATATGGATCATATTCATATTCTGCTGGTTATCTGGAATCTCAATTGGCGCAAGTAATGGCCGATTTACCCGCTAATAAGCAAATTGATATTATCAAAACGCTTCAGCGGACCATTAATGATTTGCAAAAGGCATAATATGGATTATAAAATCGAATATGATGGCGAATTCTATAATGTATATTATGGAGATAATCATTTAGAAACCTTTTGGTCTCTGAGTGAGGCTCTGGATTATCGCGCTATTATGATATGGGAGCGAGATAATGCCTTTCAGGACTATGGTACCGAGTGGGATATTGAGATGGTTTGAGCGTCTCCTGCGTGATTTTGGTAGGTTTTGGATATATTTCGGTGCAATGCAGAAACTAAGTATCCAATCCTACTACCTATCCGCGACATTCTCCGCGCAGGTACGTACAGGCTGTGGATAACTTGTGGATAACATGTGGATATCATCAGGTATGCATTATATTGCATAGTACTATAATGCATATCAGGTAAGCATTGAGGTAAGCATGGCGGTAGCGATCAGGTAGACTCTATTTAATACAATGGTTCTCATACTAAAACACTGGAGAACTATTGTATTAGGTTGACAAACCTAGGAATACCTGTATGATTCAGGTATTGATTGATTGATTCTTTACATGAGGTAACATTATGCGACATTCTGACATTATTGAGATGGTAAACGATTTGCTGGATGAGCAAGGTGAGGTTACTATTGGTAATCTAACCTTTTATCCTTCCCAGATTCTCCGTGAGTGTGATCCGGTTGCTTATCGGATTACTGTCAACGAATATATCGATAATATGATTCAAGATTTGGAATATGATCTTGAGCGTACCGATGATGGTGATGAGCAGGTAGATTTGAAAGAGCAAATTGCTCACCTTGAAGATTGCTATATGTGAGGTAATAGATGGGTTTCGAAAAACGTATTCTAAATGAGATTGATCCTTTGTTGGATTCTGATACTCATGTTGAATTCTATAATGGTACATTGTTCTTGGAGAATGTATCAGGCGAGACAGGTAAGCGGATCTATAATAGGTTGGTGAAACGTCTAGGTAAGGAAAATATCATTTTCTCTACTATTGGTGATGGTTTCGCTGTTGATTTTGTTTGACGAAGTAATTGAGGTAAGGTTATGGCAAAATTGTTGATTACTACCCAGGTTCACGAAAACTATGGTGCCCATACTTGGGATGGTGAAGGTGTATGCCCCCAATACTGGAAAGCAAAGGGTGGTAGCCATTATGTGGTACGTAATATTACCGATTTTAGTAATATCACGGAGATTGTGATGGCGGTTCGACCTCAGGTAGAATCGGATAATGAATATTTCCGTGAATACATTATCGATTGGGAGGTAGTCGCTGATGATTATCTCACCGAATTCGAAAAGCATCAGCTGGAATATGATGGTGTGATTCGTTTTGCACCCAAAGAATTGACAATCTAAAGGAGATATCATGGATTACGAAATGTTCACCGATAAAGGTAATGCAATGGTGCATGGTATCGTGGTCGCAGCAAAATATAAGGGCCTATCATGGGGCGAAGTATATGATATGCTGATTACTATCTCCGAAATTGATGGTTATGGTGAGGCAACCGATACTGCGGTGCGTGAATGTGTATATTCTGCACTCGGTGTTAAGACCAATTTTTATATTTGAAAGTGTATACTAACATGATTGATCTTGCTTGTAAATCGGTTGCCGGTGGTTGGCAATGTATTGATAATGTCACGAATAATGTATTCGGTCCTGTTTTTAATGATATTCAGGAACTATGGGATTGGCAACGGGCCAATCCTGTCGAAGGCATGAAATTGGTTAAAAACCTTATGTCGGGTGAATATATTATGATTGCAGAAGATACACCTTGGTGCTGCAACCCGGCATCTGAAACTTATTGGAGTATGTAATGAACCGTAAATTGCCTTTTGAATGTATTATCTTTGATTCTGAACCCCAAGTGGTTACTAACCGATTCTCTGGTGAATCGTGTACGCTTGAACCAGATGCTATTGCAGTTTATGATTGTATTATCGGTGCAGAAATGATCGGTGATTATAAACGTATGCAAAAAGGTCTGAATTGGTTCCGTAAATACTTTCCCGAAGAATATATGGTGCTTTTGGATTGATTATGCGAAAATCTCATCTTGTATATGTTGCGGAAGATCATAAACTTGATATTGATCAGTTTGTAGATTACTGCTTCAAATACCATTCTCAGTATGTTTGGGCAGTTCAAGGTATTGAATATTGCCACCCTAGTGATGCATCGTTTTTGGTGCAAGAGTTTAAAACGTTTAAGGAACAAGTATGAAAGATTTGAATTGGGTTATGATGCTGGATATTCTGTCTGGCGCAAAGTTTACTAACTTTGGTCTCCACCAAATGGCACAACTTAACTGTGGTGATGTTATTGAATCTAAACAGTATACCCTTATGACGGATCGTAATTACGAACCGACCAGTGCGGAGAAGTTTGCAAAACTATAATATTATGACAGTTGTACGTACCCCTATTAAAATGGCTCTTTTGTCTATGGTCAAGGAACATTGGACAGCAGAAACCAAGGAAGAATTGATCCAGACATTTGATCGGATCGAATCGGAGTATCCCACACAAGGTTATGGCACCATGCTCACCAACATTCGCCAGGACCCAACCGGGGCGCTCTGGCACGCTGAGTTTAGTCGGTTTATCAGTTGTGATTGACCACTAACTTACAGATAATACTTGACCGGACGGATGGAGTACTTTTGTTGTACTTGACAATCCTACGGGAAACCGTTACAATGGTATCTTTCTTTGATTGACATGGAGTTTTGATTATTATGGAATTTAACAGCGATAAACCTACCCGTTCTGGCATGTATCTTGTCGACCGTGGTATGCAAGGCAAAGCATATCGATATTATAACGCAGATACCGATTTCTGGGGTATGTGCGGTTATGATATGTCAGATGCTGATGCCAATAAAGATAAACCTTCCGCTGTTGGTTTCTTCCCTTGGGTTGGTCCTTTGACTGGTCCGAACTACAATAAGAAAGCGGAAGAAGTCGAATCGAAACCCGCAAAGCGTAAGATGGCAAAAATGCGTGGTGTTGCACCTGCTGTCACCAAGGCGCCTGCGGTACCCAAGGTCAAAGCACCGAAGGCACCGCGTGCCAAGTCTACTGCTGTGCATCCTGATGGCACCGTATTCTACCGCGAAGACCGTCAAAAGTGGGTTGCTATGTATGCAGGCAAACAAGAGGCAGCACGACCTACTGCCGAAGCGTGTCTTAAGTTTCTTAAGAAGAAATACGATATCGTTGGTGTTGTAATCGAGAAATAATATGACTATACCCGTGGAAAGAACTCGCGCCGTTATTCATACACGGCAGTTTCTGTACGATCTATTAGATCCGAAGAAAACCCCACGGGTATCTAAATCTATCCGTGCAAGTGCCTTGCATTGTTTGCGGCATTATCCAACCGATTTTGATATGGAAATAATTGCAGAACGGGAAGATAATGACACAAACAATATGTACAAAATCTTTGGCAAAGGTGTATAATGGACTATTTGATTCGTGCTGAGAAATATGCTGAGGCTCGCGGTGATGAAATGTGGTTTAAAAACCTGTACACCGGTTATCGTGAATATAACGGCGTAACCGATTCGGTTTGGAAAACCCTTTCTTATCTTTATAGTAACCAAGTCGCTGATATGTTGGAGTTTCAATGAACGAACGATTGATTGAATTGTACCGTGCATCTAAACCAAAAGAGGCATTGGTATCTCAAGATGAATATAAAACGGCAAATGTATTGCTTGGTTCTGATGTTGAAAAGTTTGCCAATTTGATTATTCAAGATTGTTGTGATGTTTTACTTAAATGGAAAAATGAACCTTTTCCCTTTGATGAAGACCTTGCAGCATCTTTGATTCGTGAACATTTTGGAGTTAAGTGATGAAAGATAAGACCAAACATTTTGCTGAACTGGCCGGTTTTATGTTATGGCGTAATGAACCGTGGAATCCTGGTGATGTAGTTGATTGGTCGGCACGTTATGATGATGAGTTGCAAAGGTTTGCTGACCTGATGATTAACGAAGCGATTAGAGTAGTCGAAAAGCGATTCATGGGTGACTTGAACCGCGAGGACATGGAAGTCCGCCGGTGCATCGAAGATTTAAAGAAACATTTTGGTGTTGAAAAATGAACGAACGAATTGATTTTTATGAGTGCTGAACCAGATTTTAAAATGTTTAGGTGGGTACCTGATGGTACTTATGACTACAGTGAATTTCTTGTAAGGTATGTCATTGTAAACGGTAACCCAATAATTGTTATCAATAAAGCATGGGTAGATAAAGGCGGACCAACGGATGTGTCAGATGAACTGAGACAACCATGGGGGTCATTTCCCGATATGCCACCTAAGCCATCTAAAAAATAATGGGTACTATTTAATGAAACTAAGTGAATTGCACCGTATCGTTAACCTTTATCATCGTGATGGTCATTATGAGGACCCGGAGGTGGTGATTTTGATTAAACTACCCTATAATACAGTTGGTTCCCGTCCCATGGTGCCTGTAAAAAATATAAGCATGGGTTTCGATTGGGAAGCCGGTAGATTCATTATCATGCCTGAGGAAGACATTACACCTTCTGACCGTGATTTTGCTAAACAAATGAAAGAAATGCAAGACCGTGCAGCATGGGCTGATTATGATAATCGTAATCTCAAAGCAGAGATTCGTAAGTTGAAGAAACAGTTGGAACAGAAAAATGGTCAAGTGTAACCTTGTCTACACCGCTGAAACACACCGGTTGAATATCGGTGATTTTATTGACTACTGCTTAGGTAATTTTCCTGAGTTGACTTGGGACCGTGGCGGTATTGTTTATTGCCTAAAATCTGATGAAGAAAAGCTTGTCAAAGAATACATTGAGTGGTATAATCTGAAAGAAGAAATATGGAACGAAAATACATTGTAATGTGTAGCGAATGCTCAGAGGAGCATTCTGTTTCTGAAGTTGAATTCCTGAATATTGAAGAAGATATTCATGGGCGAGACACTATGCATTTTGTCTGCCCTATTACAAAAACGGAGACCAAGAGTTTGGTTTATGGAGTTTGAAGATGTATAAAGAAGATATTTTTGCTTTCCTGGATAATGTTCGTGAATGCGGTAGAATCAATATGTTCGGTGCGGCCCCCGTCCTGCAAGAGGTCTTTGGTCTCGATAGGCGCGATGCTCGGGATATGCTTCTGGAGTGGATGGACACTTTTGCTGAACGTCATGCAAAACAATAATAAGGTCTATGTGCTTTGGCACAACTCGCTTAATTCCGAACAGGAAGAAACTGAACTGCTAGGCATTTTCAAGTCTAAAAAGGGCGCTGAGGATTATCGTGATGAACAAATTCTGGAAATGTATGGTGATGAAATCCAAGCATCTGACCGTTTAGAATATTTTATTGAATCTTTCTATTTGGGTGAATAATGGGAACTAATTATTATGTGGCTAAAAACCTTTGTGAATGCTGCAACCGGTATGATGAAGAATATCATATCGGTAAATCGTCGTTTGGATGGGCATTTTCTTTTCAGGGATATCCTGCTGAGAGACTGACTTCATGGAAAGCATGGAAAGAATTTCTGAAAAATCAAATCATCATGGATGAATATGGTGATAGGAAAGACTATGAATGGTTTGTCGTATTCATAGAAAAAGAAAAGTCACCAGGCTTTGTGAATGCTACTGGTCGTAAAAATGCATTGCACAATGAAGCTGGTAAAAAAGATAAGTACCCATGGTTCAATTCTGAGTATGATTGGGATGATGAAGATGGCTACTCGTTTACAACTAGGGAGTTTTCTTAAATGGATGAAGAATCAAGAAATAAATTGATAGATGAATTGAGTAATGCATTGAGTGATGACTCAAATTTTTATATGAAAGTGATGAAAGAGATTGAGAATGAACAGGAAGCATATTGGAACTCCTTGTCTAAGGAAGACCAACTAAAAGCTTTTTGTGCAGTGGTACGCCGTATTCATCAGGCCGAAATTCTAGACCAAGGTACTTACCGTCATGCATTGTATGGTGTTTTTGGTTTTGGTCCAGAATCTTATGCAAGAGGTATGGACTGTGGTTACATGGCAATTCATAATGCTATCATGCCGGAGGACCATGACCAAAGGCTATTGAAAGAATTCTGTAAAAAGTATGACATTGAAAATAGTGATGAAAAGATTACGGGCTTTTTTGAATTTAAGTGGACTTAAGGATTGAAATGAAATTATTTCTTGATACCGAATTTAACGGCTTTCAAGGCAAGTTAATCTCTATGGCACTGGTGCCCGAAAATGACTCGGTGCCTGAGTTTTACAAAGAACTTGAGATTAAAGACCAGCTAGAGCCGTGGGTGCGCGATAACGTTGTGCCGCATTTGTTTCTAGCGCCATGTAGTTACTCTGAGTTTCAAAATGAACTGTCTAACTATCTGCGACACGTTACCTTTCACCATGACTGCACCATTGTTGCTGATTGGCCAGATGATATTCGGTATTTTTGTGAATCACTGATTACTGGTCCCGGCATGATGATAAAGCTTAATGATAATCTCAATTTTGAATTGGACTTTGATATTGAATATGAATCGCTGGTGCCACACAATGCACTGCATGACGCAAGGGCTATACGTGATTTTTATATGGGAAGATTGAAATGAAAAATCGTTATGGTGATGAATACGGCTTTCGTAAACTGACCGATAACACTTACACCATCGAAGGTGATTTGAAGCATTGGCGTTTCGGTGGTCGAGAAGGTCAACAACAAATGGATATGTCTGACCTTGGTTATGTTGACCCAAGCGGCGGCCCGTTTATCTCAATTGATTATCCGATTGATGGTCGCCTGGTCAAACGCATCGGCCTGGTTGAGGGAAAAATTGTTTTTGAGGTTGAATGATGATAAAAGTTGTAATTAACAGAGATTTTGGTGGCTTTGGGTTGTCTGATGATGCTGAAGCACTATACAAAGAACGCAAAGCTATCACCGACCCAGATTGGTGGTATAGAGATATTCTCCGTGATGACCCGGTTCTTGTTCAAATTGTAGAAGATATGGGCACCAAAGCTGATGGCACTTTTGCTGCATTAAAAGTTGTGGAAGTTCCTGATGATGCTGATTGGTACATCGAAGAATATGACGGATCAGAATGGGTAGCAGAGAGACACCGTACTTGGAGATAAAATGGCAACCTTTAGTCTTTTCATTTCTATATTGTGTGCAGTTGTATCCAAACAGGCATTTGAAAACGGTCTAAATGGATCCGGTTGGATGAATTTGGTATTCTCTGCTGTAAATATGGCAGTCTTTCTTGATGCCACATTTTAACGGCTTGCCAAGACAAAACAATTCCTATAGAATCGCGGTGTAGCCCCTTTGAGAATATATTATGAATGATAAAACCACCATCTTAGATAACATCCTATTCTTTGTATTGATTACATTGTTTGTTGTCTCCACAGTTGCATTAATCCAATCAGGCATTGTTAGTTTATTTTCTCTTATTGGTTCATGTAAATGAAAAATGATTTTGCCAATTTGATTGTGTTTATTGCATTTAAAACAATACAATATACCGCTTTATTTCTTGCTGTTATTGTTTTTATATACGGCATCGTTAATACTTTCTTCTTACAATAACACTACGGGTAAAAGTAAGACTTTTTACTGATATTGCCTCTTGTCTTGGTTGTGTTATACTCCTCTTATTGATTCAGTAACACAAGGAGTTTTTATATGCCCCGTGGCGTCCCCAAAGCAGGTTTCCGTATGACTAAGAATCGTATCGCTTCTGGCGGTGTTCCTACCACCACCAGCGCACCTGTTTCCGCACCTGTAGAGTCCCGCTTCTCTATCAATGAGCGCTTTGGTTTTGTGTCTGACATGGTGACTATGCTCGCACGTGGTGACCAGGCGGCCGTTGTTGTCACTGGTCCTGGTGGTCTTGGTAAGTCTTTCACCGTCACCAAGGCATTGGCTGACATTGGCATGACCGATGTTTCCCTGGTCGATGATTTTGCTGTTGGTTCTACTCTTAACACCAAGAAGTCTTTCCGTGTTATCAAAGGTTACTCTACACCTAAAGGCCTGTACCGTACCCTTTATGAGAATCGCGAAGGCGTGATTGTGTTTGATGATTGCGATTCGGTTCTCAAAGATCCGACCTCTCTTAACCTTCTTAAAGGTGCTCTTGATTCTTATTCGCGCCGTATTATCTCTTGGCGTGCTGATATGCGTGATGAAGAGCTGCCTACGTCCTTTGAATTCAAAGGTCGCGTGGTGTTTATCTCTAACCTGTCGTCCACACAAATCGATCAGGCGATTATCACCCGTTCTATGGCGGTTGACTTGACTATGACAAATGATCAGAAGGTCGAGCGTATGCGCCACCTGTTGGACTCTGGTGAGTTTATGCCTGAGTTTGACATGGCACACAAGGTTGACGCAATGAATCTTATCGATTCTCTCAAAGATACTGTCAAAGAGCTGTCGCTTCGCACACTCATTCAGGTAACAAAAATTCGCAAGAGTGCAGGTGCCAACTGGCGCAATCTTGCTGAGTACACCATCTGCGGTTAATTAAGGAGAATATTATGGCTTCGAAAGTTCTTGTTAAGAAGGTAAAAGGTTTTGATGGTTATTTTGTCACCTCTGAAGGTGAGATCATTTCCAAAAAACGTGGTAAAGAAATTGTACTCAAGGCCACAAACACCAATGGGTATGATAAGATTGGTATGAAAAGTGATGATGGTATAACCAAGACATTTCAGGTGCACCGTGTTGTCGCTCTTAACTTCTTGAAGAAACCAAAAGGTTGTGACATTGTAAACCACATTGATGGCAATAAGCTGAACAACCGGTTGGCCAATCTGGAATGGACGACACGCAGCCAAAATGCTCAGCACTATGAAAAGAAGATTAAACCGAAATATGTTGCTAATCGAAAAGAAAAGAAACATGATGATGTTGTGACTCGACTAAGTATTATTAAACATGCACAATCGGCCTGCACCAATAATCCACAATTGTTTAACTCCATTGTGTCGGCTGCACTAGATGGTTTGAGTTGATATGTTCAAATCACTATTACACAGTCGACCATATGCAACATTCGATGCACACAATAAGAACCATCGAATGGAGTATTTTAAGTTCTTGCAAACAAACACTTGGTCGAATTGTCCCGTACAGTTTATGGTCGAGGCGCCATACACCGAATTGCCGCATGAGATAAACAATAAATTGGTGCGATACTATTTCAATAAAGAATTTATTAAAAAGGATAAGAAAAATGGAAATCTTTGATGATGGTTCGGGTATGAGTGTCAACTACGAAAATTTGATCAATTCAAGGGAGTATCTGGCGGTGACACGTAAACTTGCCAGCGATTTGATGAAGAAACCCTACATGACTGTAGAACAATTTATCAAAAGTCTTTCTAATGGTGACATTAGTCAACTGCTTGAAATATCGGTAGATGATGACGATGAAGATGCGGATCCTTTTGATAGTATTGCTGAAACGGAAAAGAATTTGGGTGACCTTGTTCTAATTGCAGAGATGTTGGCTGTTGCTGAGGGACTTCCAAATTCTGATAGTTATGACATGGTGCAAAACAGGGTTAGCCAATTGATTGCATTTCTTGCAGTAGAATCATTGGCAAGGAAAGGTCTAGTCAAATCCCATCCACACAATATGTCTTTTGGTGAAGAGATGGCGAAGAAAATTATTGCAGAAAGGATTGATGATGAGTCAGACGATTATTAAGAGTGATGTTAACAAGATGCTTTATGGCATTCTTGGCAATATGAATTCGGTCGAAAGTTGGTGGCACTCCGAGAATATCAACTTTAATTTGTATACACCCGAAGATATCTACCATTCTGGTGACGCAGGACGTAAGCTCGTGTATGATCTTGTAAGTATTCACGTAAACAAAGATGTTGATCATACAGTGTTCGAACAAAACGTTAAAGCATTTTTTAAAGGTAAGAAATGAAATATGTTACGTATCTAATCTATATTTTGCTGTTCGAAACACTGGTTCTTGGCGGCATAGGTTATGCGGTGTTCGTGTTGGATCACAGTGGATGGTGGATGTTACTTGCAGTTTTTTTGGCGTGTTCGGCATATTCACCAACAAAGTGGATTCATGGTGGTGAATAGTGTGTTGTAAACTTGCAACAAAATACTTGCCATCCAGACCTATTCTGTTATAATGGTATTTCAGTTGATGGGGAAGGTGTTTATGATTTCTGAATATTCTCTCAAGATTTTCGAATACGATGGTAAAAGAAAACTACTAAAAACCAGTTCTAATAATACTGGTCGTATACCCAGTGAACTCATTATAAGAAGTCATATCACTGGCGTAAGAATTCATTTCAAACCCATCAAACCAGATCATCCATGGTTCGATCAAGACCAATGGGATGGTGAACAAATGATCTATGAACCTGTTCCCGAACACGCACATTTGTGCCGTACTGTTGAAACCCTTGTTATTTACAATTGTTAATTATGCGATTCAAATTAAAAAAGAAAGAATATAAGATAGGCGATCTTAAATCGTTTGCCAAATTTGCTTGGTATCCTATCAAAGTCGAAGACCATATTGTTTGGTTGGAAAATTACAACTCAATGTGTGAACGTAAAACTTATACAAAGAATTTTACTTTTGAACAGGTTGAAAAGTGGGTCGAATATGACCGTAGGCTTCGTGATAGTTATTCTGTCTAAGGATTGAATATGAGTTTTGAAAAAGACCGAGTGAAACGTAACAAACGCATTCAAACCAAAGAGAATGCAATTAAGAGACAGGCTAAGATTGCTAAGAGCAATGGGCTTGACGTAAAACAAACTCACAGGTTTGTCAAACATCATGCAATGGACTGTGGTAATCCTAAGTGTATGTTGTGTGGTAATCCTAGGAAACTATATAAAGAACCTACTATTCAAGAAGAATCTTTTAAACAAACGGAATCCTGGGATGATTGATGCTTGCCAACCACATTAGATTGATATATAATCAGTACACCTTTTAATCATGGAGTTTTTTGAATGAGTTTCAACAAAAATCAAATGGCTTTTATCAAAGCCGCAGAGAACATTTTCGGTGTTGGTTCAATTCTGACACGTGACGGCATCCAACACGTTGTCAATGAATCTGGTGCTCCTTTTCCCTATTGGTTGGTGACAAAATCGGAGTTCCGTTATGATCGTGGTCGCTATCAACTTCCCGATATCGGTAGCAAACCTAAAGCAAAAGAGGTTCAACCTGAACCTGAGGCTGAGATGGCTCTTGCTGCACAGGTTCTTACTTTTAAACAACCTAAACTGATTGATGACTCTGATGTTTCCATTCCCTCAAAGTATCCTGACTATGTTCCGTTTGGCTTCTTTAAAGACATGCGTAACATTATTAAGTCTTCACAATTCTATCCTATCTTTGTTACCGGTCTTTCTGGTAATGGTAAAACGTTGATGGTCGAGCAAGTGTGTGCCGATCTGAAGCGTGAGTGTATTCGTGTTAACATTTCGATTGAAACTGATGAATCTGATCTTCTTGGTGGTCCTACCCTTGTTAATGGTAATATTGTTAACCGTGATGGTCCTGTCATCACCGCAATGAAGCGTGGTGCAGTGCTGTTGATTGACGAAGTTGACCGTGGTTCCAATAAACTGATGTGTCTGCAAGGTATTCTTGAAGGCAAACCTTACTACAACAAGAAGAACGGCGAGATGGTTTATCCTGCTGATGGTTTCAACATCGTTGCTACTGCAAACACCAAAGGTCGTGGTTCAGAAGAAGGTCGTTACCTGTCGCAGATTCTTGACGATGCATTCCTTGAGCGTTTCCCTATCACTGTTGAACAGGATTATCCTGACGCCAAGACCGAGAAGAAAATTCTTACGCCTCTTATTGAAGACAAAGACTTTGTTGATAACCTTGTGCAATGGGCCGATGTTGTTCGACAATCGTTTAATCAAGGTGCTGTTGACGAAATCATTTCGACTCGCCGCCTTGTTCATATTGCCAAAGCATTCAAAATCTTTGGTGATCGTATGAAAGCAATTGAATTGTGTGTCAGCCGTTTTGATGCTGAAACCAAGACGGCTTTCTTAGACCTGTATTCTAAAGTTGATGCCAAAGTTGAGGCACCTACTCAGAATACTGCACCCACCACAACGGAAGAAATCCCGTTTTAATTTGTAATGTTAACTTGAAAAGGAAATTATATGACTAACACCGTTCGCAAAGGCAAACAAAATCGCCATGAGAAAATCACCGTCACTCTGCTGTCTGGCAAACCTGTGACGCCTGATGAAATCAAAGCCGTGTTCAAAGACACAGATCAAGAATCGGTTCTTTACCGACTGCCGACCAACATCTATAACATCCGCAAGGATGGCGGCATCATCAAGGTGCATAAGAGTGGTCGAAACGTAACCGCATATCAGCTTGTCAATTACACCGAGTTTGATGCGAAAGGTCGTTATGTTGGTGTCACCACGGCAAGCCCTAGCGCACCTGTGCAAGAACAAGAATCTGTTACCAATGAATGATTGGGATAGAGACAATCTAAATTTTCTTCTAACAATTAGTTCAGAAACTTTTGAAGACTGGCTTGAACAAGCCGATGAAGATGATATTGATTATGCAATTGAACTCTTACGTGCTGCAAAGTCTGAACTAATTATTGAACAGATGGAAGTTTTAGACATGGTGCAGGACACTTCTACAGCAAATAATTTTATTGAACAAATAAGGAAAAAATGAAAGTCACAATCTGTTCCGATCTTCACCTAGAATTCGGCACCATCTCACTAGAGAACACCGAAAACGCGGATGTTTTGATCCTGTCCGGTGATATCTGTGTCGTAAATGATTTGCGTGAATGTGATAGTTACAATATCCGAGGTGAAAATGATAAGTCCAATAAAATTCATACATTCTTCCAAGAATGCTGTGCAAGATTCCCTAATGTTATTTACATCTTGGGAAACCATGAACATTATCATGGTGATTTTGCTAAGTCTTTTACAGTTCTCCGTACCTGTCTTGGTTATCTACGCAATCTTCACATTCTAGAAAAAGAATTTGTAGAAATTGATGATCACATGTTCTTTGGTGCAACTTTGTGGACAGATATGAACAAGGAAGATACCAATACCTTGTATCGTATTAAAAGTTACATGAACGATTATCGTATCATCAAAGACAGTACGGAAAAAGTTTCATACAAAGTTCCTGAGTATGAAATGCTTGAAGATGGCACCTATGATTATCAGAAACTAATCGGTGTAACATTCAAAGAACGCGAAGCACATTTCACACCTGAAAAGTCGGTGTCTGAACACAAAGAAACTCTGCGCCTTCTGAAGGAGAACATTGCTTCTAAACCTGATGCGAAGTGGATTGTTGTTGGGCACCATGCGCCTAGCAAACTGTCTACCAAGCCTCAGTATGAGAATGATGTGATTGTGAATGGTGCATACAGTTCTGATTTGAGTGAATTCATTCTGGATCATCCTCAGATCAAGTTGTGGACTCATGGGCATACGCACCATGATTTTGACTACATGATTGGTGGCACGCGAGTAGTTGCCAATCCTCGTGGTTACATTGGCTATGAAGAACAAGCCGATATCTTTAATTTAAAATTTGTTGAGGTTTAAAATGGAAAAGAAACTCTATCTCGTTGAAACTATATCTTTCTTCCGCCAACGTTATGTTATCGAAGCACTTGAGGCTTCTCATGCGGAAGATGAGGTTGTTATGACTATGCATGATGGTTCAATCACTGAGTTTTCACAGAAACATATTGATGAGAACATCACTTCTACTCGCGAAATTTCTGTAGATGAATATTTGAAACTATTTGATCAGGACAATGACTACCTAAGTAGTTGGAGTGTCTCTCAAAAAATGCAATCAATCAACACAATTAAATATGATGATGAAAAAGATGAAAAAAATTCTAATCACTGGTAGTTCGGGATACATCGGCAGGCATCTTGCCGATCTTTTGAAAAATGACTTTGTTGTTGGGCTAGATAAAGTGTTTAGACCACAAATGACAGAGAAGTTTATTCAACAAGACATTAATGATCACAAACGCATTTGGCATCCAGATGGTGGTTATGATGTTGTTGTTCATTTGGCTGCACATGTCAATGTTGGCAAATCTGTAATTGCTCCAATGCAATATTATCGAAACAACATTGGCGGCACAATGTCGATGCTTGAAAATGTTGATTATGATCATTTCATCTTTGCATCTACTGGTGCCGCAGCCAATCCAACTAGCCCTTATGCAACCTCAAAGTTGGCTGCTGAAAGTCTTGTCAGAGAGTTTTGTGGATTGAATGGTAAAAAGGCTACAATCTTTCGTTTTTATAATGTTGTTGGTTCTTCTGGCTATGAACCAACGAATGTTGATGGTTTAATGTATAACTTGATGAAAGCGAGGCGAACCGGTGAGTTTAATTTATTCGGTACTGACTACGATACACCTGATGGCACCTGTATTCGTGACTATGTACACATACTTGAAGTATGTGAAGCCATCAGAAACGCTATTGAACAACCTGTTGCAAGACACGAATTGGAAAACTTAGGATCAGGCATAGGTTACACAGTCAAGCAAATGATCGAAACTTTTAAAATAGTTAACGAATGTGATTTCAAAGTAAATTATTTGCCGCGCAGAGAAGGTGATCTGGCCAAATCCGTACTCAATGGCGTTTCACCATACATGCAAGTGAAATACACAATTGATGAAATGATGAAGGTTTAAAAATGAAAGTATACATCTCCAAATATCGCAATCATTGGATTTCTCCTTACACGATTTTGGAGAAGGTATTCTTTTGGCGTGAGATCGATTATGATGAACCGCTGATTAACAAGTTGTCCAATATTCTAACTCCTTTCAGTTTTGGTCTACAAAAGGTTTTAGATTTTGTTCATCCCGAAATTAAATATGTGAAAATTGATCATTACGATACGTGGAGCATGGACTACACGCTGTCGCCTATTATTCTTCCTATGTTAAAACAACTGAAGGCAACAAAACAAGGTTCTGGTTATATTGACCTTGAAGATGTGCCGGAGAACCTGCGTTACACGACCACAGAAGATTATGATGCACAAGAAACATTTGATTTCTACAAAGATGAACGCACAAAGAAAATTGAATGTGACATTCATGTTCGTTATGATTGGGCATTGAGTGAAATGATTTGGGCTTTCGAACAACTGGTTGATGAAGATTGGGAAGGTCAATATTGGATCAAATCACCAGAGATTGATTTCACCAAGCATGCCGAAGATGAAGGTAAAGAGGTCACACCAGTTCGTTGGAAAGTTCATGGTGAATGTGACTGGGAAGGTCGCAACAAACACCAAGAACGAATCAACAACGGACTGAGACTATTTGGTAAATATTACCAAACTTTGTGGGATTAATGGAGTGAATAATGGACGAAGAATCAAGAAATAAATTGATAGATAGATTGAGTGATGATTTGAGAGAAACCTCAAATTTTTATATGGAAGCAATGAAAGAGATTGAAAAAGAACAAGAGGCATATTGGAATTCTTTGTCTAAGGAAGACCAATTAAAAGCATTTTGTGCGGTGTCGCGCCGTATTCACCAGGCCGAATTGATTGACCAAGGTTCTTATCGCCATGCATTGTATGGCGTTTTTGGTTTTGGTCCTGAAGCATATGTGAGGGGTATGGACTGCGGTTATATGGCAATTCATAATGCTATTGTGGATGAAAACTATGATGTAAGACTATTGAAAGTATTTTGTGCAAAGTTTAAAATTACGGACAGTGATGAAAAGATTTCACAGTTTTTGATTTAAGGATTTATTATGAGTAATTATAGAATACATGCAATGAGCGAATTCAGAGCCGCAGGCTGGATTGATGAAGATGGTAAATACATCGATGAAATGCAAGAGGCTATTTGCCTTCATATTTTAAAACTGTTGGATGTATTTGGTGATGAAGGTCATTCTGGTACAACTGCACCGTACACGATTAATCTATTCAGTAAACTAGCAGCATTCGAACCTGTTGTACCGATTACTGGTGAAGATTGGGAATGGGTTGATCATGGAGAATGTATGCAAAACAAACGATGTGGTCATGTATTCAAACAGACCAACAGGTTTAATGGCCAGGCATATGATATTGATGGTAAAATCTTCTGGGAATGGTACAAAGATGAAGACGGAAAACCATTTAAATCATATTATACTGGTGCCGAATCACAGGTACCAATTACTTTCCCATATGTACCAAAGCGTGAGTATGTTTTTGTGCCGACTGAAGAATTTCCTAATGAAGTACTAGAGGTTGCCAACCAACCAGAATCGTGACATAATATTACTATGTTTTCTGTACTACATTACATTTCGGCTTCACGCCGCCTAAAAGAATCGGACAAAACCATCTTTATGTTGGGTGGTAAAGAAGATTGTGATGCAATGATTCTTGCACAAAATGAAATGATCAAACTAGAAAGAGATTACTACAAAGAAGAATCAATCAAGTTTGCATTTTACTTTTCTGTTATCTTCTTTGTTGTTATCATGGGTTTAACTTTTTATGTGAAGATGGTTAGTGTTTAATTTTTTATATTGAGGAGTGTTAAAATGAGTTTATTTGTTGAAGTTAATTCTATCGAAAAAGGTTGTCCAGTTATCATTAACTTAGACCACATTGTAGAGATTGCACCATTGATTGATGGTGGGTGTGCTTTGTTTATGATTGATAACGCTGGCATGAATTCTAAATCTGCACTGCGCGTATCTGACAGTTATGATCAGTTCAAACAATTTGCAATGCAAACTGTAACCGCTGAAGACATTGCTGCACGTTTTCCTAAGGCTAAAAAAGAACCTGCACCTGTTGCTGACCTGCTGCCGGGTCAAAAGAACATTAAGAGCAAGCCTTCTGAAAGCATTGAAATTCCCAAACTTTGAAATAAATAGATGATAGAGCTTTTTAAACCAACGTTCGATTGGATCAAAGATGACTTTGCCTCTCATCCTTTTCGCTTTTGTATTGAGCTTCTCGCTTGGGCTATCAGCATTGGTTGCTCTATCACTATGGCAATTACCGTCCCGAATCCTCCCCTTCTTGCTCTTTATCCTGTATGGATCTTGGGTTGTAGCCTCTACGCTTGGGCTGCTTTTACTCGGAAGAGTTTTGGGATGCTTGCTAACTACCTCTTGTTAACTACAATCGATACTGTGGGTTTGATTAGGATGTTGATGTAATGATACCTCGCCTGAATCTTGTGTTACTTTCATTGTTGGGTTCCCACGAACTGGTAAACAAATGGTGGAAATCCAACAATAAAGCCTTTGATAATGAAACACCGGAGAATATGTTTGCCAAAGACTCAGAAAGAGTGATAAACTACATCAAATCTCAACTTAATGGTGATTATTCGTGAACATCTTTTATCTTGATCCTGATCCCAAAATCTGTGCAGAAATGCATGTGTCAAAGCATGTTGTCAAAATGATTATTGAGTATGCACAGCTCATGTCAACGGCTCATCGTGTACTTGATGGCACACAATACACTGACTTGACAGCAAATGGCCGGCGTATTCAACGTTGGCGCATGAGTGATCCTGTTATGGAATCCACGTTGTACAAAGCATCACACATTAATCATCCATCGGCTATCTGGTGCCGCGAGAACAAAGAAAATTATGTGTGGCTCTACCGCATGTGGTTTTATTTGTTGCAAGAATACACCTATCGTTATGGTAGACAACATGAATGTGCAAAACTACGCGCTGCACTTTATTTGACACCTGAAAATATTCCTGATGGCAAATTCTTTGCACCAACACCAGCAATGCCACAGGAACTGAAGATTGTTGCCGAAAATCCAGTGCCTGGACGCAAATATGACTCACTTAAGTCATATCATAATTACTATATAAAGGACAAGATTCGTTTTGCCTCATGGAAAGGCAAAATTAATTCACGTAATATTCCTGATTGGTTTCAAACTGCATGATCTATACATTTTTAAATACTAACACTGGTCAAGTCGAAGAACATACAATGAGACTTTCTGAGTATGATTCTTTTAAAGAAAACAATCCGCATCTCCAACGACATTTCTCATCTGACAGCATCCCTGGGTTAGGTGACGGAATGCGTATGGACACACCAGGAACAGGCAAGGCAGATTCCACCTTTGAGAAGTACGTCATCAACCGTATCAAAGAAACCGTGCCCGGAAACACGGTTAAATCTGGCCACAAAACAAAGATGCAAAGAGAGTGGTAATGGTTCAAATACCTGCATTGTTCCTACCTAAGAAATCGTCTGAGAAAAGAAAACCTCAGACCAAAGAACCACAAAAGCAACAAAAAAAGCCCAGTGGTCCTGGTAAAAAAGTTTCTGCACTACTAAAAGGGAGAGTTGATGGTTACAAAGAAAACAGCAGCCAGATATGCCGAGCAACAAGAAGAAGAGTGTGTTAATAAAACAAGACACCAACCGGTAACAAACAATTCACTCAGAATCAAATTAGATCATTTAAAAACATTTGAACCACTAACAGAGAACCAAAAACTATTTTTTGAAATGTATAAAGGTGGTGCCTACTTCATGGGACTATTTGGTAGTCCAGGTGTAGGCAAAACATTTTTGGCTCTGTACAAATCACTAGAAGAAGTTTTAGATAAAACCAATTCGTTCAAACAAGTTGTTGTTGTTCGAAGTCTAGTACAATTACGTGATGTTGGTTTCTTGCCAGGTTCACTGGATGAGAAACAAGAAATCTATGAGTTGCCATACAAAGAAATTTGTCATACATTATTTGGAAGACCTGATGCCTGGGATAGGTTGAAGGAACAAGGATATGTTAGATTCATTTCGACAACTGCAATTCGTGGTATCTCTATTGATGATGCCATTATTATTGTTGATGAGAACCAGAACTTAAATTGGTCTGAAGTCAACACAATTATTACACGTGTTGGCCATCGTTCAAAGATTATTTTCTCTGGCGACTTCAAACAAACTGACCTAATTAAGAATAATAAAGATCAGTCTGCATTCCATAGTTTCTTGGAAGTTGCGAGAAAGATGCCATCGTTTCAGGAGATTTATTTTACGCCTGATGATATTGTTAGAAGCAGTTTAGTTAAGCAATGGATTGTGGCTTGCGAAGAACTCGGTTATTAATAGAAAGATTTTGCTATGTTTAATTATTGCCCACCAATGAAGTTGCCTGAACTGAAGTCAGAAACATTTCCAAATGGTAAAAGATATTACGTCACACCAAGTGGATCAAAACTGCCTTCAGTCACCACTGTAGTCGGCGCACAGAAGAAAGAGGCCATCATGGCCTGGCGCCGTAGGGTTGGTGAAGAAACTGCAAATAAGATTTCTAAACAGGCAACTTCAAGGGGCACTAATGTTCATACGCTTTGCGAAAAGTATTTGAACAATGAGGCATTAGGTGAGATGATGCCTGATGCATTTCAAATGTTCAAGTCTCTTAAACCTCTATTGAATCGTATCAACAACATTCATTATCAAGAGGTTGCGCTGTGGTCTGAACAACTAGGATTGGCAGGTCGTGTTGACTGTATCGGTGAATTTGATGGCAAACTATCGGTAATTGATTTTAAAACTTCTAAAAAAGTTAAGAATCTAGAAGACATTGAAGATTACTTTTGGCAAACTACCGCATATGCACTGATGTATGAGGAACTGGTCGGTAAACCGATTGATGATCTTGTGATTATCATGGCCGTACAAGATGGTGAGCCAATTCTTTTCAAGCAGAAGACCTCGGATCATATCGTTGGTTTGGTGAAAGCCATTGATTATTACCGAAAAAACTCTTGACAACTAAATAAATTACCACTATAATAGTGGTTATGGTTGTATGAAGCAACTGGAAACGTGTTCTGGACGGCGGTTCGATTCCGCCCAGGTCCACCAAAAGAATTCTGAGTGTACCGTAATCGGTCTTGAACCGTGCGGTGAAGGTGTTAAGCAGTAACAAGTGAACCTGTAGCACTAGAGCGACACCTGCTCCTTAGACAGAATTCTTCTGATGGGCCTGACCAGGTTTCGACAGGGCAAAGAGTATAGAAGTGGACAACTCACCAGAGAAGGTGTAAAAACTAAATTAAGTAAACGCAAACGATGAAAAGTTCGCATTGGCAGCCTAAACGCTGACTAGGGTTTCGATAGGTTTCCTCGTAACAGAATAACCTATCACAACATTGAAAGGAAAACAATGAAAAGTAAACCAATACTTTTATCCATTGCTTTTTCTGCGACAATTCTGTTTTTGGGTATGATTAACGTTGATCTTCATCGTATACTGCCATTCAAAACATCTTATGAGCTTTTGTCTAAAGATGTTCAGAAACAAGTTACATGTCTCGCGGAAAATATCTACTTTGAGGCCGCACATGAGCCTCTAGACGGCAAAAAAGCCGTTGCGTTTGTGACGATTAATCGTTTGCAAACTGGAAATTATGCACACACTATCTGTGATGTTGTCTTTCAAAAGACTAATGGAACTTGCCAGTTCTCTTGGTACTGTGACGAATCCGTCCTTAGAAAACGCTTGACAATACGTGATACAAAACTGTATAATGAGATTCGTGAGTTGGCAATTCACATGGTTGTCAATTACGAACGTATGAAAGATGTTACGGATGGTGCAACATACTATCATGCGGATTATGTGAATCCTGGGTGGAAATTAAAGAAGGTCGACCAGATTGGTCGTCACATCTTTTATCGAAGCAACAAGGATAATATTGATAGAAATAAGGAGATTATATGACTGAAAAAGTGAGTAAAACTAACGAAATGATGACTGTTATTGTTTGTGTAACAATCATTGCATGTTCTCTTGTCATTGGTGGTTTCTTGTACAACATCAATGATCGCAATAACATGGCAAAGAATATCGATTCAGCAATTCAAAAGGGTGTCGATCCAATTTCCGTTAAGTGTTCATATGAAGTCAATTCATCATCTACGTGTATTGCATATGCAATGGCTCTGAAAAAGTAATCATGCCAACAAAGAATGAAATTAGTGATTTCAGTAACAAGATTATTGAAATGGTTGAATCTGATGGTTGTACCATTATGGATGCAATCGTCAGTGTATGTGAAAAAACTGGTATGGAAATTGATGTTGCTTCTACACTCATTTCAAACTCTCTTAAAAGCAAACTGAGAGAAGAGGCAGAATCGCTTAACATGCTGAAGAAGAGTGCTAAATTGCCACTATGATTCTAACGTATGAAGAGGGTTCTGGCTTCTCTGCCTTTGCCATATTCAATGCCATCAAACTTCATTTTACTTCTGATTCTTACGATTTTTTTAGGTATAACGGTAAGTCAAACGTTACTAAACAAAACTTCGCCAATCGAAAAGACAAGTATTCGTTCTATAAACTATCCAGAAAATATAGGAATGAAGACTTGATGAATTTCTATATTGCCAATTTCTTGGTCAAAGATGTGAACTGGATTGGTGATATAACAGGCGCAGAAGGTGAAGAGAATTACAAGATGTGGCAGAAAAGAAACCAGAGCTTGAATTATCGATTCAAAGAAGATATAATGTACCTCATGGGCAAAGTTTCTATCGGTTCTGACATGATTAAAGTGAAAGATGGTCAGTATCCTTTACTGTTGAATGAGACTATGCAAGGTGCGGTGACCATCGAAACTTTGTCCATACTAAATCACATGATGGGCTTTTTTGAAATGTGGAACAAAAAGATTTCTGATACAATTATTTGGCCCACCTGGAAAAGAAAGTGTGAGAAATACACACCATTCATTCATTACGATGAATCGAAATATAAAGAAACATTTAAAGAGGCAATCAAAGAATATGCCTAAATACTATTGACATGGTTTCTTTATCATGTTACAATCCGTTTTTGTTATGAATCGTGTGGATAATCCGTTAATAATCCGTTTAAAAAGGAAATACAATGAGCAATTTTGCTAATATGAAGAAATCGTCCGGCAATCTGGACAAACTCACTAAAGCCATTGAAGCACTCAACGCTTCTTCTGAAGGTAAGTCCGACAAAGATAATTTCTGGAAACCAGAAGTTGATAAGTCCGGCAACGGCATGGCAACCATTCGTTTTCTACCTGCACCAGCTGTTGATGGTGATGATGGTCTGCCTTGGGTCAAAATCTATTCTCATGGATTCCAAGGTCCTGGTGGTTGGCTGATTGATAACTGTCTAACGACAAAGAATCAACAGTGTCCCGTGTGTGAACACAACAGCCGTCTGTGGAATTCAGGCATCGAAGCGAACAAAGAAATCGTTCGTAAACAGAAACGCAAACTCAATTACATGGCAAACGTGTACATTGTTTCTGATCCAAAACATCCTGAGAATGAAGGTAAAGTGAAACTATATCGTTTCGGTGCAAAGATTTTCGAGAAGATCACCGAAGCAATGAACCCACAGTTTGAAGATGAGACCGCAATCAATCCTTTTGATCTGTGGAAAGGTGCTAACTTCAAGTTGAAGATCACCAAGGTTGCTGGTTATCAGAACTATGATAAGTCTGAATTCATGTCACCTTCTGCACTTCTTGATGATGATGAAGAACTCGAAAAGATTTGGAAATCTGAACACTCTCTTAACGAAATGATTTCAGATAAAGAATTCAAGTCTTATGATGAACTGAAGTCTCGTTTGGATAAAGTTCTTGGTGGTGCTGATGCGCCTGCAAAGACTACTGTTGAACAGATGCGTTCTGGTCCTAAGAAACCAGTTGTTGCTGATGATGCACCTTTTGAAGTGTCTGCTGATGATGATGAAATGTCTTACTTTTCCAAATTGGCAAACGAAGATTAAACTGAGAAAAAACTGATCCTTTCTTCACAGTTCGACCCCGCCTAGTGCGGGGTTTTTTGTTTATACGACCCTTGTATTGTCCATAATTAGTCGCATAAACGTTGAATCCACATTTCTAACAGCAATCGTATTCAAATCTGCTATTTTTTGTGGCATCTGTCGTTGTTGAGCATTGTTGACATTATTGACAACAGTTGGACCACTACTGGTTCTAGTTATTGGCAAATTGACATTCAGATTCTGACTAACTGCATCATTTAATCTAGAGGTCAAACCCGTTCCAGGAACCGATGCAGGCATTGCTGGTGCTGTTTGTGCTGGTGAAGCTGTCACACCAGGAGTTGTAGATGCTCCAGTCATGCGATTAAATTGACCCATTCGACCTGGCTGAGCCGCCGCAGATGCTGATGCTGGTGCTGCTGATGCTGGTGCTGCTGATGCTGGTGCTACTGGAGCGGGAGCAGTTTGTTTACTTGCAGGAGGTTCAACACCCGTCTTTCTGGTGCCATCATCATTATAATATGGAGCATAAACTCTGTTCCATTCTTCTTCATTTCTTTTTGCTGCAAGACCTGTTCCAATAAATTGTTTTTTGGTGAAGGCAAGTTTATCTGCCGATCCTGGCATAACCGCTGGCGCTGCGGGAACTTCATAAACTTTTGTGTCCGCTTCAATTTCTTTGACTTTACTCTCACCACCCAAGTTCAAAATCGTTAGTTTTTTAGCTGCTTTTTCCTCTTCGGTGTTTTCTGGCATGGCTAGTGCTTCTACAGCACGTTGTCTGCCATTCCTTACAATATCTTCCAAATATTCGCGGCCACCAAGAGCATCTATGTCTCTGGGACTTCCTTTCAAAGCATTTTCTGCTTCAGATGGGCTCAACGCCTTCATATTGGGTGTATTTTTGGCCAATCTATCCAGACCAACTGACAACAAAGCAATAAGCCCAACAAGACTAGCCACACCCAATAACGCAAGACCAAGTGGGCTAGCAAACCACTTTAACACATTCATTAATCTTGAAGCTAAAGATGCACTACCAAGCAAATCCAACAGTGAAGGACGTTTCTCTTCTTCAGTAACTTTTGATGCAGTTCCCAAACTTAAAGAACTGAGAACCTTTAATAGTTCTTTGTGTCTCTTTTCTGCTTCCAATTTCTTTTCTTCAGCAAAGTTTAACTCTGCATCACTTCTTTTTAGGTCTGCTTGTCTAGTAACTTGCATCAGATAATATATTTTTCTGAGCATTTCGTTGACGCCTTCACCCATTCCTGTTCTGGGTTCTTTGCCTATTCTAGATGCAGTTCCTCTATCACGAATTGGTCGCATACGACCAGAGAAATATTGAATGTCTCTATCGGAGCGGCCAGTGATTTTACCAAGTAGAGCTGGACCTAAACTTGATCCACCAGTCAAAAATTTTGCAATATTTAATGGATCAAATTTCTCTTTGAAACCTTTTACTCTGGCTTGAGCTTTTAGTGATATTGTCTTTTTAAGTGCGCCGCGAATTGTTGGTGAATCAGCTAACTGATCCGACAAAAGATCGGCAAAACTTGTACCGCGTACTCTACTTGCTTTTTGGTAATCTAAATTAGTAGCCATTATGCTCTACTCTTTCTTGAGTATGGTGAACTGTCATCGACAACATCTCTATTTTGTTGTTGTGTTGCGTTTCCAGCCACGGTGTTTTGTTGGTTTATGACGACTGTTTGTGCAGGATTTTGGCTTGCTACATCAGTACGTCTTAAATTTGGAGTTGTATCAAGATTTAAAGGTGGACTTAGTGTAGATACAGATTCTTGCATTCTTTGTGGAGTGATGTTTAATTCTTCTATTTGTTCTTTTATATAAATTTGTTTTGCTATTAGAAATTGTGAGACAGTCTGTGTAGCCAATTCTTTATTGGCAGTCATACCTTGCGTTGGATCAATTTTAATTCGTCTTAAGTAAGCTTCTCTTACCGTTACATTAGGATTTTTTTGCGCTTCATCCATAATGGCTAAAAATCCTCTAGCACCCAAGTAATTCGCTTGCAACATCATTGCTGCGGTTATTGGCCCCGTATAACCTATTTTTGGCAATCCCGCTTGCAACGATTTATATATTCCGTTAGAATTTATTTCAGAAAATTTTTTCTGATTATCTAGTGAAAATTTATCAGTCCATTTAAATCCAGATTCAAACCATAAACCAGCCGGATAAGTTTTTCCGTTAAATGTTGAAGTTCCATCCAAATTATATCCAAAAATTGTAGCAGGCATAAATCCTGCTATACCGACAGCACCATATGGTCCCTTTTTTCCTTCTTTTTTTGAAATCATTGTTGTTCTATATTTCACGTATTGAAGAAGTTCAGCAAAAGTGAAATCTGTTAAATCTTTTCTTTTTCCCAAATTATTTTCAGACCATTCTTGGGGCCTATCACCATGTTCGTTTAATATTCTTCCTGTTCTTTCCATCACATATTTTCCATTTTTAGCAACAATTGGTTTGCCGTCTTTTCCAAGTTTTGGTCTTCTTTCATAATAATCACCATAAACTGCGTTTTCATTTCCTTCATGTTTTGAAATTATTGCTCTCAAATCTTCCGATGTAATTGCTAAACCACCACCAATAGAAAATAAACGACCACCACTTGGTGCTCCTGTACCAGGTCTAGGTACTGGTGTAGCAGTTTGACCTGGTCTCGCAGGCGGCGGCGCTGGTTGAGCTGTCGCCGGTTGATCAGGTTTTCTCTCAACTCTCTCAGCACTTTTTCTGGCAGATTCTTCTCTAGCTCTTCTATCAGCTTCCCTTTTCGCCGCCTCACCAGCTGCTCTTACACCCTTTTCTTCTTCAGTGGTTCTATCATTTCTTCTTTTATCTGCTTCTTTTCTAGCCAACTCTTCTCTGGCTTTTCTAGCAGTTTCTTCTCTGGCTTTCCTATCAGCTTCTCTTTTTGCAGATTCGTTAGCCGCTCTTACACCTTTTTCTTCTTCGGTGGTTCTATCATTTCTTCTTTTATCTGCTTCTCTGGCTATTCTAGCAGCTTCAGCAGCTTCTCTGGCTTTTCTAGCGGATTCTTCAGCTTCTCTGGCTCTTTTAGCAGCTTCAGCAGCTTCTCTGGCTTTTCTAGCGGATTCTTCAGCTTCTCTGGCTCTTTTAGCAGCTTCTTCCGCATCTTTAGCTCTCTTGGCAGCTTCAGCTGCCTCTCTGGCTCTTCTAGCAGCTTCTTCCGCATCTTTAGCTTTCTTGGCAGCTTCAGCTGCCTCTCTGGCTTCTCTGGCTATTCTAGCAGCTTCAGCAGCTTCTCTGGCTTTTTTAGCGGTTTCTTCTTGAGCTCTTCTAGCAGTTTCTTCTTGAGCTTTTCTAACAGCCTCCTCTCTGGCTTTTCTCTCAACTTCTTCTTTAGCCTTATTTTCAGCTTCTCTTTCTGCTTTTCTGAAAGCCTCTTTTCTAGCAGTTTCTTTTGCAGTCTCAGCTGCCTGTCTTCTTGCTGTTTCTTCTGCTGCCCTTCTCGCGGCTTGTTGTCTAGCAATTTCACCAGCACTTGGTCCACTTGGTGCACCAGGGCTTGGAACTGGTGCCGGAGTTCCTGGTTTTGGACCACTTGGTGCACCAGGGCTTGGAACTGGTGCCGTAGCGCCTGGTTTTGGACCACTTGGTACACTAGGTTTGGCTGGAACAGGAACTGGTTTGCGACCAGGTAAAGTTGGTAATCTAAACGGCTTTTTTGCTTTAGCTTTCTTTGGTGCAGGCTTTCTACGAACAGTCAGTGCCTTAACTATTTCAGCATGTCGTCTAGCTTGTTCAATGTCTTGCTCTTCAGCGTAATTTTTTCTTTTCTCATAATCAAGTCTGTTCAAATTTTCTTTTTGAACCATCAATTTGTATATACCGCCAAGAACTTCAGAATCGGATGCGTTTTTACCAAGTAGTTCCGAATCTTTATTACTGCCGCGCAAAAGACTCAATAGACCACCCATCAAACTTTTGGTGGTCTTTTTTGTTGAATCGTTTATATCTGCCATTATTGTCTACTTCGTTCTTTTAGTTTTAGGTTTTCTTCTTCAAGATACTGTATTAATAATGTGATGTAGATATCCCTTTCCCAAGGTATCATACTCTCAAGCTCAGACAAACTATATTTGTGGTGTTGCATCAATGAGAAGTTTGTCTTGTAATAGTTCTTTAAATCATCATAACAAATTATAAGCCGAAAAAACTTTCGAGGCCCTCCACCTCTAAGCTGTGGTCAAAACCACACTTTGAGCATGTTATTGCAATTTTCTTCTTCAATTTTGGAATATTGTTGAAGAAGTGTTCGACCCTATCAAATTGTTCTTGACTCATACTTTCAACGAATTCAAGCAACTCTTCTTTTGTTGTTTCTTTTGCATAATGAAACTGTTCACCATCATAGATGTGTTCAATCGAACTTGCGATCATATTAAATGTAACATCGGTGATATTGTCCATATCAATAGAATCTTTGATCAACCCAAATTGTGGATATTTCATCTTCACAACGATCTTATCATTGATTGCAATTTCTGGATCAACCACTTCCTCGGATTCTGGATATATCTCAGTCAAATTGATTTTCGACTCCATGATATTACCACATTCTTTCGTGTCAGTAACTTTATTGTTGCAACGATACTTTGATTCCGAAATTTCACCAACAGACTTTGCTCTGAGGTTGATGAAATAATATTCAACATCAATAATTGGAAGTTCATCCAAATCAACACCTTCAGTCATTGTACAAACATTCAGAATCTCTCTGATGTTGTGTTGAATAGTGTCCGCATCACCAGATTCCATTGCCATCAGAAGATTCTTTTGCTCTTTGACTAGGAATGGTCTGTATTTTATTTTCTTTTTTGAAAGTGGCAATTCAATTTCATATGTTGGCACTTCAAGTCTTGGTAAAGCCATAGTAACTCCTTATAAATTCAAACGATAGTTTCCCATCTAGTATATGCAAATGTTGCATTCAGTTTATGATATCCATCAGAACTCCAGTCCAAGTCCATCTGATTGATTGAAATTGGATACGATTCAATAAATCTCACTTCATGTGTAACTTTATCTGTAACATCATATTGTTTAACGGTGATATCGGTACAATATGTGTTTCTATAATTAAAGTTGTTGGTGGAAGAAGGATTGATAAGTTGCATCCATGCATCAAACAACTTCTTTTGTTTCATGTCGCTATCGACAATTAACGTTACATCAAGATCGTTGTATGTTGTAAGATATGGAAACTTTTCAATTGGTCCATAGGTTCTCTGTTCGGTTGTTGCTAAAGTTCTTCCTGGTATCTGTGCATTCTCACATCTGAATGTCAATATTGCTTCAGAACTACCATAAATATCTACTTCTAGAGATGGAGGAAAATTGGGCAGAGGAAAAAATACCTGAAATCTATTAGGTCTAGCAAAATCGCTCCTAAAAGATGCGACTATTCTGTCAATTGATAATGACATTTATGAATTCCTTATTTCTTCGATAGAATCTTGCCAAACTGATTTGGCGGCTTGTTTTTTAAACTGGTGTACTGGTAAATATGTGGCAACGTCCCACTCATCAGGTTGAACCGCCAGGATTCTGGATCTGACATGTGAGTACAAGTACTGTTTCACGCACGGCCTGAACTCCCTCAGTCGCCTGGTTGCGTCCAGTATGTCATAGGTTATGCGGATGCGTTTAATCTCATCATTCTCATCATAGATGGCTCTACCCATCAACTTACGCATGAACAGGATTCGGTAATTAACCGGTAAATAATGCAGATTTAAACCTAAAAACCCGTCAGATTGCCTTTGGAGTGGCATCACCAGTGGAAATCTATCATAATATGGCAATTCAACTTTGGTTTTGGGATCATATATGAAGAAATACAAGCCACCAAGTAAAAACTTCTGTCTATTTGATGGTGGTGTGTATCTAAACTTTTCCCTCGTCATTGGTGGGATGTATGCAGTTGGATTTCTGAGCTGCAACATCTTTTGTCTTAACCATGCAAAAGACTGGCGACTCATGTTCTGAACGCCAGCCGCAGATTTTTCTTCTGCTATTGTAGTGAGTATTGAAGGTTTTGTAGCCATGTAATATTTAGTTAGAGTCCAAGGTGTTCTTCGGTGATGATTTTGAACTCCCAACCACGGTCCAAACAGTATTCGGTCGCGGCTTTCCATTTTGCCTGATTGACACCCCAAGTTGCAACTTCATTGATATACTGTTTCGTTACTCTTTTCTTGACTTCTGGCGCGTGTGTTTGTTTCTTTGGTTTGACTTCCAACATCATCGTTTTTTGTTTTCCGTCTTTTGTTCGCACCTTGACTAGAAAATCTGGAAAATATCTGTGCCACTTTCCATCAACCGGCGATATATAAGGAACAATCATTTCCTCAGAAGCCCATGATATTATATCTGGATTTTTGTCGAGCCAGTTCATCACCCTACATTCCCAAGATGAACGATAAACAATATTTGTGTGATCACCCACATATTTCCGTGGATTTCTGGGTCTAAACAGACCCTTGTAAGATGATTTGTATGTCATATAAATATTATGTATGCACTCTGCAAACAAGAAAATAAGGTATTAAATGGCAACAGCAAATACAGCCACTCAAACTGTTTACAACGAAATTACACAGCAAGTTTTTGACCCTTCGGCTGGTCCTGCTGCCGACCTGTATAAATCAAAGTATACAGTTTCTTCAAATTATTCATTATCTTATCCCAAAGATTTGGAAAGTTCAAGAAAAGGGCATGCTGTTTATTTTGATATATATGAAATTAATCCTGTTTCTTTGGCAGAAACACTAAAGCCTTTTGGTATAAATTTGAATGCACCAGCAACCACAACTGTTAATGATGAAAGTGGTGGGCATAGTGTTACCAATCCCAATGAAGTTACTTCTCAAGGTTTGATAGCTGGTACTAAAAGTTTTTTTCAAAGTGTGATTAGCCCAACCGCGGTTAACATTTCTCCCAGAACTAAAGATAATGCAGTTGCAACCATTGCATTGTATATGCCGGAAACAATGAATTTTACTTATGATGCGACATATAATAGTTTAAGTTTGTCTTCGGCTATAAATTCTACACCCATAACCAGTCTTGGTGGATTGACAAATGCTATAACATCGATAGCGGAAAATTCAGCCGTTAAACTAGCAATGAGTGCTGCAGGATATGTTTTCAATCCACAACAACAAGTGTTGTTTGAGGGCATAGATTTTAGACCATATGACATGACATTTACTTTTACACCAAGTTCACCTGAAGAAACCAGAAGTGTGAATGCTATCATAAAAACACTTCGTTATCATGCTGCACCACAAATAGGTGGCGTAGGAGGATTCTTCTTCATACCACCATCAGTTTTTAATGTTTCTTTCCGTTATAATGGAAAAGTAAATCCAAATATAAATCTTTTAAAAAGAAGTGTTTTGAAAAACGTAAACGTAAATTATGCACCAAACGGATGGGCAGCTTTCGAGGGCAACGGCGCACCAGTTCAAACAGTTGTGTCACTTCAATTTCAAGAAATCGTTCTTGTCGATAAGACTCAGATCAACCAAGGATTTTAATGAGTTACTTTACAAAATATCCAAAAGTAGTCACAACTCAGAAAGATGGCACAAGAAGTGTCATGGTGAATTTGCTGGCTAGAAGTAGCATTATACAAACTCTATTGGATAATCCACTTCTATTCTATAGTTATGATGTACAAGATGGTGAAACACCAGAAATGATTGCACATAGATATTATAATGATTCCTATTTTTACTGGTTAATTCTTTATGCAAATCAAATAAGTGATCCACAATGGGGTTGGCCACTAGATCGTGCTTCTTTCGAAAGATACATTGTTGACAAATACACAACACAAAATCCATATTCAACAGTACACCATTACGAAAAAATTATTTCACAATATGAATCATCAACAAGAACCACGACAGAAAAAAAGGTAACGATTGATGAAGATACTTATAATGGTTTGATACCATCGAAAACCGTTTATCAATTTCCAACAAGTACAACCACGATAACAATTTCGAAAGCAGCGATAACAATGTATCAATATGAGTTGGATTTCAATGAATCGAAAAGAAACATAAAAGTCATAAAGAAAGAATTTGCACAAACTATTAATTCGCAATTTGAAACACTAATGTCTGAATAAAATGATTGATACTCCAAAAAACGTAGCTTACTATCCTCAAAGTGCGAGTGTAGATGAATTAAGGATCTTTGCATCAACTGGTGAGTTTGATGTAACTAAGCTTTTTACAGAACTGTGTTTTTTCGAGGACATGTACAGCTTTGTTGTTTCTGGTTATGTTATCATACGTGATGGTGTTGGTTTGGTGGAAAAGTTTCAGTTGTCTGGTAAAGAAGAGATTCAAATCAGTTTTGGTCAAGTAAAAGGTGGGTCAGAAAATATTGGTAAGTTGCCTGGAAATTTAAAAAAATATAGAATTTATTCTATACCAGATAGAAAACCGGTTGGAAATCAATCAAGTGAATATCTAAAAATATATTTTTGTTCAAAAGAATTATTCGATTCTGAACAAACAAAAGTGGTGAAATCTTACAAAGGTAAGGCAATACATCAAATTATAACCGATATTCTTTTAACACAATTGAAAGTTGATCCCAAAAGATTAGACTTACAAAATTTTGAAAAAACAGTTGGTGTTTATGATTTTATAATTCCAACACTTCGACCATTTGAGGCAATAAGTTGGATGTGTACATATGCGAAACCACTAAAGAATGGTGGGCAAACTGCCGATATGTTGTTCTTTGAAACAAAAGATGGTTTTCAGTTTAGATCAATTTCTAGTATTTACAAAGATCAACCATACAAGACATACACATATAATATTAAAAACATTGAAAGTCAAACTTTTGAACAAAAGGCAACCTCTGTATTGGATTACCAATTTGTCAAAGATTTTGATAGTTTGAATGAGATTAATTCTGGCACATTTGTAAACAGAGTTATGTTTTTTGATCCTTTAAATAGATCAATTAATTTTACAGATTTTGATTATACAAAATATACTGGTACAAGACTGAATAAAGGTTCACCAACAGATGTATCAGAATACACTGATTCAAGAGATACCAATTATTCGTCAGTCTTAAAATTGGTTGTGTCGAATTCAAATCAAAAATTGAAACCAACATTTCAAAACTTAGATGCTTTCCAAAAGAATTTGTCACCAGATGTTTTTATTCAGGAAACTGTGAGAAACAGAACCGCACAACTGGCCTTAGCAAACTATACAATCCTAAAGATTAGAGTACCAGGCGACACAGGTTTAACAGCAGGTTCAGTTATCAATTTTAATCTGCCAGCTTTAGACTATAAAAGTGGTAGAAAAGAATTTGATAAATTTTATTCTGGTAAATATTTGGTGACAGCTGTGAGACACATAGTTCAATCACAAGGTGTGTTTCAAACTATTTTAGAAATAACTAGAGATAGTTCACCGGGAACATACGTTGATATACGTAGTTGATGGAGCAAAATTGAAATGACAAATTTTTTAGGTAAAGATGGATTAATTTGGTGGGTTGGAACTGTTGAAAATAGAATGGATCCTCTTGGTTTGGGCCGTTGTCAAGTTCGAATTTTTGGTTGGCACTATGATGGCAGTAAAGATTCACAACAAAAAATACCAGTAACTGATTTACCATGGGCTTTACCAATATTACCATGCAATAATCCAAAGTCCTTTTCTTCGCCAGAATTAAATGATTGGGTGGTTGGTTTCTTCTTTGATGGTCTGGCCGGCCAGTTTCCTGTGATGTTTGGTGTTATCCCTGGTTTTGTACCCACAGCAGAAGATAAAAATATTGGCGGAAACGATTATTTCATTTGAGGTATAAATGGCAACAGAAAAAAAACCAACAACAGTCAATATAGGCGGTTTTGACTTAATAAACTTCAAAATCACGGAAACATTTCCACCCAACTCAACGTTTTCCCGTATGTTTGCGAAACCTGGTGTGCAAACGACACCGGCTTTGGCTAGAGGTTATGTTCCGGGATCAGCAATTGATCTTATGAATAAGAACTTGACACACGTATGTGATTTCAGATTCATTTTTAATATTGATATTTTTGCGTCTTTGGGTTTGGTCAATCCAATTGCTGCAATACAACGTGCAATTCGTAATGCCAAATTGAAAGCAGCAATCCGCATGAGAGATTTGTTACAGAAAGCGATTGAAGTTGTCAAAAAAATAATGAAGGCGATAACAACGGCACTAAATTTCGATCCTTCTGGACAAATCTCTTTGGTCGTTGATTTTGCAAAAGATGCGATCAGAAGAGTAAATCAAGCTATCGAAGATGTGGCCGATGCGATTGAAAGTGTTTTGCAATGGGTATTTTTTGCACAACAAATTATTGAATTGATAAACTGGATTAGAAGTCTACCAGAAAAAATTAAAAATTTATTGCTTGCATGTATTGCAAACTTTACTAGTTCTCTGCAACAGGCAGTTCAAAGCTTACAGTCCATTCCTAGTCAGATTGAAAATGCAACTGTCGGCCAAGCAAGACGAATTGCTGATCAATTTGTTGGTGCAGTAAAGGAAGTTGAAGATGCCACAAGAATTGAATTTAATAACGATTCACAAAATTATTCTCCGGAACTTCTGTCTTTAATAAACGATCCATCAGAAAATAGTGCTAATAATTTCATAACATATATAAATCAAAATACACCGAATGCGAATGCTGCGTTTGCAAATACAACCGGAGCACTAATGGAACAATCATCTTCACCCTAATAAATTATGACAACAACTGTAAAAAGACCCGACGGAGTATTGGCATGGACTGAACCCGAATCTGCTGCAAACAGCGATTATCAGCCTGTATATCCGTATAATAATATAACACAGACAAAAGGTGGGCATTCATTTGAACTGGATGACACACCAACCCGTGAACGAATTCGCCTACAACACAAATCCGGAACATTCACGGAGATACATCCAAACGGCGATGAAGTACACAAAATTATCGGTGATGGTTATCATATTGTTTTGGGCGATCACAATATCTCTATTGGTGTGGATGATGGTCAATTAGCAAAAAAATTAAACATCACAGTAAATGGTGATGCTTATTTCTATGTAAAAGGCAATAAAGTTGAACAAATTGATGGCAGTGTTGAACAGTACATTAAAGGTGATTATACACAGACTGTACAAGGTATACACACTGTAACATCTTTTGGTAACATGAAAATTAATGCTGGTTCAAATCCTGGGCTTGTTCCTGGACTACAAAGTAAACTAACAATCAAAACATCTTTGGTTAATGTGAGTGGTGATCTTCAAGTTGAAGAAGCTTTGTCATCTGGTTATATTTTCTCTAGAGGAAGAATAGATGCTGGTTTGGGTGTTGCTGCAGGACCATATGGTTTCAATTCTCTTCTTGGCGGTATCTCTATTGGTCTACCAACTCCAGCAATACCAGCCACGATCATGTGTTCAGGTCCAATAACTTCATATTCAAGTATGTCTGCACCACTCGGTACTTATGGAATATCATCATCGATACTAGGTTTCGATGTTATAAACACACTTTTGAGAAAAGTACATACGCATATTGCGAAAGGTGGTCCAACAAGCCCACCACTTCAACAAGAAACATACATTTAAGGATTATATTATGGCTGGAGTATACGCACTATTAGAATTTGACACCACAGATCCTATTGCCAACGGTGCGGTGGAAGAGTTGAGCCAATCGGTTCAAACGCAAATGAAAATGATGCCAAAGATGTTGCAACCTTGGCAAGAAACTGATTTGATTTCGGATGAACAAGAACAATATTTTGTTAATCCAATGGCCAACATTACCAATACGATTTGGTCTACAGCAAATTCTTGCGTTGCACAGTCTTTTAATTCACTTGCAACCGCAGGTTCTGGTGGTGCATCTAGTTATTGGGATGCATCCAATGGAAACATAATCATCACTTTTAGTAATCCTGGCGTTGCAAACGTTATGAATGTCGCTTTGATGATGGTGAAAGAACTTTCAACAAATGTGTCAAATAATTTTATGATACATACAAATCGAATATCAAATGTTATTCCATTGGATTTCGATATAACTTTACCACATTATGAAACTGCGATAGGTTATGGAAAGATGATAATGTATATTACCAATCAAACGGATAATATACAAAACAACTCACCAATGATTGGTAGTTTTTCCAGTCTTTTTTTAGCAAATACACTTAGTGGTTATGCAAATTCGTTTGTTTCTATTAATAATGTTTACTTGGGTTCAATTGTAAACAACGTTTCTTCACTAAGTTTGACGGATGCAAACCAATTTTCGAATGCAGCCAACCTAGTTTCCAGTACAATGGATACTTATAGACAAAAAGACACCAATTTCTTTCAAAACTCACAAATGATTGTTGATAGATACAATGATGTTAGTCAATTCAATAGGGTCGGTCAAACCGAACTGTTTTTAATTAACAATTACATCGGAACTCAGAATTTGAAGAATAATCTGGCAAATACCGGTAATACATCCTAAAATTTCGAAATTTTTCGTTCCGGCCCAAGAATTTTCTCCGACGAAACCAAAAGTCCAAAAAAGCGTTTTACTCCTAGACATAAATAAAAGATGGCACAAACACTAAACAAACTATATTCGGACATAGATTTCACCTTCACCAGAGTACCGGTGACTGGTGATGTTGCCGTTAGTTATGATTTTCAAGCTGTCACACGTTCCGTCAGAAATTTGTTACAAACAAATAACTACGATAGACCTTTTAATCCTGATTTGGGTTCAAGATTGAATGCATTATTGTTCGAACCAATGAATCCTTTGACGGAAAACAGTATACAAAACGAAATTGCTCTGATGCTTGAAGCCTATGAACCTAGAGTAATTTTGCAAAAGGTGAATGTGGAAGCAGATGATGCTAGGAATGCCTACAATGTGACAATAAGTTTCTTCTTACAAAATGCTACCACACCAACATCAATAACAATACTTTTAGAGAGAAACCGATAAATGGCTGGAGCAAATAGCAATATTCAGATAACGGATTTGGATTTTAATGACATTAAAACCAATCTGAAGAACTATCTAAAGTCACAAAACGCTTTAAAAGACTACAATTTTGAAGGTTCAGCACTCTCCGTACTATTAGACATACTTTCATACAATACGCAATACAATGCATATTATTTGAACATGGTTGCAAATGAGATGTTTTTAGACTCTGCAATTCAGAGAGAATCTGTTGTTTCGTTAGCAAAATTACTGAATTATACACCAAAATCCGCAATTGCACCTGAAGCCACTATCAATGTTCTTGTCAATCAGGTTACAGATGCATCACTAACATTACCAAAGAATACACAATTTTTATCTGAAAATATCGATGGTGTCAACTACAATTTTGTTACAACAGATGCATCAACCGTTGCCGTTTCTGGTCAACAAGCATTATTTTCAAATGTATCAATAAAACAAGGTATTGTTGAATCAATATCATATGAAGTCGATTCAACTACAAATCCAACTTATACATTCTCTATTCCAGATGAAAATGTTGACACCACAACACTTTTGGTATCGATACAACAATCTATTTCGAATACAACATCTGAAATCTATACAAAAGCATCAGATGTTTTGTTGTTAACAGGTGATTCAACAGTTTATTTCTTGCAAGAGAGTGTTAATGGATTGTATGAAATTAATTTTGGTGATGGTATACTTGGTAAACAACTTGTGGATGGTAACATTGTCAACCTAAGTTACTTGTCCACAAACGGTTCGGCTTCTGCTGGCGCAAATAGTTTCATCAATATGGACGCAATTGGAGGATTCTCCAATGTTGTGGTTACAGCTGTGCAAGCAACATCTTATGGGCAAGATAAAGAATCCGTAAGTTCGATAAAGTTTCAGGCACCAAAGTCTTTTTCTGCACAGAAACGCGCAGTGACTAAAGAAGATTACATCACCGCAATTCAACAAAACAACTTGGGTTATTCTTTTGATGCTGTCAACGTTTGGGGTGGGCAAGAAAATGATACGCCAATTTACGGACAAGTTTTCGTTTGTTTGAAACCAGCAGGTTCTTACAATCTAACACAACTACAGAAACAAAAACTGATACAAGACGTTATCCGACCAATTTCTGTTCTGACAGTTACACCAACAATTGTGGATCCAGACTACACATACTTGCAACTGACTGTAAATGTGTTGTATGACCCAAGTAAAACGAACTTGACTTCTTCACAAATTAAAACAAACGTAAAAAATGCGATTTCTAATTTGGCTGTAAGTCAGTTGAATACTTTCAATTCAACATTCAACATTACAAATTTCAATAATGCAGTCAACAATGTTAGCCCATCAATTATTACAAATGAAATAAGTCTACAAGTTCAGAAAAAATTCTTGCCAATTTTGACTGTTCCAACAACATATAATTTGTACTACGGGACACCGCTCAAAAAAGGCATGTTTCAAAGTGGTATTAGCACATCACCATCTCTACAATTCAGAGATCCAGACAATTTAACAACAATTATTAGTGGTGTGCAGGTTGAAGAGGTGCCATCATCAACTGGTGGTGTTGAATCAATTTCAATTATTAATCCAGGTTTTGGTTATCAGAGCGCACCAACAATCGAAATTCTTGGTGACGGAGTTGGTGCAACAGCTGTTAGTACAATTTCCGCCACAGGTACACTAAAATCAATCAATATAACCAAAAAAGGTTCGGGATACACAAGTGCAATTGTTAAGATCACACCAAAGTCTAATGATACCACAGGTCAATTAGGAGCTGCAATTGCAAATCTTGAAGGTCGTTATGGTACATTGAGATCATATTATAACAACAATGAGAATGTAAAAATCATATTGAATAATTCTGTGGGTACTGTTGATTATAACTTGGGTGTCATTAATCTTGAAAACTTTAATCCCTTTGGTGTACAGAATGACCTTGGTCAACTGACAGTTTCTGCAAACCCGACAACATCGATTATATCATCGACTTATAACAGGATCATCACAGTAGATCCATTTGATCCAAATTCGATTATTGTCAACGTAACAGCTAAGTAAAATGATTCCTGATTTTCAGAAGACTTCGTTACTAATACCATCACAGCTTCCCTCTTTCGTTAGGGAAAATCCAGACTATGACAAGTTTGTTACGTTCTTGCAGGCATACTATGAATGGATGGAAGAGAATGGTAATGTCACAGAGAGAAGTAAGAATATTCTCAACTATAAAGACATTGATAGAACGACAGAAGAATTTATAAAATATTTTACAGATGAGTTTCTTCAATATTTTCCGCAAGAAGTTTTAATTGACAAACGTACTGCTGTAAAATATGCTCGTCAACTATACTACACAAAAGGCACACCAGCATCTTATCAATTCTTATTCAGGATTTTATACGATTCTGATTTCGATATTTTCTATACAAAAGATGCGGTTCTAAAAGCTTCTGATGGTTCTTGGTACGTTGCAAGAAGTTTAAAGTTGGCAACGGGAAATAAAAATTTCTTAAAAGTTAATAACTATAGACTGTTTGGTGAAACAACAAAATCGATTGCAACAATTGAAAATGCAACATCAACAGGCAACAGAGTTGAAGTGTTTATTTCCGATATTACAAGATTGTTTCAGTCGGGTGAATTTGTTAAAGTAGTTGACACAAACAACCAAGATGTTTTGTTTGGTGGGCAACCACTCAGAGCAAAGATTGTTGGTCAAATAAATCAAATCAATATTGATCCAAACAGAAGAGGTTTGCTTTATCAAACTGGCGACCCAGTGGTAATTTATGGTGGATTGAACTCCGCCAATGGAATTGGTGCATCAGCAACAGTTGGACAAACAACATCAGGATCTATTCAACGTATAAATGTTGTTGATGGAAGTTATGGTTTCAGAACTGATCCAAATACAATCATCACACTAACAAATGCACCTGGTGCAACTGCTGTTGTTGGTTCTGTGGAACCAGATCCCACAAAAACTGCCAATGTTACTTTATTGTCTATAGAAGCTATCGGCCTTAAAAGATTTGTAACAATTGGTAACACAAATTATGGATTCACCAATGTGGCTTCAGCAAATGCGAACACCAGATTATCTGATGCATTTAGTTTCACTCAATTTGCAGCATATCCAATATCTTCTGTTATTGTTACAAATGGTGGTGGTGGAATCAGAACTATTCCAACAGTGCAAGCAACATCTGTGTATCAAAATGAATTAGGTGATTCAATTGATCTTGGTAATTTAGGTATACTCTCACCAATTCAAATTTTAAATGGTGGGCATGGTTATCAAGCAAATGATCGAATTGTTTTCTCTGGTGGATCTGGTGTTGGTGCTCGAGCAAATGTGGTGGCTGTTTCCAACACGGGTTCTATTACAGATGTTGAATACGTTTATGGTACTATAAGAGATTATCCACTTGGTGGTTTGGGTTATTCTGAATTATCTATACCAACAGTGACTGTGCAATCAGCCAATGTGCAAGCCGCAAATGCAAGTTTAGTTGTACCAGGAATACTTGGTAGAGGTGCAACATTCTCTGTCGTAACAAACAGAACTGGTTCGGTGACAACAATCAATATTAGTAATCCTGGTGAAGATTATGTTTCTGCACCTGGCGTTTCTTTAAAGGTTGAAGATATTTTAGTTTCTAATGTTTTACCATCACTAATAGAAAGTGGAGATGTTATTTTCCAAGGAGTTGATGCAAACACCTCAACATATTTGGCATACGTGGATTCTTTTTCTGTGTATCGTTTTAATGCTGATTCCGCACAAACAGTATATAATTTGCGTGTTTACAACTATAACTCAACACCAAATACTGCATTACCACTAAGAACAGAAAACAATGTCAACTTACAAATGGTTGGTGCAGCACTAGATTCAAATTATAATTCTAGTGGTATAAGAAGATATGGTGACGGTAACGCAAGAGCTAATGCATCTTTCTTGAATGGATTAGTTGTCAGTCAAGGGCAATACCTAAACTCAAGAGGTAAACCAAGTTCTTCGGACGTATTGCAAAGCAAAATATACAACAACTTCACTTATATAATCAGTGTCGAAAAAGAAATTGAAAAGTATAGAGAAATTCTACTGAACTTGTTGCACCCAACAGGAATGAATTTCTTAGGTCGTTATGTATTAAGATCAAATACCGACTTTCAACTCGACACCTACAGTGCAGTATTCCAAGGTTACCCATTAGACCACTTTACGGGTTATACTGGTACACATGCACACATTTATACCAGTTTCACAAATGGCAGTAACAACATAGTTTATTTTGATGACCTGGCTGGTGCAAATCTCGCCAACATCATATTTGCAAACACAGATACACTTGTTTTGAAGACAACAAATGGTCCAGATGTTTCATCAAGAGTTGTTTCTGTTAATAGTGCTGCGAATACAGTAACACTTGAAAGCAATGTTTGGTTGACATATGCGAATGTTGCATTCGTATCTGGCAATTCTGGTTCGAACGTCATAAATATTAGATCATTGACCAGTGCTTATAATATTATGAACAATGGTCAGTACAGCAACACAGACTATCCAATCAAAGATATCGTTTATGTTGGTGATACAATTTTGGTGGATAACAATACAAGTAAGGTTGTACAGAGTGTTGACTTTGAAAATGATCGAATTTATCTGACAGCCAATTTGACTTCGAATGTTGGTAACTCATACATGGCAGTTAACAGAACATTTATTGCAAACACTGCACTGAACTCAAGACAGATATTCATTTATGGTGCAGTTGGACAAGTTTATATACCAGAACTTACAACAGAAGATGGTTTTTCAATAACAACTGAGGATGGTAGAACACTTCTATTAGGATAAAAAATGTCAACAGTAAAAATTACAGACTTAGCATCAAAAACACTGGCAACAAACACTGCAAATACAATATTTGTTGGTGTGGATTTGCCAACTGGCGTAACAGGAAAGTATACAGCCAAAAATTTAGTTGATAATCTGTATGCGAATGATCCTTTACCCATTGGTAATACAATTATATTTGCTGACAGTACCACACAAAACACCTCTTTCGCTGCGGCCGCATCATATGCTAATGCTGCGTTCTTAAGAGCCAATGCAGCATACGGTTCACAGAACACAACAGGAACTTATGCCAATGCAGCATTTTTGGTGGCAAATACACCACACGCTATTGCAAACTCTGCTGCACTATATGCCAACGGCGCATTCTTACAATCAAATGCTGCATTCTTGGTAGCAAATACACCTACACATGTAGCAAACTCAGCAGCTCTCTATGCTAACGGTGCATTCGCAAAAGCAAATGCTGCACTGGCCAATACATCAGGAACATTTGCTGGCAACCTATCAATAACAGGTGATTTAAACCTATTGAATGGTTCATTATATTCTGCTGGAAACATGTCTGTCAATGGAACCATGGTTCTGGCAAACAGTAATTTTTCAGCAACAGAAGCCGCAATAACAATCAAGGCAACTGCAAATACGGCCACACCGTCAAATGATGGTTACATGCTGCACATTTCAGGTAAACAAAACGTTGCTTCACGAATCGTATTTGATTCTTATAGTGTGACCGGTAATGCATATGCTGTTGTTGCTGGTAGAACAGCAAGAGGTACAGTCGATGCACCATTAGCCGCAGCAAATGGTGATGTGTTGATGAGAGTTTCGGGTAACGGACATGGTGGTGCAGGTGCAGGCTTCACACAGTTTGGTGTTGCACGTATTGATATCGTTGCAACAGAAAACTATTCGTCCACAAATAGAGGATCACAGATTCAATTCTGGAATTGCCCAGTGGGATCTAATACACTACAAAGAATTGCATCATTCAATGGTAATTCTGTAACTTTCACGGGTGTTGTTGAACCACAAAAAGGATTCATTTACGTACCAACGGTTCTCCCTGGTTCACAAACGGCATTCACAATTGATTTTTCAACAACATCATTGATTAAAGCAAGTTTGGTAGCAGATTGTACCATAACACTTTCAAATTATGTGGCAGGTAAAGTTGTTGAAGTGTGGTTAACAAACACAGGTGGCACAAATAGAACTATTACACACGGATGCACAGCAACCAATTCTTCCGAAAATGCCACCACATTTACGATTCCTGCAACAAGTTCAGCTTATCTGAGGTATTTCAGTATTGATGGTGATAACGCAAATACATTTGTAGCAATCCAACACGGTTAATAAATAACTCACTATGACAAATAAAATCGTAATCACACCTGAAGCCAAGCTCTTACAAGTGCAACAGAGTTATTATGCACCTGTTGCCGTAATCACATCAAAAAACAATTTGCCTGTCGAGACAGACTACTGTTTTCTTTCTAGAGTTGACCCGTGGCCACAGGCAAACACTCCACCCACTCCTGGATTGGACCAGAAGAGTCGAAAAGAAGTCTTCAAAAACATCTTTGCAGTAAAAAAAGTAAACACATCCGATATTTCTCCAGTAATTCAGAGAATTGATTGGAGGTCAGGAACAATTTACGATTATTATCGCGACGATATTAATATCTTAGAACAAGATGAAAATGGAAATTTAGTTTATAATTTCTATGTCAAGAATAGATACGACCAAGTTTTTAAGTGTTTGTGGAATGGAAACGGTGCTGCTGCAACAGACGAACCAATGTTCACACCAGGCACATACGGAACAAACAACATTTATGTCGGTTCAGATGGTTACAAATGGAAATTTATCTATTCGATTGACACCGGTTTAAAAGTTAAATTCATGGACACCAAGTGGATGCCTGTTGGTGTCAGCACAACTTCATTGAATGCATTAACAGCTCCAGAAGGCATTGGTGGAGTTGAAGTTATAAATGTTTATAGTGTTGGTTCTGGTTACGATGCACCCAATGCAACGATTACTGTAACTGTAACTGGTGATGGCAACGGTGCAGTTGCAACAGCTAACACATCAAACGGATCTATTATAGATATTATCGTTACAAATCCTGGTGCAAATTATACTTTTGCGAACGTAACTATCACATCAGCATTAGGTAATGGCGTTGTTGCATATGCAAATACGTCACCTGTCGGTGGCCACGGATTCGATCCAATTTCTGAACTTGGTTGTTCACATGTTATGTATTCGGTTGAGTTTAATGGTTCTGAAGGTGGTGAAATACCAACCGATATCGACTTTCACCAATTGGGTTTGATAGTAAATCCAACATCTAAGCAATCAAGTCCGAATCCAGCAAATGGTACAATTTATAGAACGACAACCGATTTAATTGTTGCTCCGGGTTTTGGTACATTTGAAAGAGATGAGGTTGTTTATCAAGGTTCTTCTTTGGCTGCAGCTACATTTACTGCAAAAGTTTTAAGCTTTGATGTTGCAACTAATGTACTTAGACTCATAAATACAACAGGCACACCAGCACTTAATGGTTCCGTTTACGGAAACACATCATCAACAGCAAGAACTGTACTAACCGTCAGTTATCCAAACTTTGTTTTATTCTCTGGTTACTTGGCATATATAGAAAATAGAGAAAGCATTCAAAGAAGTTTTGACGGCATAGAACAATATAGATTCGTATTAGGTTACTAAAGGAAAAAAATGGCTCTGAATTTTAACGTTGATCCATATTACGATGATTTCGACCCATCAAAGAATTTTCATCGTATTCTTTTTAAACCAGGCGTTGCAGTACAGGCAAGAGAATTAACACAATCTCAAACAATTCTGCAAAGCCAGATTTCTAAATTTGCAGATAACATTTTTTCACAGAACACACCAGTTACTGGTGGTAAAGTTACTGTAAATCAAAATTGTTATTATTTAAAACTAAACGCACAATACAATAGTGCTGACATTGTTGCTGGTGATTTTACCAATAAAATTATTCAGGATTCAACCGGTCAAGTTATTGCGAAAGTAATTAAGACAGCAGAAGCAACAGGTACAGATGTAACTGCAGGTGATCCACCAACACTAATTGTTACATATCTTTCTGGTAGTCAGTTTAGTGATGGCATGGATATTTTCCCTGCTGACGGATCAAACTTTGCAGCAACAATTATTGGTACTCTTGGTGGTTCAACTGGTGTCGGGCTTTCTTCTGTTGCATCCATTTCTGATGGTGTTTTCTACATTGTTAATGGTTATTCACAGTCAAGTACACAGAATGAAGATGGTTCTTATACCAAGTATTCAATCGGTAATTTTGTATCCGTTCAACCACAAACAACAATACTGGACAAGTACAGTTCAACACCGTCCTATCGTGTAGGTTTGTCGATCCAAGAAACAATCGTAGACTATATCGATGATCCATCACTATTGGATCCGGCAGTTGGTGCATCGAACTATCAGGCACCAGGTGCAGATAGATATCAAATTAACTTGTCACTCACAACATTACCATTAGAATTGGGTAATGATGATGCATTCGTTGAGTTACTAAGAATTGAAAATGGTAATGTTCAGAAGCAAGTAAACAGCACAGTTTATTCTGTCATTGATGAATACTTTGCAAAGAGAACTTCTGAGACAAACGGTGATTATATCGTCAGTAATTTCAAGATAACACCTTCTGCAAACACAATTGACGCAAATACATATATCTTAGGCGTTGGACCGGGCATTGCATATGTTCAAGGTTTTAGAATAGAAAATCAATCGACATTGCAAATTACATCTGGTCGTGCAAGAACAACAGATTCTATCAATAACAATAGTAACTTTATTGATTATGGTAACTACATCTATATTGATAATTTGAAAGGTCAAGGCGGCAGTTTCTTTGATATCACAACCGGCAGCCCAGTAGATTTTCATATTGTTGGCACCACGGGTGTTGATAGATCAAACACAACAACTTACAATTCAACTTTAGCTGGCAGTGGTTATATTCGTGCATTAAGTTATGTTCAGGCCTCAAACGGTTCAAATACACAAACATATACTTACAAGGCACACATCTTTGATCTTGCAAGTAAAACACTTTCAAGCAACGTTTCAGTTGCCAACACCAATTTCACAACACTGTATGTTGGTTCAGCTGGTCAATTGTCAAACGTAGCAAATGCATACGTTGGTTGTTCTATCACAATTAATTCTGGCACAAATGCGGGTGATGCAAGAACAATTACCTATTACGATCCGAACAACAAAACAATTCAAACCGATGCACCTTTCACCATTTTACCTGACGGAACATCTCAGTTCTCAATTCGTTTTGGTGTAAAAGATTTCGAAACAATTGTGCAACCTGTTGTAGGTACACCTTACACATTTGAAGGTAGTGCAAGTGTTAGCAATTTGGGTAAAGTAAACAATGTCGCATCTGGTTACACACAGTTATTCAATCCAGGAAATCCACAACTGATCTTCCCATTGGGTAACAAGTTTGTTTCTGCTGTAACAGATTCTTCTTACACAACACTACAAGAATTTAGAGCACAATCTTTCGCAAGTTACCTAACTGGTTCAAGAAGATATCTGCAATTGGATCCATCATCTACAGGAACATTTGATTTAATTAGAACAGGTACAACAGAATCTGCTGATGCGATTAGACAAAATTGGATAGTTGTTGTAACAAACAGATTAACCAATACCACCATAAACAACGGTGATATTATCGATTTCACAACAGGCAGCAGAAGTATTGCTGTTGACTCGGACAAAAATGGTGTTTATCTAACATGCCCGGATCTTGCTCCATTCGTTGCAACAATCTATACAAAACTATCTGTTACAGATGGCAATGACACAAACTACGTACTGAAAACAAAGACACTTGTTCAAGCAAATACAACAGTTGCAAGTTCTGCTGGACCAGATGGTGTTGTCAATAACACATACATCGATCTGACAAATGGTCAAATCTGGATTCCAACTGCTGGCGTATTGAGTTATGGCAACAACCAGAAATTGTATGTTTCTGATGTTAAGAGAATTGTTAAGATTATTGATACGAATGGTGTAACACCAAATACAACACTGTTGACAACAGGTACCGATATTACATCTTACTATACATTTAATGATGGTCAAACAGACAGTTACTATGGGCACTCATACATCACATTGAAACCTGGTCGTCAGAAACCAGTTTCATTGTGGATTCTATTTGATCACTTCAACCATTCTGGTGGTGATGGTTACTTTAGCGCACAGTCTTATACAAACGTTGGTTTCACCGACAGACCAAAATACTATGCTGGCAATGGTACACTTTATGATCTGAAAGATTGTTTAGACTTTAGGCCTGCTGTGTTGAATGGACAAGGTAACTTTGTATTCAAATACAAAATCACGCCAACGACCACAAACAACTCCGGTTTCTTTATTCCTTCAGACTTGAGTGCGTTTACATCCGATTATGCATACTATCTGGGAAGAAAAGATATACTTATAATTGGTAAAGACAAAGGCATAAGATTAATTGAAGGTGTTCCAGATATTAATCCTATTTTCCCCAGTCAGCCAGAAGGTTCTATGTTGTTGGCCAAAATTTCTTTGGATCCATACACCGAATATGTGACTGGTCAAACAACAACTGGGCAAATTGCAAACATCAGTGTTCAACCAGTACTACACAAACGTTGGGCATTCAAAGACATTACAGATTTGCAAACACGTGTCAATAATCTGGAATATTATACATCATTAAATCTGTTGGAACAAAAGGCCGCAAATCTACAGATACCTGACGGAAATGGTTTAAATCGTTTCAAGAATGGTATTTTAGTTGATGACTTTTCAACCTTTAGTGTTGGTGACACATTCAATCCAGACTTTAGTGCAGCAATCAATACAAGATTGCAATATTTGACACCTGCATTATTGATTAAAAATTATTCTCTACAGAACCAACAGTTGTTAAGTGTTGGTGGTTTCAAAGGCTTGTCAAATACAGCCACTACCGGACTATCATTCAAACCAACAAATTCTGATAATTCTCCAATTTATACTTTAAAGTATACAGAAGAAATAATTGCAAGTCAACCTCTGGCAAGTAGAGTTATTTCGGTTAATCCTTTTGCTGTAGCAGATTCGGTTGGTACACTGACTCTGACTCCACCAATGGACAACTGGATTGACAATACAGCACAACCTGATTTGTTGTTCATTGATCCTAATCTGAGAATGTATCAGCCTTCAAGCACTCTCAATTTACTTGAAGGTGATCCAACTTTGGCTGTTGGTGACTGGAAAACAATTCCAGGAACAGAAACAACAACCACACAAACAATGACAGAAACTGTTGATGATGGTTTTTTTAATTTTTCTTCTTCTTACAACGCAAACGTCACAACCGTAGATAAACAAAACATCTACACCTACGGTTATTGGTCACAAACATATTCTGTTGAAGGTAATTATATTACCAACGTTTCTCTGTTGCCATATATCAGAGCACAACAGATTGCTTTCAGAGCAACAGACATGTTGTTTAATACAACAGTGAACGTATTCTTTGATGAGAAACGTGTCTCGCGTATGATTAGAAAGCCAAACATCATCGAATTGAGTGGTGTAACCGGTGAATTCAAAGTTGGTGACACAATTGGTTATGTCGTGAGTTCAATTTTCACAAAGACCGGTATTATTTCCGATATTTACAAGTATGCAAACGGCAACGTTCGTCTGTATGTTATTGGTGATATTGGCACCGCATCTTATGGTACAACTGTTAGAAACGGATTCTTCAATACGTCCGGTGTGTATCAGAACAGTACAGCAAGTGGTACATTTGTTTCGTTAACTCACTATTCTGGTGCATTCACAGCCAATACATCTTCAGCAAACACCGTAACACTTGCATCAACAGCTTCTTCAAGCAACACAGCATATGTTGGGCAAGAATTCTGGATTGTTAATGGATCAGAGTCAAGTGTTCTGTCGATTCCTATCGGTCAGAAGGCAACAGTTTCAAGTTACAATGGTGTTACAAAAGTCGCCACATTGAATAGAAATATTACCGCAAAAACTGGCGAAACATATTCAATTGGACCTTTGGTTACCAACGAAGTTGGTTCCGTATCTGGTGTTTTCAACTGCCCAGGCGGTTACTTCCATGTTGGTGAAAGAACGATGAAGATTGATAACAGAATTGTTACAGAAGGTATATCAGACTTCTTCTACAACAAAGGTACCGAAACAACATCGGCTCAAGCAACTTTCTTTGCACAAGGTTTATCTACAACATCTCAGCAAATTAATTATTCTGCAAGCGTGTCTGGTCAAGCAAACACAATCACAACCATCAAAACTGTTAATGACTTTGTTACAAATACACAGAGAATACAAACTGGTGGTGGCGGCGGAGGTTGCTGTGTTATTTCTACAGCAATGGCTGACATGGGTATTTGGTCGAAAGATCAGAAGTTTGATCTGATTGAATGGTGTGAGAAGTATCTGCACAACAAAACACTTGGTGAATGCTTCCGCCGTGGTTATCAAGTGATTGGTTCTAAGGTTGCTGTGCCGTTGTTGAGGGATCAAGGCATTATTGGTAAGATTATAAGACCTTATGGTAATTGGGCATTCACAAACGGAACAAACATGGTTCGTGGTAAGAAATTCTCATGGTTGTCAGTACCAAACTCTGTAGTTTGGATTGCAGGTTTCATGGCAGTTGGTGCAGTTGTCACAACAAAGTATGCAAACAAGTGCTGGAAAAAACTGTACGAATAAATTATGGGACTAAGTGTAGCTGAATATTTCGCACAAAAGGAGGCATGTGCCTCCTGTGTGGATCATGGCACCGAAGAACATTGTGTTACCACATTGTTAAGTAGAAAAGAAAATTGTTTTGTTTATAGTATTATACATAATCAAATTGGTGAGTATAAACAAGAAGAGATTGAGTTACTTAGAAAAATGAGGGAAGATTCTTCAGAAGAAGAGAACGTAATTTATTATGTTAGAGGTGAAAGAATCATTGAAAAGATGCATCTGATGGAAAAACCTTTCTATGAGCAGGTATCCTTTTTCAGTTATATTAATTTTAAGTATATCAAAAGTGTCGTCGAAGCATTAGTTCAAAAACGAACAGATGACGCAAAACGTCTAATAAATACTATGTTAGAAGTTCTTGAAAAAGAAAATAACATACCGAAGGAATTAAATGAGTTCAAGTACTATTGATCCAGTAGCGCAAACATTTATCATAGATGGTCAGAATTTTCCATCTGGAGCTTTTTTAAGTTCCGTTAATTTGTTTTTCAGAACAAAACCATCAACGAGTGTGCCTGTTCGTGTTTGCATATTACCAACTCTTAATGGTTATCCAACTGGACAACCATTACAGTATTCTATTGTTAGTTTGCCTTCTACTTCTGTTAATGTATCTGAAACACCACACTATCTGAATTCAAATACATATACAAATTTTGCCTTTTCGTCACCGGTTTATATTAACCCGGATCAATTATACGCAATAGTTGTACAGTCATCTTCAGATGATTATACTTTATGGTGTTCACAACAAGGTGATACTGCACTATTATCAACATCAAAAGCTCTGCCAACAGACGTTAATCCACCATCACCAACAAAGATTGTTACGACACCATATGTTGGTGATTTATTTGAGTCGCAGAATGGATTGACTTGGACAGCCGATTTATTAAAAGATTTGATGTTTACAATTAATAGATGTAAGTTTAGTACCAATACATCACCATCAATTTCATTTGTTGTTCCGGCAGGATTACCGGAAAGAAGAAGAATCGAATCGACTACAGCTCTTGCTGCAGCCAATTCCATATATGATGCACTCAACCTATCCACAACAGACTTAACACCACCAGGAACATCTCTTACATATCAGTACACAACGACACTAGAGTCTGGTATATCCGATGGTCCATACAGTGTGGTTCCAGGAAAATATGGAACACCAAAATCAGAAGATGTTAGTCTGAATGACAACAAAGGATCAAGAGTATTAAATTATACCGCAAATGATTCATTCAAATTACAAGTTACTTTATCAACGGATAATGATGCGGTAAGTCCAGCAATTGCAGAAGATGGATTGAACCTATGGACAATTCGTTATAGAATTAATAACATGGGTATTTCGAATGATGATATTTTCTTAATTACTGGTGGAATTGGCTACTTAGCTAATGCAAACGGAACAATTTCTTATCCTCAAATTAGCGTTTCTGCACCAGATTTGGATGTTGGCGAACAAGCTTATGTTTCCGCCAACATTCAGTCTGGAAATATTGTCAGTGTGTATGTTACATCAGAAGGTTCTGGATATCTGACAACACCAACAATTACTATTTCAAACACATCAAACGTGTCTGCGAACGTAATTATTGCTGGTGAAACTTCACCTTCCGGTGGAAATAGCAGAGCCAGATACATTACACAGATTGTCACATTAGCTGAAGGCAGCGATTCGGGTGACTTAAGGGTTTACACATCAGCCTATAGACCAACAAATTCCGACATTCATGTGTATTATAAAATTGTGGCTAGAGATGATACACAGAAAATTGAAGAAGGTGATTGGAAACTAATGACAATTACAAGTGGTGCTGGAAGATATTCGACAAGTTTTTCCGATATCATTGAATATGAATTTTCACCAGGAACCTTAAATGTTGCGGATGAATTTGTAAGTTATACCAGTAAAGCCAATGGGCTTTCTTACACATCATTCTATCAGTTTATGATCAAGGTTGTTATGTCATCTTCTGATTCAACATTTGCACCATTCTTGGATGATATAAGAGCGATTGCTCTACCACCAGGAACAGGACTATAAGATGTTAGTCAAAGTAGAAGGCACCAATCTGTATCGCGATACAGAAACCATGGCTTTAATTAATAGAGACACCAAAGAAAAAAATGATTATATAATGAAGTCTCGTTTAATTAAGAACCAAAAAGATCAAATAAATACCGTCAAAGAAGAAATAGAAGTCATCAAAGGCGAAATGTCAGAAATTAAACAGTTGATGATAAAACTACTCGAAAAAGGTTCAAATGGCTAATACAGTTACATCGTTAAGTTACGCAAACACATTTGGTGAGTGGGTTGTTGCGACTAATAGTCTTATTAGAGAGAATAATGATCTTGCGGCAAATGATTATGTTAAAAGTACAGGTACAATTTACCTAAATGAAACTACACAAAACTCTCTTCAATCAAACGGAACTGTAATTATACAGAAAGAACTGCTTGTACAAGGTACAGGTTCATCTGCGACAGTACAAAATAATTTAAACGTTGGCAGTCAACTGTATCTAACAAATGGCGCACTAAGTTTAGTTGCATCAGGTCAAGCAAACGTTGCTGGTCAGATTAACGGGCAAGCTTCTGGTATTGGTCTGTTTATTGCAAACAATGCACACATTGGTGGAACTACAGTTTCTGCTGTTAGACTGACAACAGGAGTTTTGCAGGCAAACTCTTCTGTTAATACATCAAACGCATCGATTGTTAATACATTATTCACTAAAGATTTACAGGCAAATTCAACAGTTAATACAGCAACCGCTTCTGTAACTGGTACCACATTTACCAATGTACTACAAGCCAACACATCAACAAACACAAGTAATGCTTCGATTGTTGGAACGACATACACCGGTATGTTACAAGCCAATACTTCTGCAACTGTTGGTACATTGCAAGCTAATACATCCACAAATACTGCAACTGCGTCCGTAACAGGCACAACATTTACTAATGTGTTGCAGGCAAATACGTCAACTAACACCGCGACAGCATCCGTAACTGGTACTACATTTACCAGTGTGTTGCAAGCCAATACATCGACAAATACTGCCACAGCATCTGTCACAGGCATCACATTTACTAATGTATTACAAGCCAATACTTCTTCAAATACCAGAACAGCTTCCGTAACAGGAACAACATTCACTGGTTCATTACAGGCTAATACATCGACAAATACTGCCACAGCATCTGTCACAGGCACAACATTTACGGACATTTTACAAGCGAATACGACCGCAATAGTTGGTACATTACAGGCCAACACAACTGTAATTGCACCAACATCATCCGTATCTGGTACAACATTCACCAATGTTTTACAGGCCAATTCGACCGTCAACACAGCAACAGTATCTGTAACTGGTACAGTAATTACAAATGAAGTTGCAGCAAACACATCTGTAAATTCTCCATTAGTTGTTGCGAATAATATTACATCAAACAACACAATTACTGCAAATAATATTTTTCTTTCTAATGTATTGAATGGAAATACAAGCACTGCTTATTTTAATAGTATACTTGTTCAAGGTGGTGGTCTAACAATTAATGGAAATTTTGTTTTAACTGGAACAACAGTTTATACAGCAAATACATTCTTACTTTCCGCCAACGTATCAACCGCAGTATCCAGTTTCTACAATGTTGACAGAGGTTCAACTGGCGTCGATGCTGCATTTCGTTGGAATGAACCTGCCAAATATTGGGACACATTGAATGTCACTTCAAACACATATTATCGTGTATTGACTGATGAATATTTCAACGATACATTAACATCGACTAGCACAACATCTGTTGCAACTGCAAACGCAGTTAACGCATTAAATACACTTTATAATACATCAAATACGTTCTTGCAAGCTGGTGTTATTTCTGCTGGTTTGTATGCAAACGGAGCATTCTTAAGAGCTAATGCTGCATATAATTCTCAAAATACAACTGGCACATACGCAAATAATGCATATGCACAGGCAAATACAGCAACTAATAACGCAGCTGGTGCATCACTTTATGCCAATGGTGCTTTCATACAAGCCAATGCAGCGTTTTTGGTAGCAAATACAGCAACTAATAACGCAGCTGGTGCATCACTTTATGCCAATGGTTCTTTCATACAAGCTAATGCTGCGTTCTTGAGAGCCAATACACCAGATGCTATAGCGAATTCGGCTGCACTATATGCAAATGGTGCTTTTACACAAGCAAACACTGCGACCACTAATGCAGCCACAGCCGACAGTAAAGCAGTAACAGCTGGTTCTTATGCTAACTCCGCATACGGACAAGCAAACACTGCTACAACCAATGCAGCAATAGCAGACTCCAAAGCTGTTACGGCTGGTTCTTATGCAAACTCAGCATATGGTCAGGCTAATACCGCAACTAATAATGCCGCAGGTGCTTCTCTATACGCCAATGGTGCTTTTAGACAAGCTAATGCTGGTTACGCTCAAGCGAACACTGCAACAACCAATGCTGCAACAGCAGACTCTAAAGCTGTCACTGCCGGATCATATGCAAACTCCGCATTCACTCAAGCCAATTCGGCTTTCTCAACAGCAAGTAGTGCATTGAATGCAAGTAATCTTTCCAGTGGTACTGTTCCTCTCGCTAGACTGAGTGGCATCACAACCACACAATTGAGTGCTAGTGCTGGTATTACGAATACACAGTTGTCAAGTAGCACAATTTCTGGTGTTTCCTTGGGTGGAACTTTATCTTCACACTCAGCGGGAACATATTTGGTTGGTGATGTTTACAATGGCAGCACATCAAGAACATGGTCTGTTGATGCCACGACAACAGGTACCGCAAATAAAATTGCTGCAAGAGATGGTTCGGGTGACATATACGCAACAGTGTTCAGAGGTCTTGCAACTAGTGCCAACTACGCTGACTTGGCAGAAAAGTATTTGGCTGATCAAGAATATGAAGTTGGAACAGTTGTTGCTGTTGGTGGCGAAGCAGAAGTTACCGCTGGTTCATATGGAGATAGAGCAATCGGAGTAGTATCTGCTCATCCTGCTTATATGATGAACAGTGAACTGGAAGGTGGAACTTATATTGCACTTAAAGGTAGGGTTCCAGTGAAAGTATCTGGCACTGTGCGTAAAGGACAACGTTTGGTTGCATATAACAACGGTACGGCTGTTGCAGCAGTGCCACATGCAAATGACGTTTTCGCAATCGCACTAGAATCGAGTGATGATACTGGAGTAAAACTAATTGAAGCAGTGATTTTATAAATTTCGAAATCCTGAGATCCGGCCCGAAAAAAATCGCCGCGCATCTCAGGTTCCGAAAAGTCATTTTTACTTTTTGATTGTTATGATTACACTAGATGAGTTTGAAAACTTCTTACACACCGATTTGGTATATGAACAGAAAATAATCTCTGTCATTGATGATCAATCGCGTCAAATATTTCTGGATGGAATTGGTGAACTATATAAACATACAGGCAGCACCATAAAACTGGAACAAATGGAAAAATACAGTCAAAGTATTTTTCAGAAATGCCAGAACCTTAGAAAAAAATACTCACATAATGGTCCGGTAACTTGTCATGCATTTCTGGCATTCAAAGGTTCCAAAAGTTTTGGTTTGCATATAGATCCGGATGATGTTATAATTGAATGTATTTTCGGCTCAAAAACTCTGTTTGTTAATGATGTGAAAAATGTATTGAAAAGTGGTGACTGTATCTATATACCAGCCAACACACCACATGAGATCATTAATGAAGACAAGTCTTTGATATTGAGTTTTGGATTAGAAAAATTTTATGTTGAAAAGATAAATCATGGACTTAATGTTCTATTTGAAGACGACGGAAACTTGTAACTTAAACTGTTTACATTGTTTTACCAGTGGTTCCAAAGGCGCAAAGATATATTGGAATCACATCAAGGTTGCCGACTGGTTACACAGAATGGCAGCACAAACACAATATGCACCACACGTTCACTTTGAATTTCATGGTGGCGAACCATTCTTGGCAGATATATCTTCTATGCAGTATGTGTATGACAATTGCCAGAACTTATGGAAAAGTCAAAGTTGGGGCATCACAACCAATCTGGCTTTCAAACTAGACCAAGAAAAAATAGACTTCATTATGGGTCCATTGGGTGGCAGAGTCGGTACCAGTTGGGATCCAGATATTCGATTTGCAAATCCTAAACAGTATGATCTGTGGAGAAAGAATGTGCAGACACTGATTGATATGGGTGTCGTTGTGAAACTATTCATCAGTGTAACTAAAGGCACGATTGCAATTGAACCTATCGAACTACTAGAGTGGGTCAGATCACTCGGTGTCAAAGAACTGGCACTAGAAAGACTGACGATGAACGGCAGTGCCAAACAAAACCTACATATATTTCCCACAAATGTGGAACAGGACGAATGGTTTCTGAAGATGCACCATCAGAGTGAAGAACATGGTGCAAGAGGTTGGTTTGATAATGAATTTCTGGAAACGGTGTACAATAAATTCGAAACGGGTTTCACCGCAGGCGGAACATTCTGTAGAGATTGTGAAGAGAAGTTATTCACACTAAATGCGGATGGAACCATATCTGGATGCCCAAATTCTGCACCGGAGTTTCAATTTGGCACGATAGATGATGATATAGAAAGCCTTATAAATAGTCCAACCAGATTGGAAAACATTGCATGTGAAAGGTCTAGGGATCCTAGATGTTATTCGTGTGATGTATTTGAATATTGTGGCGGAGATTGTCATCAACTAGAATGGGAAAATGATGTGTGTGGTGCACCAAAAAGTTTGATGAGATTCTTAAAAAGCAATCAAAAAAGAAAAGTATGGATATTAAAAGATGGCAACATTAACTAACCCTATAAGAACACAAAACATCGTTGATAGATTTGCAGATTACGTAACCGCAACATCAGCTTCAGGTATTTCATGGGGCACAAACGCATATCCATTTGCAGAATTTGATGGTGGATATTTTGGTGGTTCAACTAGTGGAAGAGCAATAGGCATAAATGGAGGAAGTATTGGTTCTTCCGGCACAAGAATTACAGCATCAAATATTTACAATACACTTGTGAATGAAACTGCGGCATACACTTCAATCAGGAACTTACGTGCGATATTGTTTGTCGATGGCGCCGGTGGCAACACCGGTTCACGCCCAACACCCGGTGTTATTTACGACCAAACAGCTGTTGCGTACATGAACGGTAGTTATCTTCAAAGCATTGGTACACCAGCAAATAATGGTGTAGCTTCCGGAAATGTCGCGTCTGCCACAAATCTAGAATCATTCTTTAACACATTAAGAAGTACATATAATAGTGCAAGAGGAAGTACAGTGACTATACAAGTTAACGTCTGTCATGCTTCTTGCCATTCGTCATGCCATGGTTCGCGTTCTAGGAGATAATAATGAATGTCGTTGAAACAACTGCGCCAGTATCTATTGATAATTTAAAAAAATATTTCACAGACAAAACAACTTTTTTTGTTATCAACTATAAAGACAGTACCTTAAAAGGTTCAAAACTTTTGACATATATTTCCAACCTGGACATACCATGTGATATCTCTTTTAAAGATTGTTCGAATGAAGAATGCTTTGAAATGATCAAAGATTACTTGAATACATCCATGATTGTTAATGTTCCATCTTTAGAAAGTTCTACGATTGCAATTCTTCATCAAGCAAAAGGATTGATACCGCCGATTGATAAAGAATTCATTGAACAGAATAGAGAAATTTTGAATAAATGGATATCTAAACTGGAAAGTTTGACTCTTTATAATATGCATATCATCAAAGATGATGCATTTAAACAGTTCGTTGATAGTTTTCCGGTTGATGATACAAAAGAAATGAACGGAGTTAATTTCATAAGTCTGTTAAAACACAAAAATTTATATTCGTTCTTTCAGAACACAAATCAAAACAGTTTAAAATTTTATTCACACTATTTTAATGAGTACGTTTTTAAAGGTAAGAATTTATTTTCTTACTGGGCAAACGAAAACAATCCTTTATTTTTGCTTACATATGGTATCGCTGAAGGGCTGGTTAAAGAAAATGAATACGTTGAAATGAAAAATAAAACTATTCAGGAGTTTAAAGATGTTTCATCTGTTCAATAAAGTTTATATCGTTTCAGATAGTTTGATTGATATAAACTTTGATAGAGTGGTGCTATCGGAGAAGTATGGAATTAAAATGTCCGAACAATTGGACAAAGTTTCATATGGTGAGTTATTAATGTATGCAGACAAATTTGCAAATCTGGGAAAATCTTTCGATAATTTTGTAAAAGCACTACACGATCATAGTTCAAAAACAAACAAAAGTGTTTTGGTGTATGTTGATGACAAAAATTTTATCGAATTGACAAGTAATTGGTTAATTAGACTATTCAAAAATATGGATGCAAGCACTGCTTGGTTCGTTGTTGATTCTTATCTAAAGAAAACGAAGAAAAGCCAATCTTGGAGAAATAATCACTCTTCTTCACAAGTAGAAATATACAAAGATGTGAGTGAAACAGAATTCAAAAAAGTATTTGGTGGTCTTACTATTGACAAAGTTGATGCAGTGTATACCACAATCAGAGAACAGATAAGTTTAGAATTTTTAGTCGCGTCTTATAAACATGATGGTTCAAACTTACCACAATTAATTGTTTCTTTAGAAAAAATTCTAAAAAGAACACTACAAGAAATATTGTTGGAGATAAAACACACTGTGTATAAGAACCAACATAAACCCAACTTTAATATTCCATTCGATGAAACATTTTTTGGCAATTCAACACTGTATAAATCTGAACTACTTGGTAAAGTTGGTGAAGCATCGAATGTTGATATCATAAATTCTTCCGAAGAAGACATTAAGAAATTCAAAGATATAGCCAAACAAGTCTATATGAATTGGGATAAATTCTCTGAGAATTCTCCCATCATCAAGAAACTGGACTTGCTTGATCTGCTGCGCGGCGGCTTAACAAAAGAAGAAGTCGATAAAGTTTTACAGATGGAAAAAGAAGATACATCGAACAGTAGAGTTTATCCATCTAGCGACGAAGAACACATCAACATCTACTTGTTGGATCATGTATTAAATCAAAACTCGGAACAATTGAAATCATATCAACTTAGATGAAACAAAATGATTATTATGATTTAGGTTTTTTTCAATCGAATGTACCTGATGATATCTTGAAATTACTTTGGTCGGAAGTTTATCTGACTGAGTGGATGAATGATTCGGAAGAGGGTATCTACAAACAAATACCTTCTTGGTACAAAAAGAAAAACAAATATGAATTGAAGAAAGATGGTTCAAATAGATCCGAATATGAACGTCTGATTGGAAAAGAAGTTTTCGAAAAGACTCCGATCACACTGATAAAAATTGGCAATAAACTTATAGAGAATGATCAATTTGATTTTTTCAGAACTTACTACAAATCACACGAATTAAAATACATTGATCTCTGGAATGGTTCAGAGAGTATAGATTACCATTTCGATACGATAAATGGATGTGACACGCTCATTCTGATTTATCTTACAGACTCCGAAAAGTGGTCGAGTGAATGGGGCGGTTCTATAACCATGAAGAAACAAGTCGGCAACATTTGTCATTATGAACAAAAAATTCTTCCTAATAATGGAACTATGTTGGTTATAAACAATGCAAACCCACTTGTCATGCACAAGGTAGAAAAACTTCATAACACATCAATAAATAGATACACCTTCTCTTTTATTTACAAGTGGTTTTAAATTGATAGCTGAACATGTATTGAATATACACAATAAGAGACCAGATACTGGTGAAATTATTGTAACACTGTTTGAATATTGTGATCTGAGTTGTTTATTCTGCAACCAAGACCACGATAGCTATGAGGGTATCGATACAATAGTTGGTAAATTTGACTCAATTAAATTGTCAATTGACCAGCAAATAAAAAAAGGCAAAAAGCAAATCTCCATACACATGATGGGTGGAGAATTATTCTCGGATACAGTAGAAGATAAAGTATTCGACGACTACGCCGAACTCACCAAGAAATTACTGGCATACGGCAAAGAAATAAACATACCTTTAGAAGTTTCTTTCATTACCAACTTTATATGGGAAAAGAAACAAAGAATAAAGAAATTTCTGGACGATAACGAAATATCGGTTATGACTAGTTATGACCCGTCAGGTAGATTCAACAAAAAAACTTTTGAAGTCTACAAAAAAAACATACAAGATTTTAAAGAATATATAATCAGTGTCAACGTCATTATGACGAAGCCAAATATAGATAAATTCATGTCGGACAATGTACCGTTTTTTGATTACTTGTACGAAAACTTTCCAATCTATTTTGATTATTATGGACCAGGAAAAAACCATGAATTTCTAATGGCGAAAGACATTGAGATTCGTGACTTTATGAAGTACATGTTTGAGAACTGGAACAATTGTCATCCGTTCAAAACATTTGCCAATAAAACCGCAAACAAAATGTCATGCATGGATACGCATACTGTTATGCCATCTGGAAAATGGGGTGGTTGTGGTTACTTTGAGAATTTGGAGAAAGTTATACCTATTAAAGTTGTGACTGAACAACAATGGTTTGATAGTTACAATTGTTACGAATGCGAACACCTACAAAGGTGTACTATGGGGTGTTTTATGAGCAATCACGTGAAAGACATGAGAACTCAAGACACATGTTGGTTAAAAGAAGTCTATGACTATGTTGATTTAAAAGTTGGAAACGAAAATGATATTACCATTAATTGAATTAAACAAAGATTTCATTGCCTCGGAGGCAATTCATTACGTTCAAAGAACATATACAGATTTTAAATTTGAATATGACTTGCTTCGCAGAGACATACACATGGTCATCGACATATTCATGGGTGAATTGCATGTGGAAGGTGGTGTTTACTCCTATGATATCGAAGAAGGTAAAGATGATTCTTACTTTCAACTGAACAGATACAAAAGGTCGTTTACAGTTTTCAGAAATCATTCAGATGAAACAATAAACTGTATACAATACACGGCAAACTTAATAAAAGATGTAATCACAAATAAAAAAATTCAACCAGTTTACAATACACAATTTGAACAACTGTATGATACTAAACAAAAATTCAATGAAGAAAAACTAGGTGAATTTGATACGATTTGTGGATTGATTGTTGCGAATTCTGCCGCAGGTTCAAACAGAAATTACCATATTGATTTCATTGAAGAATATTTCGATAAAGGTTTCGTTGTGACCAAAATTCCTCCTCATATTCACGAAAGATTATGGGAAGAAGTCAGAAATACCAAATGGATCGATGCAAAGAAATCAACTTACAAAAAAGTTCCAGACTGGTATCACGAAAACGAAAAACATTATGTTGATCCTACCGGATATGATAGACCATCTTACGAAAGAAAAATTGGTGCAGACATTTTCACAAATGCACCAAAGAGTTTAATTGATATTTCGGATGATCTGATCAAAGATGATACATTCTCACCTTTAAGGATGTATAGACCACCAAATGCCATCACAAAGTATCTTCATTTCTGGAATGGCAGTGAGAATTCACCACATCACGTTGATGCAATCGATGGTTCTGACCTAATGGTTTTCTGTTATCTGACAGAAGAAAAGGACTGGAAAGAAGAGTGGGGTGGTTACATTAATATTATGAAAGAAGTGAATTCAGAAATAACAAACACCAAAACCATTTTACCAAACGATGGTGTCATGGTATTGGTAAACAATTCTGCACCAATCTTCAAACATGGCATTCGGAACTTAATCAAACGCGACATTAATAGATACACATTCATCTTTCATTACACTTGGACATATTGAATCTAAAATTTTGTCATGGAATTAATTATTAAACCCACTGAAAAGTGTAACTTCAAGTGTACCTTTTGTTCAAGTACGCACATCACCGATGATAAGACAGCGGAGTTGGATCACGAATATATCTTTAAGTTTTTAAAGAGATATCCAGAAACAAATACCATAATTGTTAATGGTGGCGATCCACTAATGATGAGCCCAGAATATTACTGGAAAATAATTGAACATCTGAATGAAATTGGTAGTGATGCTCGCATATCATTTACCAGTAATCTATGGCCATTCTATAAGAATCCCAAAAAATGGACCGAACTGTTTACGCATCCTCGCATGGGTATTACAACCAGTTTCCAATATGGTGGTGGTAGACTCAAAGGTGACTTGACAGAGTTCAGTGAAGAAGACTTCTGGAACGTCAGTGATATGATGCTGGACGTTGTTGGTTATCGCCCGGACTTCATAAGTGTTATCACTAAGGAGAATGAACATCTAGCCATCAAGAACGTTGAACTGGCCAAGGAAATGGATGTGGAATGTAAATTGAACTATGCGTTCAGTAGTGGACCTCCGGTAAAATTTAAAAACATTACCATGGGCCAACAAGGGCAACCATATTTACTGGCATATATGTATAAAATATATGTTGAAATATGGAAAAAAGATTTGACAAAGTGGGAATATAACACAAAACAGATGGTAAAAAGACTGGTTGGTCATGCAACCACTTGCCCACAAAATAGAAACTGTGATGCAAACATCCGAACATTACAACCTAGTGGTGACTATTATAGTTGCGGTGCATTTGGTGACGATAAACTTTATCAAATAGATTTCGAAAAAGAAATGTCAGGTGAAAAAATATTTCCTTTGAGATTTCAACCAGAAATACAGAGCCTTAAAAGTTCTTGTTTCACTTGCCCAATGTTTCAAATTTGTAATGGTTGCAAGAAAACAATCAAAGATTTAAAAGACCATGACTTGGTGGAAGAACACTGTTCTAAAATGAAACTGTTGGCACCAGATATTATCGAGTCAAATGGAATGACAGGTATTCTGGAGCCTACACCGTATGTTAGAGAATACCCATGAATGTTTCTATTAATCCCAGTTACTTCTGTAACTTCAGATGTGACTTTTGTTATCTGACGGAAGAACAGTTGTCTGACCAGAAGAAAATAGAATTAGAAAAACTAGATGATTTGTTATCACAGATACCAAACATAGAACATGTTGATTTGTATGGTGGTGAAATTGGTACATTAAAGAAAGACTACTTTTATGGATTGAGAGACACGATTCGCAAACACTATAGTGGCAAAATCAATATCAATACCAACTATTCAATGTTGCATGAAGGTTTTTATGAAGATGATTTCTACCTGAGTGTTAGTTACGATTGGGTAGCCAGAGAAAAGTCAGACAGAGTTTATCAGAACATGTTGATGAGCCCAGTACCCATAGCCGTACTGGTCTTGGCTAGCCCCAAAGTATTACAGATGGATGTAGATGATTTTATATTATCGATGAACATGTGTAGTAGTGTGAGAAGTGTGGAAATAAAACCTTACAGCACCAACCAGGCAAATCAACATCCCGTCACACACAAAGACTTTGAGGAGTTTGTTAAAAAGTGGATCGAAAGCCCGTTACAAAAAAACTTTGAATTCATTAACGAATATTATATTGAAGATGTTCTGAATGGTAACCGAAATGCATTCAGTGATGACCACATCTACATCACACCAAATGGTAAATTTGCTGTACTGGAATTCGATTTAAATGACAATGAATATTTTTTGGAACTGGATAGTTGGGAAGACTACCTTAAATGGACACAAAAAGAAAAACGAAACAACGTTAGTGATATCTGTAGAAGTTGTGAGTTTTATGGTAAATGCCTGACAGAACACTATCGTTACGTCAAGGATCTAAATAATAGTTGCAATGGTTATAAATTTTTAATAGAGTGGTATCGTGAAAGACTGGAAAATTAGACAAGAAATTTATCATAGACTCAACACCGATTTCGATGATGATCTGAAAACCAAATCGGTTGAAATGTCAGATGATATTATTGGTAATGCTGTTCGTTATTTCAATGATCGTAACATAGGATGGATATATCCAGCCAAAAGTTACATGGTCGGCATATGTTATGCACGATGGTTGTCTGAATATTTTGGTGGAGAACCACTAGAATATTTGAAAGAACAGTCTCTTCTTTTCGACAACGACCCATACTATAAAAATTACGAACTGGATCAAAAAACATATGATGAAATTCTGAGTAAGATCAATCACTGGAACTTTGAAGAAAAGGGTTTGGTGCCAGATGTGAAAAAGTATTTTATGGAAGAGTTCATGTTATGATTCAGAATTTGTGGCCAACACCATTTCTGAAAACGGATTTTTCGGAAGAAATAAGAAATAATCTTCTCAGTCATTTTTTAACCAAATATGACATGTTCAATTCTTCAGGTGATTTAAGTAACATAAACATATTCGACGATGAATCGGATATTATTTGTAAGTTTACTGATGAAGTTGTGTTATCACTTTTTGATACATTTCTGAAAGAGAGTTTGGGAAAAGAAATCTCAGATTGGAAAAGTCACAATCTAAAAGGCTGGTTGACTGGTTCCGGAAAAAACTACGCCTCAAATTTCCACAACCATAAGGGTGCGGCAGTATCATCCATCTTTTATATCTTGTGTGAAGAGATAGATGTTGGTGGTGATATTTACTTCACAGATCCGAGACAGAACTCAAATAGAGGTTATGATAATCAATTCTCAAAGTGGTTTGATAATCTATCTTTCACACCAAAGAGTGGTGATGCCGTGGTTTTTCCAAGTTTTCTATATCATTTTGTTGAAACTTATAGGGGAAACATCAGAATAGCTATGCCAGTTGATCTGTTCCTCTATACAAATGAGTGACGATAAGTCCAAAATGTCCTAAATATTTTAGTGTCTTTCAGACATGATAAATACCGATATAATAATAAAAGGTAGAAATAACCCATGGCAGCAGGATATCAAGAATTATTCATTGAGCAAGGCGCCGACTTCTCGACTTCTATCACCTTGGATGATGCAGACAACGAACCTTTCGATTTAACTGGTTATCAAGCAAAAAGTCAGATAAAGAAGTCATACTATTCAAGTACCTCGGCAGCTCAATTCGTCATAACCATTCCCACACCAGTGAATGGTGTGTTAAGCATGTCTATAAGTGCAGCAAATACAGCAAACATATCTGCTGGAAGATATGTCTATGACGTTTTAATTAAAAATTCTAGTAACAATACCACTAGAGTTCTGGAAGGAATCGTTAATATTGTGCCACAAGTTACTAAATTTTAAAGGATAGAAATGCCTACAGTAACTGTCTCACAACCTTCAGTAATAAAAGTAAAGATTGATAGTCAACAGACTAAAGTCAGCACTATCAATTATGCAACAAAGTCGATAAAGGACTCTCCAGACGTTGACATGACCGGTGCAGCCACCGGTGATGTGCTTGTCTATAATGCGAACACACAAATATTCAGTGCAAGAAGAATTGGCTCGGCGACACCAGTTACAGGCGCATTGTTACCAACATCTACAAGAGCTTTCGATCTTGGTAGTAGAACACAAAGATTTAGAAGTATTTATTTGTCCGGTAATACCATTGATATGGACGGAACACAGTTAAAAGCTGACGCAGCAAATGGTACATTATCATTTAGTGCAGCTCCAACAGCCGAATTTCCAAATCCAATTGCAATTTTAATAACTCCGCAAGGAGGTTTTGCTCCAGTGCAAACTGTGGGTGGAGAAATACCCGCAAACACAAATGTACAAAGTATTATTGCAAACACCGCAACATATTTACAATTCACCGGTGGTGACGCAGGATTTTTTTAAATGGCTAATACCGTAATACAGATTTTAAGGTCATATTCAAACGTTGCGCCAACAACTTTGGCGGATGGTGAATTGGCATATTCTTTTCTCGCAAACGCACTGTATATTGGTTCAAATACCGGTCAAGTTATATTGATTGGTGGTTCAAGTTTTGCACAAAACGTTACTGTTGCAGTCGCAAATACGTCAATTGAAACTTTAAATGCTGACGGTGGCGAATTTTAATAAATAGACCGTAGGATTGTTACAAAAAACAACAAAAAGGAAAATAATAATGGCAAACACCTCGATTAGAATTAAACGCTCAACCACAACAGGAACACCAGGGAGTTTGGCCTCAGGTGAATTAGCGTACTCATACCTATCAAATACGATTTTTATCGGTTCGCCAGCTGGCACCGGTGTAGTCAATGTTGGTGGTCAATTTTACACCTCACAAATTGATTCTGCAACCAATATAAACACTGGTGGAGCAATTGTTCGCCGTGATTCAAACGGTAACGCAGCGTTCGGTACCATTACCGCAACATCGATCAATGCAACAATTGAAGGTAATGCGAACTCTGCAACACAATTCCAGACAGATAGATATATTAATATCTCTGGTGGTGATGTAGTTGCAACTGCACAACTGTATAACGGTACTGCAAACGCAACATTAAGTGCATCTCTATCAACAGTCTCTGGTTTATCTGCCGGCACATATGGTGGTACCACAACAGTACCTATTGTTACTGTTGCTGCAAACGGTCGTGTTATGGCCATTGCAAACTCCGCAACCATCGCAACATCTTTAAATATTCAAGGTGATACTGGTACAGATACAGTTAATCTTGCAACAGACACACTAGATTTTGAAGGTGGTTCTGGTGTAATAACAGCCGTTTCGAACAATAAAGTTACAATCGCGGTCGATAATGGAACGGTACTGAGAACAAACACTGCGATTCAAAGACAGATTATTGATGGTAACGTAGAAATCAGCGGAAACTTGGTTGTTCTTGGTACAGAAACAGTCATTAACGTTGAAACACTAAACATTGCTGACCCGTTAATTTTCTTGGCGGCTAACAACAACATATCGGATACCGTAGATATTGGTTTTTCTGGTAACTATAGTGATGGAACCATAAGACACGCTGGTGTGTTCAGACATGCGGGCACAAAAGATTTCTATGTTTTCGATAATTACACTGGAGGTCATGCTAATAACGTTCTTGATATTGGTGATTCTAGTTTCCGCGTTGCAAACTTACGTGCAAACTTAATTTCTCAATATGCAAACGTTGAGACATTACAAGTCAGCACACTGAATGTAACTACTTTGTCATTAACAAATGACCTGACTGTTCCTAACGGCGGTACAGGTGCAAGTTCCTTCACTAACGGTGCAATTCTGGTTGGTGCTGGTTCAGGCGCATTGACAACACTAGCAAATAGTACATATACCCCAACAGGTACAGGTGCAGCCAATAATACATTATCTTCACTGACAGTTGATGCATATGGCAGAACAACGGCAGCAACATTCGAAGCAATCTCTGGATTAACTGTTGCACAAGGTGGTACTGGTGTTAACACATTCAATGCTGGTCAAATTGTTGTTGGTGATGGCACCAACGGCCTGAAACAAATTGCTAACGTAACATACACTCAAACAGGTACGTTAACAACCGCAAATACAGTTTCCGCAATTACTGTAGATGCTTATGGTCGTGTTAGTGCATTAACATCTTCAGCAATTGCTCTAGGTGCAGATCAGATTACTAGCGGAACATTAGGTGTTTCAAGAGGCGGTACTGGTGCATCGTCATTCACAAGTGGTGCTCTGCTTGTTGGTAACGGTTCTGGTGCAATCAGTGAACTTGCAAACTCAACATACACAGCAACAGGTTCTGCTGGTGCAGCAAAGACAGTCACTTCACTGACAGTTGATGCATATGGTCGTGTAACTGCCGCAACATTCGCAGACATTTCCGGTCTGACTGTTTCACAAGGCGGTACAGGTGCATCCACATTCACCACAAGCGGTATCGTATACGGCAATGGAACTGGTGCATTACAAGTCACTGCGGCTGCTGGTACATCAGATCAAACATGGTCTAACCAAATTCTGACAGTAACCAATGCTGGTGTTCCAGTTTGGTCTTCTGCACTAGACGGAGGTCAATTCTAATTTGACTATATAATGTATGTTTCTTTATGATAGGAGTTTGAAATGGGAAATGAAAAATATTTAAATTATTACATTGAGACATTGACAAGCACAGTAACAGATTGTGTTATTCGAAATGTCTCAATGCAAGCAAACGCAAAAGTTACTGATGATGTTATCAAAGAACAAAGTGAAAAGATTGATGCATTAACAAAGTTGAATGCCGATTTACAAAAATCTGTTCAAGATTTGAAAAACATTAATACGTCAAATGAAAGTGCTTTGGTTCAAGATTTGAAAAATAAGTTGGTCGAAAGTGAAAAAACTGCAACTAACTTAAGAAATGACATAGATCAATTGATAACAAAATACCGTGATTATGACAGTATTAAAAATCAATCGACTCATGTTGAAACTTTTAAATCCGAATTGATCAAGGCTAGAGAAGAGACTAATAGAGTTCGTACTGAACTGGAAACAAAAGTCAACTCTTTAGTATCGGAAAATGCAGCTGAATTGAACAAGGCTAGAGAAGAGACTAATAGAGTTCGTAGTGAACTAGAAACAAAAATTAATTCTCTAGTATCAGAAAATGCGGGAAAAATTTCCACATTAACTGAACAACATAATAAAGATATTGTGCGTTTAAATGAAAAACATGATAAACAAGTTAATGAATTAACTGATAAAATTGACTATTTACAATTACCTCCTGCCAAAAGAAAAAAAATTGATGAGCTAAATAAACAGATAGAACCAGAAATGGTAATCGATTCTGGCGAATTAAATAGCCCAATCAAAGATGGCGGATCGTTTTAAGTAAATGTCAAACACATCAATACAGTTAAAAAAATCAGGCGCAACAGGTAACACACCAACAGGTTTATCCTTTGGTGAGGTTGCCATTAACTACGCCGATGGTAAACTATATTATAAGAATTCATTGGGTGGAACATCTTACATTTCCAACCAGTTTTCATTCGACACCATCAATGCAAATAACTCACTGATACTTGCTACTGGTGTTTCAGATACTCTTTCTTTTGTTGCTGGTGATAACATCAGTATCAATACAAATACTGCAACAAAAACAATTGTTATTTCGGCCACATCTGGTGGTTCAACTTCAGGTGGAATATATGCTAACGGTGCATTTGCACAGGCAAATGCTGCTTACACACACGCCAATGCAGCATTCAATGCAGCAAACACTGGTGGATCTTCAACAGATTCTGTAGCAAGAACTACTGCAAATGCTGCTTACACACACGCCAATGCAGCATTCAATGCAGCAAACACTGGTGGTTCTTCAACAGATTCTGTAGCAAGAACTACTGCAAATGCTGCTTTCGTTCAGGCAAATGCTGCTTACGCTTCTCAAAATACTACCGGATCATACGCAAACTCAGCATATACACAAGCCAATACTGCCACAACCAATGCATCAACAGCAGACTCCAAAGCAGTAACAGCTGGATCATACGCAAACTCAGCATATACACAAGCAAATACCGCAACCAATAATGCGGCTGGTGCTTCTTTATATGCTAACGGAGCATTCATACAAGCCAATGCGGCTTTCAATAGAGCAAATTCTGTATTAGGTGGTTTCAGAGCCAACACTTTAATTGTTGCAAATGGTACTGGTTTCCTATCTAACTCAAATGCTGAGTTTAGTTTATCAAACAATACTTTGTATGTTCCAAATGCAAACATATCAAATGAAATAGTTGCAAACTCACTTATCTTCTATGATGGTACAAGATTAAATAGTGCAACTGGTATAAATGCGAATACAGCAAATAGTGCTGCAACAGCAAACGTGTCCATATTCGCAAGAGTAACAAACGTAACAACAGGAACTTATTTCCCAATTGTTACGGACACAACAATTACAGGTGCCGACACATTCCATTATTCAAGTGGTGACTTCTTAATGTATGCTGCGAATAATACATTCAGAGCCACTGGTAACGTTTGGGCTGGAGAATTTCTTGCTGTTGGTTCAAATATACCCGTTGTCAATTCGACTGGTCATTGGGTTGGTCAAACCATATCGGCTGGTTCAGCTGGAAGTGCTAATACAGCTAATGTTGCAATCAATGCAAGAATCACTAATGTAACAACAGGTACTTATTTCCCCATTGTTACCGACACAACAATTACCGGCAGCGATACATTACACTATTCTAGCAATGATTTCTTAATGTATGCTGCGAATAATACATTCAGAGCCACTGGTAACGTTTGGGCTGGAGAATTTCTTGCTGTTGGCACAAATATTCCGGTTGTCAATTCTACTGGTCATTGGGTTGGTCAGACAGTAAACGGAATAGATTCATTTGCGAGAACGACAGCAAACGCAGCACTACCTACAACTGGTGGTACAGTAACTGGTAACCTAACATTGTCCACAACATCGACAATGATTATACAAAACACCAGACCAACCACATCAAACAGCACAGGTGCATTAATTGTTAGGGGTGGTGTAGGTATAGCGGGCAACTTGTTTGTTGGTGGCATATTCACTGTAGACGGCGATTTTCAGGTTGGTAACACAACAAGTACCGGTAACGTTTTCAACTCTGGTTTTGTAACGTTCTCTCAACCAACACTGTTCACATCAAACGCAGCAACAACGTCAAATACAACTGGTGCAATAATTTCAACTGGTGGTATCGCCACTAGAGGAAACTTATTTTCTGGTGCAATCAGAATCACAGGACCATCATCAAACGGATTAACTTTTGCTGATGGTACAGTACAATACACTGCGAATGCTCCATCTTCTTCTATAGCAAACGGAAGTAGCAATATTGTCATTCCAACAGCAAATGGAAATATAATAGCCAATGTTAGTGGAAACACAATTGTCACCATAACAGCTAATGGATTCTCAACATCTGGTGCAAATGGTGATATCAGTGGTGCAAATAATATTTTTTCTAATTTTATCAATGTTACATCAGCTTCAATTGTATCCGGTGTTAATGTAGTACCATTCATTCAAAGTGCATTCAACAGAGCAAACAATTCATTGAATGCAAATACTGGTGGTAGAGTTACTGGAAATACCGTTATAAGCAACGTTGATATGGCTAACGCCATTTATAGTAACGTATCATTCTCTGTCGCAACACAAGAAGATGCACCTTCAGCCATGTCTATTAGTGCTGATGGTAAGAAAATGTTTGTGATGGGTACGACAGGCGATGATGTAAACGAATACGACTTAACTACTCCATGGTTGGTTTCTTCAGCAACATTTGTCAGAGTATTTTCTGTTGCTTCACAAGAAAATTTTCCAACAGGTTTATTTTTCCGACCAGATGGTCTTAAATTCTATGTTGTTGGACAAACCAATGACACCGTTTACCAATATGCGTTGACGACACCTTGGGATTTATCGACAGCTTCTTACGAAAGTAAATCGTTCTCCGTTTCTAGTCAAGATAATAATCCAACAGGTATATTCTTTAGACCTAATGGTTTGTCAATGTATGTGACAGGATCTTCAACAGACTCTGTTCATCAGTATACTTTATCAACAGCTTGGGATGTTTCAACAGCCACATTCCTGCAATCTTTTAGTGTTGCCTCTGAAGAAACAGTACCACAAGATTTGTCTTTTGCTAACGATGGTTCCCGAATGTTTGTTATGGGCAACATCGGTGATGATGTTAACATATACAATCTATCAACTTCGTGGAATGTTAGTACCGCCGTATTCTCAACAACATTCAGTGTTGCTGCACAAGATGATGCACCAATAGGTATGTTCATTGAAGTGGACGGAAGTAGATTTTACATGCTTGGTTCAAGCAATGATACCGTCTATCAGTACAGACTTCCGATGGCAACGATTGAATTGACAGGAAACACATTTATAAATGGCGACATTAATGTTTTACAAAATTTAAATGTTGATGGATCAGCCACATTCCGCAATGAAATTATTTCGAATAATGTAATATCAAGCAACATTTATGTTTCTGGGTATAATGTATTTACCTATATTACGAATGCTTACATACAAGCCAATGCTGCATTTGCTGCAGCTAATGCTGGTGGAGCCGGCACAGACCAATTTGCTAGAAACACAGCTAATGCAGCCTTCATACAAGCTAATGCCGCTTTCGCAGTGGCGAATACTGGCGGCGGTGGTGGCGGTCCAGGAACAGATAACGTAGCTAGACAAACGGCTAATGCAGCCTTCATACAAGCCAATGCTGCATTTGCTGCAGCTAACGCAGGAGGATCAGGCACAGATCAATACGCAAGAGACACAGCAAATGCTGCATTGATTGCAGTTAGTAATAACGCAGTGAATTTGTTAGTTTATAGTAATTTCTTTATTGCAAATGGTAATACATCAACATTTAGTGTCACAACAAATCCTGAAAGTAAAGAATACACAGTAGTAAACATAGATGGTGTTATTCAATTAAAGAATACATATTCATTAAGTGGAAACACAATTATTTTATCGGAAAATGTTGCAGCAAATGCAAATGTTGAAATAACAGTTTCTGGTGGAGGCGGCGGTGGTAATACTACTGTAGGTTTCGTTACTCAAAATAAAACTGTTATAGATAGTAATGTAACAATAGGTGCTGGTTTCAGTGCAGTCAGTGTTGGTCCATTATCTATAGCAAACAATGTCGTTATAAACATAGCTGCTGGACAAAAATGGGTAATTTTATAAAATTTGATATTGACAAAAACGGATAAAAAATGCCAAGTATTATTAACGCATCAACTTCATCAACAGGTCTTTTACAATCGGCAGATGCCAGTGGCATTCTACAGTTACAGAGTAATGGCACAACAGGATTAACTGTGAATGCTAATGCAAATGTAACAATAAGCAACAGTTTATTTGTGAGCGGAAATGAAGTTCAACCATTGGTTTCTGGAACATCACAAACTACAACTAGTGGAACTAGCATAGATTTCACTAGCATACCAAGTTGGGTAAGAAGAATTACAGTGATGTTTAATGGGGTAAGCACAAATGGAACTAGCATAATTCAAATTCAAGTTGGATCTGGATCCTTTGTTACATCTGGTTACTTTGCAAATTATGGTGCAATTAATTTGGGTACCGGACAAGCAAACATTACAACAGGAATTCCTGTATATGCGGGTGCATCAGCAGCTTCTGTATCCACCGGACACATTATACTCACTTTAATTGGATCAAATACTTGGATTGCATCTGGAGTTGTGTTATACACAAATAATGCTGGAGCTATGTATATGATTGCTGGTAATACCCCTTCGCTTGCCGGTGCGCTCGACAGAGTAAGATTAACCACAGTAAACGGCACTGACACTTTTGACGCTGGCTCAGTTAACATATTATACGAATAACAGGAACAAATAATGCCATACGGAACATTAGCACTAGACGCAATAGAAAGTTCTGGTAATTTAAGTATTACTGGTAATGTTACAACTACGGGCACAATTACTAGTTCTACAGGTGTTACTTATCCTTTAGTGGCAAATACAGCTAAGACCACAACCAGTGGCACCAGTATAAATTTCACTGATATTCCAGATTGGGTGAAAAGAATTACACTTATGTATAGCGGCGTTAGCACTAGCGGTACTAGTAATTGGTTAATACAGCTCGGAGATTCAGGCGGAGTTGAAAACACTGGCTATTTGGGGGTTGGAACTTTTCTTGGAGCTACAACTAGCGGTACAAACTACACGGCTGGATTTGGATTCTCAATTGGCGGTGCTGGTCATATATTGCATGGGTCAGCTGTTCTTACTTTGCTTTCTAGTTCAACAAACTCTTGGACTTGTATGGGTAGTTTAGGTGGAACTGGTACCGCCGCCGGATTTATATACTCAACTGCTGGTGCCAAATCACTAAGTGGAACTTTAGATAGAGTTAGACTAACCACAGTAAACGGTACAGATACTTTCGACGCTGGCTCAGTTAATATTTTGTATGAGTAAACAATTATGGCAATAACATTAGACGGATCCTCTGGATTAGTATTACCATCTTGGGCTACTGCTGGTCGCCCGAGTAATCCTCAAAATGGTCAAATGGGATTGAATACAACATTGGGGTATATAGAGTGGTACAATCAAGCTTATGGATCATGGCAGGGAATTTTTCAGGGTCTCAATTATGCTATAAATTATCTAGTTGTCGCAGGCGGCGGTGCTGGAGGTGGTGCTGGTTCCACTTGGGCATCGGCAGGCGGCGGCGGCGCCGGCGGTTATCGTACTGGAACACTTGGTGTAACTAGTCAAACTAATTATACCATTGTAGTTGGAGCTGGTGGCACATCTACATCAGTATATGGTGGAGGCACAGCTGGCAGTAATTCTTCATTAACAACAGACATAGTTTCAGCTGGCGGCGGCGGAGGTAGTGGTTTTAATGGTGCTGGAAGTACCGGTGGATCTGGTGGCGGTGGCGGTGGATATACAAGTGCTCCAGGCACAAGTACGGGATATACCGGTAATATTCCAGTAACATCACCATCACAAGGTAACAATGGTGGAAATGGGTCTGGTGGAAATGGGTCTGGATCATCTGCCGGTGGTGGTGGCGGTGGATCTGGCGCAGTAGGTTCAAATTCAGCTAGCACCAGCGTAGGTGGTGCTGGTGGAGCCGGTACAGCTTCAACAATCACTGGATCATCTGTAACCTATGCTGCAGGCGGAGGCGGTGGAGCAGGTGGAACTGGTGGAGCAGGTGGATCATCTATAGGGGGTGCCGGCGGATCTGGTAATAGTAACGGAAGTGCATCACCTGCTCCAAATACTGGTAGCGGTGGCGGAGGAGGTGGCGGCGGTGCCAGTGGTGGTGGAACATTGGGCGGATCTGGTAGTTCAGGTATTGTAATTGTTTCGTATGCTAGTACAGCTCAAAGAGGTACTGGAGGAATAGTTTCAACATATGTGTCTGCTAATACTACCTATTGGGTACACACTTTTACCTCATCTGGAACATATACAGCATAAACGAAATAAAATGGGAATTAATATAGGCCGAGGAATTAATGTTGGTGGTGGATTAACATTTGGTTATTCTCCGTCACCCATTTCAGTTGAATATTTAATTGTTGCTGGTGCCGGTGGCGGCGGCGGCCGTGGAGTTAATGTAGGAGGCGGTGGCGGCGGAGCCGGTGGTTTATTAACTGGTATGGATTTTTTTAATTTCGATCAATCTTACGCAATTATTGTTGGTGCTGGCGGCGCCGGTGCGGCGTTCAACACTAACGGAACTTCTGGGCAAAACTCATCATTTAACACAGTATCGGCAATTGGTGGTGGATTTGGTGCAATATTTGGACCCGCAGGAAACGGCGGAAGTGGAGGTGGTGTTAGTGGTGCAAATCAAACCGCTGGTTCAGGCACCGCTGGCCAAGGAAATAACGGTTCTATAGGAGCAGGCACGATTGGAGTAACACCCTGTACCGGCGGTGGAGGAGGAGGTGCGGGTTCTGCGGCTAGCGGCCGCATTGGAGGTACAGGTTTAACAAATAGTATATCTGGATCTTCAGTAACATATGCAGTCGGCGGCGATGGTGGTAACACAGGAGGAGCAGGTAATACTTCAGGAGCTTCCAATACAGGCAATGCTGGTCGTGGATCGGACGGCGATGCATCTTTATCGGGTAGCGGTGGATCCGGCATCGTAATTATAAGATATTCTGATACATTGCCAGCAGCTAAGAGCACAACCGGTAGCCCCACAATTTCTGTGTCGGGTGGATATAGAATATATACTTTTACAGGATCAGGTAGTATTACATTTTAAGAGGTTAAAAAATGGCACATTTTGCACAATTGGATGAAAATAATATTGTCACACAAGTAATCGTAGTAAACAACCAAGAATTATTGGATGAGAGCAATGTCGAGCAAGAAGAAAAAGGTATTGTTTTTTGCCAATCACTTTTGGGTGGTAATTGGAAACAAACAAGTTACAATGCAAACATAAGAAAAAATTATGCAGGTGTAGGTTACACATATGATGTTGAAAGAGATGCTTTTATTCCACCAAAACCATATGCATATGCATCTTGGATTTTGAATGAAGATACATGCAGATGGGAAGCACCAATTGCTTATCCAGAAGATGGCAAAGCATACACATGGAACGAAGAAACTGTTTCTTGGCAAGAAGTGATTCTAGATTTAGAATAAATACTTTATTTAAAAGACATTTAAAACATGCCACTAACTAGAATTCAACCGCAAGGTTTAGATAGCACTGGAACTTATACATTCAATGGTATTATAGCAAACACTGCTATTGTTGCTGGTAATGATATCTCTTCTGGTGGCGGACCTAAAATAACAAATATACAGGTAACCGATAGTTCATACAATGTATTGGATGATACATCTGTAAGTACATCTGGTGGTTACATTAAAATTACAGGCACAGGCTTTGCATCTGGTTGTCAAGTATTAATTAATAATACTCCAGTAACATCAGTAACTTTTGTAAGTGCGACAGAAGTTAGGGCACAAGTTCCTGCAACCTCGGCCGGAACATATGTTGTTTATTTGGTAAACAGCGATGGTGGCGTAGCAATACGGGTTAATGGTATTACATTTAGTGGCACACCTAATTGGGTAACATCAAGCACACTTCCAAATAGTGATCCGTTAGTATCCATTCAATTGAGTGCAACAAGTGATAGTGCAGTTGTATATTCATTGGCCGCAGGCAGCACTTTACCTACTGGTATAACACTTTCAAGTGGTGGTTTGTTGAGTGGAACTGTAACAGGAACAGATCAAACAACTTATAATTTTACTATAAATGCAATTGACGCAGAGTTGCAAGATAGCCCAAGAACATTTAGCATAACGATAACTTTTAGTGATTTAAACTTTCCTTATGTAACTACTTTGATTAGTGCAAACACTGCAACTTTGCCATACGACAGTGATGCCAGTAATAATAATTTTGCAATAACACCAAATGGTGATGTTAGACCGAACGGCTTTAATCCATATACACCTGGCTACTATAGTAATTATTTTGATGGTACTGGTGATTATTTGACTGTTCCGAGTACATCAAGTTTATCTATGGGCACTGGTGATTTTTGTATTGAAATGTGGATTTACCCAACCGCATTGTCCGCTACATCACAAGTACTGTATGCAAATTTTTCTGCTGGCACCACTCAAATGGGTGTTTTTATTAGAAACACAAGCACCATTCGTTTTTCAAGTTGGGATACTGCGTATTTGGATAGTGCTTCCGGAAGTATTGTAAATAATATATGGCATCATATTGTTGTTTGCAGGGCTACGACTACTACATCATTGTTTATAAATGGTGTTAGGGCTGCAACTGCGACAGGTGCTTCAAATGATTTTTCATCCAGTTCTGCTTTTTCAATTGGTCGTAATCCAAATAATACTGAATTTTTTCCCGGTTACATATCTAATCTTCGGGTTATAAAAGGCAGCGCTCTATATAACCCTTCTAGCACTACAATTACAGTCCCGACGACACCATTGACTGCTATAGCCAACACCAGCTTACTAACCTGCCAAAGTAATGGATTTATTGACAACAGCACAAACGCATTTACTATCACACGCAATGGTGACACACTGGTATCAGGATTTGATCCGTTTGTACCCGACACCAGCTACGGTACCTATGGAAGCACTTACTTTGATGGCACTGGTGATTATCTAGCACCCGCAACTAATTCTGCTTTCGCATTTGGCACAGGCGATTTTACTTTTGAATGCTGGATTTATGCTACTACTGCTAATGATTCTCCAATTTATGAGAGCCGTTCAACAAACTCAACCACAGATGGATTTACTGTAACGGCATTTTCTTCAACTGTAATTAGAGTTTATACAACAGCAGTACTTGTTTCTGCTACCGTTTCTAACTATGTAAATACATGGACACATGTCGCATTTACACGACAGGGTAGCACCAACCGTTTATTTGTAAATGGTGTACTTGGTGCAACGGCAACAGCCGCTGACAACTTTAGTAATACTACTGCATTCATTGGTGCAGGACGATACGCAAGTAGTAGTTTATCTGCTTACTTTACAGGATACATCTCTGATGCTAGGATAGTAAAAGGTACAGCAGTCTATACCTCAGCGTTTACTCCACCTACAACACCATTAACCGCAATAGCCAACACAAGTTTGTTGACCTGCCAAACCAATCAACCCGATAATAACAATATATTATTAGATTCCAGCACCAACAACTTCTTAATTACAAGAAACGGTAATACCACACAAGGCACATTTAGCCCATATGGTCCGTTATGGAGTAACTACTTTGATGGTACTGGTGATTATTTAACAATTCCTTACAGTGCATCTATGGTTCAGTGGTGGGACACTGATTACACCATTGAAATGTGGGTGTATAATGTTACCAACTCACAAACATCTAATGGCTTTCCCCTTCAAGTTGCTTACGGACTCCCTGCCCAAGCTGATACTTATTGGTCATTCGGTACTCTTACTAATGGTACACTAATGTTCTATTATTATAACGGAGGCGCAGTAACATCAGCAGTTAGTAGTGCTACAGTGCCTTTGAATACTTGGACGCATGTTGCGATGGTTTATACTAATTCAAGCACGACTCTTAAAGGTTACATTAACGGAGTTCAAGCATTTTCAGTATCAAAATCCGGCACGCCTCAGGGTCCTTCGGGGCAGACTGTAAACTTGGGGGCAGTACAATCTACAGGATACAATGGTTATATTTCAAATCTTCGTATAGTAAGAGGTACGGCAGTATATACCTCAGCATTTACTCCAAGTACTTCACCACTAACTGCCATAGCCAATACCAGTTTACTAACTTGCACAGATAATAGATTCGTAGACGATAGCCCAAACAATTTTACCATCACCCGTAACGGCGATGTTAGTGTACAAAGATTTAGTCCTTTTAGTCCACAGACAGTCACTACTTTTTATAGTGGTTATTTTGATGGTACTGGAGATTGGCTAGTTACAACAACATCTCCTGCAACATTGTCTGGAAGTTTTACTATAGAAGGATGGGTTTATATAACATCTTTAGCAGCTGGCAGAAGCCTAGTGTGTGTAGGCGACGACAATACTTCAACTGGCGCCTTGTTTTTTGTAAACACATCTGGAAGATTAGCAATTTTTGGAAACGGTGGTAATATTTTAGTTGGTACTTCACAGACTGTGGCAGTAAATACTTGGAATCATATTGCATTTGTTCGATCATCAGGTACAATAACAGCATATCTTAATGGAGTTGCAGATTCAACTACAGCATCTAACAGTACAGCATTTACAGGTGCAAACAGAATTGGTGGAGAATTATTTGCTGGAAATGCCGGTGGTACTATAATGTTGGGTTATATCTCTAACTATAGATTAGTAAATGGAACCGCAGTATATACCTCAGCATTCACTCCACCTACTCAACCATTAACTGCAATATCCGGTACAAGTTTACTAACATGTCAAAGTGCAACTTTTATAGACAATTCAACTAATAACTTTACTATTACAGTTGCTGGTAACACCACACCAACAACAGTTGCACCATTTACACCCACAGCAACAACAGGAGTTGCTTACTCACCAAGTGTGTATGGTGGTAGTATGTATTTTGATGGTAGTGGAGACTATTTAACTGTTCCGCCCAGCACAACAACATATTTGTCTAATAGAGCATTCACCATTGAAGCATGGGTTTATCTCAATGCGAACTATGTAGTATTAGTATCTCGTCGAGCAGAGGTTTCAGCTCGTGGATTTTTCCTTACATATGGTAACATTACAGATAACAAATTCACTTTTTATGCTGGTGATACTGATGGTGGTTTTTGGAATGTGCAGTTGACTTCAACAGATACTTTTTCTTTGAGACAATGGCACCATGTTGTAATAACTAGAAATTCCAGTAATGTATTCACTCTATGGGTCAATGGGGTATCTCAAGCAACTGGTACTGCTTCATTTACTATAGCAGATGACACAAGCAACTTGTTAATTGGTGCCATAGACAGCGGAAATGCACCAATGAACGGATATATTTCCAATCTACGAATTATAACAGGTCAAGCACTTTACACCAGCAATTTTGCACCCCCTGTTAGTCCACTAATAGCAATTCAAAACAGTGTTTTACTGTTAAATGGTACCAGTGCAGGCGTTTATGACAGTTCTATGATGAACGATTATGAAACCGTGGGCAATAGTAACTTGGTAACAAGCATTAAAAAATACGGCAACAGTAGTTTATATTTTGATGGCACTGGGGATTATTTGGCTACAAACAGTACACTAATAACAAATTTTGGAGCAAGACCGTTTACTATAGAATCTTGGGTATATTTTAATTCTGTGTCAGGTACTCGATATATAATGTCAACTTATCAAGATTCAGGCACAGGCTGGGCCCTTGGTTTATTCAACTCAAAGTTTAATTTTTGGGCAACAGGAGACGGGGCAGATATTGTTGGCACAACCACTCCTGTTATTAACACATGGTATCACTTGGCAGTATCGGGCCAAACAGGATCAATAAAACTTTTTGTAAACGGAATTCAAGAAGGATCTACATATACTGGCGCAACAGCATTAAACTCTACATCCACTTTGCGTGTTGGCGACGGAGCAGGTGCCGCAGCCGGCCAAGCCTTAAACGGCTATCTAGACGATGTTCGTATCACCCGCGGTGCGGCCCGTTACACTGCAAACTTTACCCCACCTAGCAGTCCCTTTATAACCAAATAAATAGTCCATAAAGGACAAAAAAATGGCCACAATAACAACAAGAGCAGATTTCAAAGATTATTGTCTAAGACGTTTGGGTTTTCCTGTCATCGAAATCAATATTGATGATGACCAGGTGGAAGATCGTATCGATGATGCATTACAGTATTGGCAAGACTATCATTTTGACGGTCTGCAAAAATTATACTTCATCAAACGAATCGATCAAACCGATATTGACAATCATTATTTGGATCTTAGTCAAGCCAGAGACACCGCAAACAACGTTTCGGAAATTACTGGTGTGACCAGAATATTTCCAATGTATGATTCTCAAGCATCGATTAACATGTTCGACTTGAGATATCAGTTGCGTCTAAACGAATTGTATGACTTTACTTCCGCATCATACATTAACTACACAATGACGATGCAACATCTACGTATGTTGGAACAGTTATTCGTTGGTGAAGTTCCTATCCGTTATCAAAGACATATGCAAAAACTGTTTATTGATTGGGCTTGGGGATCCTCGCAAGCACCAGTTGGTACAGTAGTTGTTGTTGAGTGTTATGGTTTAATTGATCCTGGTGCGTATGGTAGAGTCTGGAATGATCGTTGGTTAAAAGAATATGCAACTGCACTCATCAAGAGAAGTTGGGGCAATAATCTGAAGAAGTTTGCCGGTGTTCAATTACCAGGCGGCGTAACTTTGAACGGAGATAAAATATACACCGAAGCTGTAGATGAAATAAAGATGCTGGAAGCCGACATGGAAAAGAATTATGGTGGTATTTTGGAATTCTATTTGAATTAATATGAAGCATAAACACCATATAATTCCAAAACACATGGGAGGAACAGATGATCCTTCCAATTTAATTGAGCTCACTGTTGAAGAACATGCAGACGCTCACCGTTTATTATGGGAAAAATATGGTAATTGGCAAGACAATGTTGCTTGGAAAGCTTTAAGTGGTCACATTGGTAAAGAAGATATTATACACATGATTCATAAAAATATGAATAAAGGCAGAATACCGACATTGGAAACCAGAGAAAAAATGGCACTCGCTAAAAGAGGCAAAAAAATATCTAAAGAACATGCGAAAGCCCTACACAATGGTAGAAAAAACTCAAAAAATAGTGAAGAACATTTAAAAATATTGTCGAATGCCAATAAAGGCAAAACAATATCAGAAGAACAAATAAAAAAATCAATTGAAACAAGAAAAAAAAATAACGACACTTCTAAAATTTCAAGTATAGCTGGAAAAGCAAGTGCGGAAAAATATAAAAATGATCCTATCCGTCAACAAGCACACTCACAAAGAATGAAAAAGTGGTGGAATGAAAGAAGAAAGGTAGGAACCTAAAATTGCGACCTCGGTGTACTTTAACAACTACAACTCGATTGCAGAACAACGGGTTGTTGAAGACTTAATAGTTGAGTCGATAAAAATTATGGGATTTGACTCCTATTACTGCCCAATCTTCAATGAAGAAGATAGAGATATACTGTATGGCGAAGATCCAGTTAAAAAATTCAAGTCTGCTTTCCCTGTCGAATTCTATCTTTCAAATGCTTTGGAGTATATGGGAGACAAAGAGTTCTTTACCAAGTTTGGTTTAGAAATACGAAACAACGCAAACGTTATCATATCAAAGCGTTCGTTCTCTCAACGTGTTCCACAGAACGTATTTACAAGACCACGTGAAGGTGATTTGATTTATGTACCTTTCTTAAATGGTACTGGTGAATTGTTTGAGATTAAGTTCGTGAATCAAACAAAAGACTTCTTCACATTAGGTCGCAAGATTCCATTCTTCTATGAACTGGAACTTGAGAAGTTTAAGTATTCTCAAGAAGTTATCGATACCGGTATTGCTGATATTGATGATGTTGTGACACAATCTAGTTACACAATCGATCTGACAGTTCGTAACGGAAATGCAATAAACTATTCACAAAAAGAAATTGTGTATCAATCTAGTGATCAAACACTGGCAAATGCATCTTCTAGTGCAACTGTACAGAATTGGGATGCATCATCAAATACCATAAGTGTTACAAACATTTATGGAGAATTTACAGACAACGTTACAATTATTGGTGCAACAAGTAATGCTCGATATATGTTAACAACTTACAATCCTTTGAGAGATAGTACGCCAAATGAAAACTATGACAATATGTACATAGAAGATCAGGCAAATAATATTATTGATTTCACGGAAATTAATCCGTTCGGAAAAATTTAATGGCAGCAATTCAATACAATCGCATCATACGAAAAATTGTTGTTGGGTTTGGTGACCTATTCAATAATATTACACTGGTGCGTTACGACTCAAATCAAATCGAAAAGGAAAGATTCTTAATACCTATTGCATACGCTTCCAAAGAACGTTATGTGATGCGTTTAGAGGATGATCCAAACCTGGACAAAAAAGTACAGATCGCTTTACCTCGTCTGTCTTTTGAAATGACTGGGCTTTCTTATGATAGTTCCAGAAAACAAAATACAAACGTTAAGAATTTTGCTTCTAATGCAACTGGAGCAATATCACAATATAATCCAGTACCATACAATTTTGATTTCAATCTGTATTTGTATGTACGTAATATTGAAGACGCAACTCAAGTTATTGAACATATCGTACCATATTTCACACCGGATTATACAGTAAAATTGAATCTGATTCCTGAAATGGGTATCGTGAAAGAAATACCTGTAATTTTAAATTCTACAGATCACGAAATAGTTTATGAAGGTGATAGAGAACAAGCCACAAGGATGATCATTTGGACTTTAAGGTTCACCGTCAAAGGCTTTATATTTGGTAAACACACAGAAACAAATTTCATTACACATTCTATTTCTTCAATATACAGTTTAAATTCCACAAATGATGTTGTATCATTTACAATGAATCCAGCCACAGGAAATGGATATTATGGAATAGGAGATGTTGTTTACCAAGGGTATTCTTTTGGTACAGCCACAGCCACTGCAAAAGTTACACAGTGGATACCTTCTCTAAATATTTTGAGACTGACAGATATAAAAGGTAATTTCAATTCAACATCTCCAATTATTTCTGCTCAAACAAATGCAAGTTATACATACACATCGTACTCACCATTCGAAGGCAAGTATGCACAAATTGATACTGCAACTGCAACATTCGATTTGAATACATATACCATGGACAGCACTGCTGGTGATATTACGATGGACCTGGATTCAGGTAAATATCCATCATCAATAAGGGAATACAACTAAAATGGCTCAAGAAGTAATAAACACAGGAACATTACCAAATGATGGTAAGGGCGATACTTTAAGAATAGCCGGTCAAAAAATAAACAATAACTTTTTTGAGTTATATAATGTCGGCGCCGTAACAGATAACACAGCCAGACAAAGAGCTAACGCAGCTTTCGATACAGCAAACACAAAAATCGCAAAGGCTGGTGATATTGTTACCGGCTCATTGATTTTTAGAACGAATGCAAATAATGCATATCCAAATACAAGAATAGGTAATATTCAAGAAGCAAACAGTATTGATGTTTTTGCAGGAAATGAAAATGACTTTGCTCAATTAAATTGGGCAAATACAAATTTTGCAATTGTTGATAGTGTTGGTGTTGTTGCCACTACAGCAAATACTTCTGTTGAATTGAAAGATGAACAGGAATTAGTTTTAGTCAGAGTAAATACACAGAATTGGTCATTTACTAGTAATGGAAGAGTAACTGTTTTTGATACTTCAACAGCTGCCAAAACAACTTTGGCTCCAGGTTTTAGAAATGCAATAACAGTAACTTCAAATACACACAACGCATCAAATACAAATGACATTTTATTTTGTGATCCAACCACTGCGGGTGGCAATGTAGTTGTAAATCTTTCAGCCAACGTAGATGCCGGTAAATGTTATACAATTAAAAATATAAATCCCGGTGGATATAGTGTCAACGTAAGTGGTACGGAAAGAGCTTACCCATACATAGAAGATCCTGATGCTTTAGGAAATTTTGTGACAAGAGTAAGAATGTCAAACACTGGAGAAGTATACACATGGGTTTTTGATTCCGGAGTCTATAGATACATACAATAAAATATGAATACTTTTGATAAAAATATGGAAAAAATATTTGATGTTACTCCGGTTGAAGTGCCGGAGAAACAATCATTGATACCTGTGAAAAGTGATTCTGAAGAATTGGATTTGAAACAAGACTTGACAGATGCATACGAACAATCGAAAAGTAATCTTCAAGATATAATCGAACAAGGCAAAGATGCAATGGATGAAATCCTACAGATTGCAAAAGCAGGTCAGCATCCAAGAGCGTTCGAAGTCTATGGTACTCTACTAAAGAATATGGTAGAAGCCAATGATCGTCTATTAAAAATGCAAAAAGAAATGCGTGAGATGGACGGAAAGAAAAAAGATAATGGTGATACTAAAATTGACAAGGCTATTTTTGTTGGTTCGACTGCTGAACTATCAAAAATTCTAAAGAATAATGGACAATAAAGATTCTTACCGCGACAATCCGTTATTAAAGAGAGCCGGTGTACAACTAGAATATACTCAAGAACAAATCGATGAGTATATAAAATGTGCAAAAGATCCAATTTATTTCGCAAAAAATTATGTAAAGATCGTCAACGTTGATGAAGGTCTTATTAATTTTAGGATGTGGCCTTTTCAGGAGAAAATGCTCAACCTTTTTAAGGACAATCGTTTCGTAATTACAAAATGTCCTCGACAGGTTGGTAAAACCACAACAACGGTTGCATATCTATTACATGCAACATTATTCCAAGACTCTCAAAACGTTGCCGTTCTTGCCAACAAAGGCTCTCTGGCCAGAGATATTCTTGGTAAATACCAACTTGCGTATGAAAACCTACCAATGTGGTTACAACAAGGTGTCATCACATGGAATAAGGGTAACGTAGAACTGGAAAACGGTTCAAAGATTATTGCTGCATCCACATCATCAAGTGCTATCCGAGGTGGTGCATTCAACATCGTATTCTTGGATGAATTTGCGTTCGTTCCACAAAACATTGCTACAGAATTCTTCAACTCTGTTTATCCCGTTATCTCATCCGGTAAGAAAACAAAGATCATTATTGTTTCTACGCCAAATGGTATGAATCTGTTCTACAAACTCTGGATGGATTCAATCAACAAAAAGAACGATTACGTTTCATTTGAGATTCACTGGTCAAACGTACCAGGAAGAGATGAAAAGTGGAAAGAAGAAACGATTCGTAACACTTCATTACGTCAGTTCCAACAGGAATTTGAAACTGAGTTCTTGGGTTCTTCAAACACACTGATCTCCGGTTATAAACTTCAGCAATTGGTGTACAGAGATCCAATTGCTGATCACGACATGTTGAAAATCTATGAACATCCGATCAAAGAAATCAACGGGCATCCAAAAGACAATCTGTATGCAATTGTTGTTGATGTGTCGGAAGGTAAAAACTTGGACAGTTCTGCATTCTCTGTGATTGATATATCTCAGACACCATACAAACAGGTTGCAACGTACAAGAGTTCATCGATTTCACCGATATTGTTCCCGACAGTCATCTATAACGCAGCAAAGTACTATAACGATGCATACGTTCTGGTAGAAATCAATAACAACCCACAAGTTGCAGACTCACTACATGCAGATTTTGAGTATGAGAACCTATGGAAAGTATTCACGGGTAATAAGAAACCACAACAACTATCTGCCGGTTTTGCAAGAGGTGTGCAGATGGGCATTAAAATGTCTCCCCAAGTTAAAGCAATTGGTTGTTCAAACCTAAAAACTTTGATCGAAGGCGACAAACTTTTAATCAATGACTTTGATACTTATTCCGAACTGACAACTTTTGTTCAACAGAACAATTCATTCAAAGCGGAAGAAGGTGCAAATGATGACTTAGTTATGGGTCTGGTTATTTTTGCATGGTTAACAACACAAAAATACTTTAAAGAAATCGTTAACCATGATGTTAGAAAACAAATTCAGTTGGAAAGCATGAACCAGGTAGATGAAGAAACTTTACCTGCACCAATTATTGAAAATGGTTTAGACAACGACTTTGAAATAATGGGTGGAGATATCTGGGAAGTTGCAAATGGAGGAGAAACATATGCAAACTTCATCAGAAAGACATTAAGTGGTTTATAAAAACAATGTTTCATAAATAACCATTATGGTATTCAACTGCCAAAAGAACAAATATTAATTCAAGGAGAATAAAATGGCATTTCAAATCTCTCCAGGCGTAAATGTTTCAGAAGTAGACTTAACAACAGTAGTCCCTTCTGTACTTACAACCGCCGGTGCTTTTGTTGGAACTTTCGATTGGGGTCCAGCACAAGAAATTAAGTTGATTGACAGTGAAATCACTTTACTCAAAACTTTTGGTCAACCAAGTTCAAACTCTGCTGTATCTTTCTTTTCAGCAGCAAACTTTTTGGCATATGGAAATAACTTAAGTGTTGTCCGTGCTGTTGGTGCAAACTGTTTCAATTCTTGCGTAACATCAGCTGCGGCCGTTAAAGTTAACAACGAATCTGCGTTCCAAGAATCTTATCTAAGCGCAAATACAAACACTTTTGGTTCTTTCATGGCCAGATTCCCTGGCGTATTAGGCAATTCTCTAAACGTTTCTGTTTGTTCAAGCAGCACACAATTCAGTACATGGGATTATAAGTCTTATTTCACATCAGCACCAGGCACATCTGATTACACAACTTCTTTAGGTGGTTCAAATGATGAACTGCACGTTGTTGTTGTCGATGAAGATGGTCTGTTTACGGGTATCAAAGGTACCGTGTTAGAAACATTCCCATTTGTTTCAAAAGCATCAGACGCAAAGATTAATGGTCAATCAAACTACTACAAACAAGTAATTTTTGATACATCAAGCTATGTGTATGCAGTTGCACCTGTAGATTTCTCAAACACTGTGACAACATGGGGCACAACAGCTGCAAATAAAACTTTCGCCAATGCGTTAAACACATACCAATCTTTGGGTGGCGGAAATGATGAACTGCCATCAACTGCTAATCTGCAAACAGCGTGGGATTTATTTGGAAACAAAGACACTGTTGACATATCTCTAGTTGTTACCGGTGATGCAAGCACAACAGTTCAACAATACATAATTGATAACGTTGTTAATGCTCGTAAAGACTGTGTTGCTTTCATTTCACCAGCAGAAACAGATGTTGTAAGTGAAACAGATTCAACTGCAACAACAAATATTACCACATGGTTGTCAACACTGTCACGTTCTTCATCATATGTTGTTGCCGATTCTGGTTGGAAATACCAGTTCGACAAATACAATAACGTATATCGTTGGATTCCACTGAACGGTGATATTGCTGGTCTGTGTGTATACACCGACAACGTAACAGATCCTTGGTTCTCTCCAGCAGGTTACAACCGTGGTGCCATCAAGAACGTTATCAAACTGGCTTGGAACCCACCAAAAACATATCGTGACACACTATATGCAGCAGGTGTAAACCCAGTTGTTTCCTTCCCAGGTCAAGGAACCATATTGTTTGGTGACAAAACACTGTTGAACAAACCTTCAGCATTTGATCGTATCAATGTGCGTAGATTGTTTATTGTTCTGGAAAAGGCAATCTCTGAGGCATCTAAGTTCTCACTGTTCGAATTGAATGATGAATTCACAAGATCACAATTTGTGTCTCTGATTACTCCATTCTTACGTGACATTCAAGGTCGCCGTGGTATCGTTGACTTTAAAGTTGTTTGCGATGCAACAAATAATACACCACAAGTTATTGATAACAATCAATTCGTTGGTGATATTTACATTAAGCCTGCTCGTTCAATTAACTACATTCAATTGAATTTTGTTGCTGTTGCTACGGGTGTTGAGTTTAACACAGTTGTTGGTGCAGCTTAATAAATAAACAATAACGGGAGAAAAAAATGGCATTTAATGTAGCAGAATTCAGATCAAACATGATTGGTGACGGCGCACGTGCCAATCTGTTTTCTGTAGACATGATTCTACCAAGCTATGCACTATCTGCACAAGCTGCAACAAACAAAGTCAGATTCATGGCCAAGTCGGCACAGTTACCTGGTTCCACAATCGGAACAGTACCTATGTTCTACTTTGGTCGTGAAATGAAATTTGCTGGTAACAGATCATTTGCAGATTGGACAATTACGATTGTTAATGATGAAGACTTCCTGATCAGAAATGCAATGGAAAGTTGGATGAATGCAATCAACAATCACAGATCAAACACAAGAGCTGGCGTTGCACTAAGAAATGGTTCTGGTCCAGCAACAACCGTTGGTGGTTATACAACTGACGCAAATGTTGTGCAGTATGGCAAAACAGGAAATACTTTAAAGAATTATAACTTTGTTGGTATCTTCCCAATCGACATATCTGCAATCGACTTAGACTGGGGTTCAAACGATGCTATCGAAGAATTCACAGTAACATTTGCTTATCAGTATTGGGAAACCAATTCCACTCCTCCTGGCGCAGTAGGTTAAAGTGGTTAAATATTGATTTAAACGGAAGAGCTGCAAAGCTCTTCCACTTATGATTAGTTGATTTTATTATTAATTTTTAAAAAACATGGCCGATACAAATAAATTTTCACTTTTTGGTTTTACAATCTCACGTGATAAGAGAGAACAGCAAGATGTTCTCCAGCAATCTTTTGCGCCTCCGGCAGCAGATGATGGCGCATTAACTATTTCATCAGCCGCTTATTATGGTACATATGTTGACTTAGACGGTACCGCAAAGAACGAAGTAGAACTGATTTCTAGATATCGCGAAATGTCAATGCAACCAGAAATCGAATCTGCGATTGATGACATAGTTAATGAAGCTATTTGCCAAGACGATGATGGCAAAATTATCAATATCGTTTTAGACAACCTAAAACAACCCGATAGAATCAAAAAAGCTTTAAAAGAAGAGTTCAACATCATTCTTAAATTGTTGAACTACAACAATATGGCTCACGATATCTTCCGTAGATATTATGTTGATGGTAGAATGTATTACCACATCATCATTGATAAAGAAAATCCTGCTGAAGGTATTAAAGAATTAAGATATATTGATCCACGTAAACTACGCAAGGTTCGTGAAATCAAAAAACAAAAGGATGAAAGAACTGGTGCAGAGATAATGGCCACGGTCAATGAGTATTATCTCTATAATGACAAGGTTGTCACTGGAAGTTCTTCCAACTATGGACCTGTTGGTGTTCGTATCACGACAGACTCTATTATCTCCGTAGTCTCAGGACTCATGGATTCACGCCGTGCAGTTGTTTTAAGTTACCTACACAAGGCAATTAAACCATTGAACCAGTTGCGTATGATTGAAGACGCAACGGTTATCTACCGTATCTCTAGAGCGCCAGAACGCCGTATCTTCTATATTGACGTAGGCAATTTACCAAAGTTAAAAGCAGAACAATACCTGCGTGACATTATGGTCAAATACAAAAACAAACTTGTGTATGACGCAAACACTGGTGAAATCCGTGACGACAGAAAATTCTTATCCATGATGGAAGACTTCTGGTTGCCACGTAGAGAAGGTGGTAAGGGTACAGAAATCACTACACTACCAGGCGGTCAAAACCTGGGTGAACTGGAAGACGTTAAGTATTTCCAGAAAAAACTATACGGTGCTTTGAACGTTCCAGTTTCTAGATTGGAAACAAACCAGAGTTTTTCTCTAGGTCGTTCATCAGAAATTACACGTGATGAAATTAAGTTCTCTAAGTTTGTTGCACGTATGCGTAACAAGTTTTCGGATGTTTTTGACCAAGCAATGCGTGTTCAGTGCGTATTAAAAGGTATTTGTACCGCTGAAGAGTGGGATACTTTCAAAGAAAACATCTATTTCGATTTCATCCAAGACAATAACTTCACAGAACTCAAAGATGCAGAGTTAATGAGAGAAAGACTTTCGTTACTGCAATCTGTGGATCCTTATACAGGTCGTTACTTCTCACAGAAGTGGATTCAACAAAACGTGTTGCGTCTGACAGATGATGAAATTAAAGACATGCAAGATCAAATCGATCTGGAAAAAGAACAAGGTTTAGGATTACCAGTTGAGGTAACAAACTCAGTTGCACAACAGCAAATGGCAGGTGACATTCAAACGCAACAGCAGTTGCAAATGGCACAAGGTCAAGCTGAGATACAACAAGATATGCAACCACAAGAGCAAACGCCTGTGGCAAATAATTCAAGTGACAAAAAGAAACAAACCAATTCTAGAGCCGACTTGAGTTTAGAAAATACTACATTTACTAAATTGAAACGTATATTATAAGGAGATAGAGATGAGCGAAGTAACAAGAAACATAGTTGATTTGGCAGATGAAGGTGATGCAAAGAATATGCGTGATGCATTGTATGCAGCCATTCAAGATAGAGTAATGGCACATATAGATTCTCACAAACAGAGTATTGCAAAAACATTAATTGCACCAGAAGAATCGGAAGATTCAACTGATGCGGTTGAAAACGCTTAAATACCTCAAATAATACTAGGGATAAAAAATGGCCAACAAATATTCTTATCAAGTACTAAAGGACGACACACAATTTGCAGTCATCAAACTGACAGCAGATTTTGACGGTACTGGCCAAGAGAACAATACAGCAAGAATTGCCGCAAACACTCTTTATGGTGCTTTGGCAACAAACGGTTTCTTAGTTGCAAATTCTCAAGGCGGCGCAGCAAACACAACACTATCATATTACGGTTTAAATGTGAATCGTATTTGGTATGATACAGATGGAGCAACAGGTGATGTTCAATTGTATTGGTCAAATACCGCAAGTGCATTAGCTAATGCAGGTGTACCAATCATGTTCTTACAGGGTAATGGTGAATATGATGCCGGTGGAAACTGGATCACTATCAGAAATCCCAATAGAACATCATTTAACAATGGGGACATTGGCATAGTTACAAGAGGTCAAGTTGCAAATTCAAGTTACACAATTATTCTAGAATTGCGTAAAGAAAACGAATACTACCAGCGCGGTCAGTTCAACGATCCTGCTGCATTCAACTACGGCGAATATTCGATCCGTCCATAATAAGGTAATAAAATGAAACTTATTAAAGAAATTACCGAGTCCGTAAATTACTTAACGGAAGAAAAAGATGGAAAGAAAACGCTTTTCATTGAGGGTCCTTTCCTCGTTTCCGAAAGAACAAACAAAAATGGACGCATGTATAAAGAAGAAACTATGCGTAAAGAAGTTTCTCGTTATACAGAAGAATACATCAATAAAAATCGTGCCTTCGGTGAACTGGGGCATCCAGATACACCTTCAATCAATCTCGACCGTGTCTCTCACTTAATTGTGGGTCTACGTCAAGAAGGAAATGATTGGATAGGCAAAGCTAAAATTCTTGAAACACCAATGGGTAACATTGCAAAGAATCTGATCGAAGGCGGCGCACAACTAGGTGTGTCTTCTCGCGGTATGGGTTCTCTGAAAGCTGTCAATGGTGTTAACATAGTTCAAGATGACTTTCATCTGGCCACAGCGGCAGATATTGTAGCAGATCCTTCTGCGCCTGGAGCTTTTGTTCAAGGTATTATGGAAGGTAAAGAATGGGTGTTCGTTAACGGAATTTGGACTGAACAACATATCGAAGAGTCGAAAAAACTAATTCAAAAAGTTTCTCGTAAAGATGTTGAAAAAGTAAGTTTACAAATTTTCGAAAACTTCATCAAAAAACTTTAATTATAAATATCCAATATAAAATCAAGGAGATTCTCAAAATGGGAAAATTTAATCTGACAGAAGCCGCTAAAGACATTTTGCAAGGCAACGTATCTGCAAAACACGGTGGCCAAGATGCACCACAAAAACTAAGTGGCGCAGTTGCTTATGGTACAAAAGAAGCTGGCGAAGTTGCTGGTGTCGTTGACAAACAAGACGACGATAAGCCAGATTATACAAAAGGCACACCAAGTGCTACACCTCCTGGTGCTACACCTCCTGTCGGTGCTCAGCCTGGTGGCAAGTTGTCTGGCCCAGCAGAAACAGAAGGCCGTAAAGATTTGGCACAAACTGTTCAAGCAGATGCCACAGAATACGCTTCAATCCGTGACCGCGTAAAAGCTCGTCTGGCTACACAAACAATGCAATCAAATCCTGGCGCAGTTTTTCATGCCGTTCCAGAAGAAACAGAAGTTGATTCTGAAGTTATTGCAGAAGCCGAAAAAGAAGGCCATGAGGACGAAGCTCAAGACAAAGCAATGATCAAGAAGATGATGAAGAAACAAAAAATGAAAGAAGACATGGACGCTGACGTTGATGCACTTCTTTCTGGTGAAAATCTCTCTGAAGAATTCAAAGAGAAAGCACAAACAATTTTTGAAGCTGCCGTTATTGCACGTTCACACGCAATCGTTGAAGAAGTTGAAGAAGCTCTGTACGAAGAGTTCGAACTGGCTGTTGAAGAAGTCAAAGATGAACTGGCAACAAAGCTTGATGATTACATCAACTATATGGCAGAAGAGTGGGTCAAAGAGAACCAACTGGCAATCGAAAAAGGTCTGCGCGCCGAAATCGTTGAAGATTTCATCCGTGGATTACACGACCTGTTCAAAGAACACTATATCGATATTCCAGAAGAAAAAGTGGATGTTGTCGAAGAACTGACAAACAAAGTTGAAGAACTTGAAGCCACAATCAGCGAACAGATCGAATCTGCTGTTCAGTTGAAGAAGGAATTAAACGAACACAAAAAGAATGAGGCTATACATGCAGTATGTGAGGGCCTAACGCAGACTCAAGTGGAAAAAATGAAATCACTCGCAGAGAGTGTTGACTTTACCACTGACGAAGATTTCGCGGACAAACTAGTTACACTGAGACAATCATATTTCAGTGCATCAGTTAAAACTGCGGACAGTTCTGCTCTGAATGAAGCGGTGGAGATCGAGGAAGAAAAGAAGGAACAACCTTCGGCCGATCCAATGATCAACATGTATGCAAAAACAATCTCAAAAACATTGGCTAAATAAATAAAATTTACCAATATTAGAAACTCACAAGGAGAAATCAATGTTTCTATCTGAAGAATTACAAAAGAAATGGACTCCTGTTCTGGAACACCCAGAACTGGAAAAAATTACAGATCCATATAAGAAAGCCGTTACTGCTGTAGTGTTGGAAAACCAACAACAAGCAATGAAGGAATCTGCACAACAACTGAATGAAACAACATACTCAGCTGCGCCAACAAACGTAACTGGTGGTGTTTCAAACTATGACCCAATCTTAATCAGCTTGGTTCGTCGTGCTCTGCCTAACCTGATTGCTTATGACGTTGCTGGCGTTCAGCCAATGACAGGTCCTACAGGCCTGATCTTCGCAATGCGTGCTCGTTACGACACACAATCTGGCGGTCCTTCTAATACAAACGAAGCCTTCTTCAACGAAGCCAACACCATTTTCTCTGGTGCTGGTTCTTCTACTAACCTGTACGGCTTCCGTGGTAACAACACAACAGACGTTAGAACAAACTCTGTTGCAGACTTTACTGCTAACAGCTACACAACCGGTATCGGCATGACAACAACACGTGCTGAAGGCCTGGGTGCAGATACAGACACAGGTATGTTCAACCAGATGGCATTCAGCATTGAGAAAGTTACTGTAACTGCTCAATCACGTGCTCTGAAGGCTGAGTATTCTCTGGAACTGGCACAAGACCTGAAAGCAGTTCATGGTCTGGATGCTGAAACAGAACTGTCTAACATTCTGTCTACAGAGATTCTTGCTGAAATCAACCGCGAAGTTATTCGTACAATCTACACATGCGCTGTTAACGGTGCTCAGTACGGTACAACAACCGCTGGCGTGTTCGACTTAGACACAGACTCTAACGGTCGTTGGTCTGTTGAGCGTTTCAAAGGTCTGATTTTCCAAATCGAACGTGATGCTAACGTTATCGCTAAGCAGACTCGTCGTGGAAAAGGTAACGTTCTGATCGTTTCTTCAGACGTTGCTTCTGCTATGGCTATGGCTGGTGTTCTGCAATATACACCTGCTCTGCAAGCTGACCTGCAAGTTGACGACACAGGTAACACCTTCGCTGGTCTGTTACATGGTCGTATCAAGGTCTACATCGACCCATACTTCGGTGGATACACATCTAACCAAGAATTGGTCACAGTTGGTTATAAGGGTACTTCTCCTTATGACGCAGGCTTGTTCTACTGCCCATACGTTCCTCTGCAAATGGTTCGTGCAGTTGACCAGTACACATTCCAACCAAAGATTGGATTCAAGACACGTTACGGCATGGTTGCAAACCCATTCGCAACAGGTCTGACAACTGGCAATGGTGCTCTGAACGCACGTAGCAACGTTTACTACAGAATCTTCCAAGTTAAGAACCTGATGTAATCGGTAAGTCACCGTTAAGAGTGACACTTTAAAGGGACCAAGAAATTGGTCCCTTTTTTTATGGCTCCTAAATACCTACAAGGAGATTTAAATGACCGCACTGAACAGAAATCCAGAAAATACAAATCTATTACAACCAACAAAGTTTTTGTTGACGTTCAGTAGAATTGCTACGACACAATATTTTTGTCAGACAATTAGTATACCAAGTATTTCTTTGGGTGAAGTGGACAGAGTTACACCGTTTCTGGACATGTATTCTCCTGGTACAAAACTAAAATATGATCCATTGGACATTTCTTTCATAATAGATGAAGATTTGCAATCCTGGAAAAACTTATATGACTGGTTCATTTCAATTGCCGATCCGGAAGGTTTTGGTGGAAGAACAGCAAATCGTGAACTTCAACAACAAAAATATTTTTCTGATGCAACGTTGACTGTACTAAGTGCTCTGAATAATCCAATTTTAAGAATTGATTTTACAAATGTATTTCCATTAACCATGTCGAGTATTGATTTTGATACCAGATTATCAGCCGACACTGTGGTTACATGTAATGCAACTTTTAGGTATCAATCATATAAGTACTTGACAATTTAACTGATATCCTTTATAATGTTTTGAAACAATTTATTTAACGTAAGTTGTTGTCCTGTATAATAAAAACTGAATTTGTGAAACGATTATGGAAACAATTGAAAACATATTGAAAATGTGGGAAACCGATGCAGTCATAGACCAAACGGAACCCAGCAAAGAACTTATCAAAATACCCACACTGCACAGCAAGTATCTTGGATTTCTAACCAAACACAAGATCGCATCGAAAAAGGCACACTTTGATTATCTACGTATGCGTAAGGTCAAGTGGGAGTACTTCACTGGTAAATTGTCTCAAGAAGAACTGGAAGAATATGGTTGGGAACCATTTCAGTTTGCACTCAAATCGGATATCTCCACATATCTTGAAGCAGACAAAGACTTGATTAAGTTACTTGAAAAGAAAGTATACCATGATGAAACAGTTTCTGTTGTGGAATCTATCATGTCGGAACTGAAACAAAGAACTTGGCAATTGAGAGACTTCATCTCATGGGAAAAATTTATAGGTGGTCAATAATGAGTAATAATAAATTGTCCACCAAAATATGCATTAAGTGTGAAAAATCAAAACCACTAGATGCATTTATGACAAGAGAAAATTTGGCTAGTGGTAAATCTTCTTATAGAACTGAGTGTAAAGAATGTACTTATGAAAAAGCTAAGTTAAGAAAAAAATTGGAAAAACAACATCCAAGACCAACAGATTTAAATTACTGTTGTCCAATTTGTGAAAAAACAGAGTCACAATTAAAAAAGAACGGAAGATTTGCGGATAGATCAATTTGGTGTTTAGATCACAATCACGTAACGGAAGAGTTTCGCAATTGGATATGCAATAATTGTAATGTGGCTATAGGTAGATTTGAAGATAATTCGTCTATTGCATATAAAGCGTATAAGTATCTATTAAATGATTGACTTATTAATAACAAAAAAAGATGAGGTGTTCGCCAAGATATCTTGTGAACGCCATATCGCTATGGAGTTATCAGAATACTTCACATTCTTTGTACCTGGTTATCAATTCGTTCCAACCTATCGGAATCGAATCTGGGACGGTAAAATAAGACTATTCAATCTAGCGACAAGTCAAATATATCTTGGGCTGATACCTTATCTGAAAGAGTTCTGTGAAGAACGCAACTACAAGTACGAATTTGAAGAAACACAAGATGAATATTCGATATATCATTTTGAAAAATATGTTAAAACTCTGAATCTACATTCACAAGGTCGACCAATTGATGTAAGAGATCATCAAAGAAAAGCATTCATTCATGCAATGCAACATAGAAGAGCTCTGTTGTTGTCTCCCACCGCATCAGGAAAATCACTGATCATTTATTTGTTGTTTAGACAGTTACTAGATTATCAGAATCTAAAAGGATTGATTATTGTTCCCACAACTTCTCTTGTTGAACAGTTATATTCAGACTTTGAAGACTACTCTTCACACAACGGTTTCAATGTGGAAGAAAACGTACACAGAATATATCAAGGCAAAGACAAACATACAAACAAGAATCTGACTATCTCTACATGGCAGTCACTTTATCAATTGCCAAAACAATACTTTGAACAGTTTGACTACATCATTGGAGATGAGGCACACTTGTTCAAGGCACAGTCACTCACAACAATTATGACTGCCGCAAACAAGACAAAGTATCGTATTGGTTTAACTGGTACTTTAGATGGTACAAAGACTCACAAACTGGTTTTGGAAGGTTTGTTTGGAACTGTAGAGAAGGTAATCACAACAAAAGAGTTGATCGACAAAAAGCAATTGTCACCTTTCAATATCAAATGTCTGGTACTTAAACATTCACCAGAGGTATGTGAAAATCATAAAGATGACACTTATCAGGAAGAAATAGAATACCTTATTACATCCGAAAACAGAAATAGATTCATCAGGAATCTATGCATCAGTTTAGATAAAAATACCCTAGTGCTTTATCAAATGGTTGAAAAACATGGTAAAATATTGTATAATATAATTAAAGAAAAAGCAAACGGCCGCAAGGTATTTTTTGTACATGGCGGAGTAGAAACAGAAGACAGAGAGAATATTCGTAAGATTATGGAGACAGAGAATGATGCTATTGTTGTGGCTTCTTTTGGGACTTTTTCTACTGGAATTAATATTAGGAATTTACATAATATTATCTTCGCATCTCCGTCAAAGTCAAGAGTTCGAAATCTTCAATCGATTGGACGATCTCTTAGACAGTCGGAAGGTAAAGAAATGGCAACACTCTATGACATTGCAGACGACCTCAGACACAAAAAGAAAATGAACTTTACGTTGCAACATTTCGTGGAAAGAGTGAAAATATATAATGAAGAGAAGTTCTCTTTCAAACTTTATAACATAGGATTAAAAGATGGAAAATAACATTTACGCTTTGAGATTTAAAGATGGTATTGATGTTATTTGTGTTATGGAACAACTTGATTCATATCAAATTAAAATTACAAACCCCATGATGTTTGAAGTTAGGAATTCAAATCTGCTTTTGCAACATTGGTTACCGGTAGATATTATGAAAGGTGATTCAGTGGCAATTAACAATGAAGATGTTCTTTGTATTTTTGAACCAACTGAGGATTTTAAAGAATACTATCTGAATACCGTGGAGAGGATGGCAGAAATATTGAATAACAGATCCAAAGTAAAAGAACAAGATGTTAATATGGCGGAGATGTTAAGAGAAATGGAATCAATTAAAGGAACTTTATTACATTAATATCATCGGGGCTACACCGTGAACTGTATCACGTGTCAAGCCTTTTGTCAACAACTTTTTATGGTATACTTGAATGAACAAACAGAAACACTACATCAATAACGAAGATTTCCTAAAGGCCTTGGTTGCATACAAGGAACTATGTATCGAAGCCGAGAAGAACGGCAAAGCAAAACCCAACATACCAAATTATATCGGTGAATGTTGGATGAAAATTGCCGAAGGACTCTCACACAAACCAAACTTCATCAACTATACTTACCGAGATGAAATGATTTCGGATGGCATCGAAAACTGTCTGATGTATTTTGAGAACTTTGATCCGAATAAATCCAAAAACCCATTTGCATACTTCACCCAAATCATTTACTACGCCTTCCTCAGGAGAATACAGAAGGAAAAGAAACAATTGTATGTGAAGTATAAGTCTACCGAACAAATTGGTATTCTGGATGAATTTGAAACCATGGAGTTCGAAGATGGTACAACCAAACAGTTTGAACTGTATGACAACATTGCCGAGTTTATTGAGAACTACGAAGTTGCCAAAAAAACTAAAAAAGAATTGAAGACGGTAAAGAAACCAAAAGGGCTTGAAAAATTTATTGAGGAGTGATATAATGAAAATTGGATTTAATTGTAGCACCTTTGATTTGTTCCATGCTGGGCATGTCACAATGTTGCGAGAAGAAAAAAGACACTGTAATTATTTGATTGTGGCAGTACAGGTTGATCCAACCGTGGATAGGCCAGATACCAAAAATAAACCAGTAATGTCTATGTACGAAAGATTTATGTGTGTGTCGGCTTGCAAATATGTTGATGAAGTTTTGGTATACCATACCGAAGAAGATTTATTGAACATGTTGAAAACGGTGCATATTGATATTCGCTTTTTAGGTGATGAATATAAAACAAAGGACTTTACTGGAAAACAATGGTGTTTGGATCAAGGCATAGAATTGTTCTATCACGAACGACAACACCCATACAGTAGTTCTGGTTTAAGAAAAAGAGTATGGGAAGCGGAAGAAAAAAGAATGGGTATTTTGAAACAGGAATATAATGATTGTAAAAAATGAAAATTGCCATAATAACTGATCAACATTTTGGTGCGAGAAATGATTCGGTACACTTTTTAGATTTTTACGAAAAGTTTTATAGAGATACCTTCTTTCCTAAAATCAAAGAGGAAAATGTACAAGCCGTATTGATGTTGGGTGATACTTTTGACCGCAGAAAGTACATGAACTTCTATACACTCAAACGTGCCAAAGAAATGTTCTTTGATCCTCTGGCACAAATGGGAATTGATGTTCACATTCTGGCTGGCAATCACGACACCTATTTCAAGAACACGAATGATGTGAACTCGGTTGATCTGTTACTCCGAGAATACTCTAGTTCATTTAATGTGATTGATGATCCAACGGAGATTTATGTTGGTCCACACAAGATTTGCATGATGCCTTGGATTTGTCCAGAAAATTATGAAGATAGTATGACGATGCTTCAAACTACTGATGCAAAGTACTGCATGGGTCACTTTGAAATTTCTGGTTTTGCAATGTATCGCGGTATGCCATCTGAAGGAGGATTAGATCGTGGGATTTTTCGTAAGTTCTCTCATACTTTTTCTGGTCATTATCATCATAAGTCTAGTTCAGACGACATTTACTACCTCGGAAATCCATACGAACTCACTTGGCAAGATTACAACGATCCTCGCGGCTTTCATATCTTTAATTTGGATAACGATGGGCTTGATTTTGTAAAGAATCCAAATGTCATGTTTCACCGCATCAAGTATGATGACAAGGAAGAAACTATCACCGAAATCAACAATAAAGATTTATCAGTTTACACCGGCGCTTATGTTAAAGTGGTTGTAATGAATAAAACGAATCCATATTTGTTTGACAAGTTTATGAATAACTTGTATAATGTCAATCCAATTGATATCACCATTGCAGAAGACTTTTCTGAATTGACAGAAGGTGTTGAAGAGAATATGGTAGATCAAGCTGAAGACACCTTAACCATACTCAACAAATATGTTGATGCAATTAAGGAAGATAGCATAGATAATAATGAATTGAAAAAATTATTGAAAGAACTCTACGTAGAGGCATTGAATACTGAGAGAGCATGATACTATTTCAAAAAATCCGTTGGAAGAATTTACTGTCTACCGGTAATTCTTTCACCGAAATCAATTTCACCAGATCAACAAACACACTGATTATTGGTCAGAATGGAGCAGGTAAATCCACCATTCTTGATGCATTGTGTTTTGTTTTGTTTGGTAAACCATTCAGAAAAATAAATAAACCACAACTGTTAAACTCTATCAATGGTAGAGATGCGGTAGTCGAAATAGAATTTTCTATTGGTAAAAAATCGTACAAAGTTGTTCGTGGTATTAAACCCAACATCTTTGAGATTTATGTTGATGGTGTTCTGCTGAACCAAGATGCAGCTGCAAAAGATTATCAAGAAGTACTAGAGAACAATATTCTCAAATTAAATTACAAATCTTTCACGCAGGTTGTGATTCTTGGTTCAGCTTCTTTCGTTCCGTTTATGCAGTTATCTGCTTCAGATCGTAGGACAATTATCGAAGACCTACTAGACATTCAAATTTTCTCTTCAATGAATTCCGTTGTCAAAGAGAAAATGTCCACAATCAAAGATGATATTACCAAAGTAAAATTTGATATCAATCTGGTGGAAGAAAAAATTAAGTTTCAGAAACAAAACATTGAAGACCATCGTTTACGTAATGATGTTGAGATTGAAAATAAGAGAAATGAAATTGTCACCTCACAAGGACAAATTACCAAAATCACTAACGACATTTCTCTCATACAGAAACATGTCGATGCACTAACTTACAAAGTTGGTGATGGCCAAGACAGTCTGGATAAAAAGTCTAAAAAACTAATTCAGTTGGAAGCCAAGATTGAAAACAATATTTCAAAGAATGAAAAGGATATTGAATTTTATGAAAAAAATGACAATTGCCCAACATGTAAACAGTCTATTGAAACACATTTCAAAGCTCAGCAAATCCAAGAAAGAAAAGATAAAGTCAACACACAACAAAAAGGTCTTGACGAAATTAAGGCAGAGATCGGTAAAATTACAAAACGAATGAATGATATCGCTGCCGTATTGAAACACATCAATGCACACAATGGCGAAATTATTAAACACAACTCAACCATATCTGCTATACAACAATATATTACCAAACTGAATAAAGAGATCACCGATCTCTCTTCAACCAAAGACAATCTGGAAGAAGAGAATGAGAAGTTGAAAGATTTGAAAAGTGAATTGACAACATATACTGAATCGTATGAAAAACTTGTTTCGTTGAAACATTACCATGAATATGCCAGCACTCTACTGAAAGATACTGGTATCAAAACAAAGATCATCAAACAGTACTTGCCGATTATGAACAAGTTGATCAACAAGTACCTGTCTTCAATGGACTTCTTTGTCAACTTCAATATTAACGAAAACTTTGAAGAGACAATCAAGAGTCGGCACCGCGATGAATTTTCATATGCTAATTTTTCCGAAGGTGAGAAACAAAAGATTGATATGGCATTGTTGTTAACTTGGCGCCAAGTTGCCAAATTGAAAAATAGTACCAATACCAATCTGTTGATATTGGATGAAATATTTGATAGTAGTTTGGATACGGCTTCTGTTGAACTGTTGATGAACCTACTAAAAGAGTTGTCTTCTGATACAAACGTTTTTGTCATCTCACACAAAGGTGATCAACTGTTTGATAAGTTCCGTTCCGTTATTAAGTTTGTAAAGAAGAATAATTTTTCTGTGATTGAGAAATAAAAGGAAACAAAATGAGTACTGATGAAGTTGTATTATACGATACACAAGAACAAAGTAAGGTTGCGTCAATTGCACCAATTTTTAAACTTGTTCCTCCAGATTGGCCAACTCTTTACCAAGTGTTGCCAGAGTTTAACTTTAAGAAACCACCCGTTAATCCGGCAGAGTTTGCTTCTTCTCTGGTAGAAACCTGTAAAACAAATAATGGATTAGGTCTTTCTGCAAATCAATGTGGTTATGCACATCGTGTTTTTGTTATGGGTACGGGTGAGGAATATGTTGCATTCTTTAATCCTGAACTGATCTCTTCTGAAGGAGAAGTTCATATGGATGAAGGTTGCCTTTCTTTTCCAATGTTGACATTAAAGGTAACAAGACCAAAAACAATTCAGGTAAAATACCAAGACTTCAAAGGTGAAACACATACCAAAACTTTTGAAGGATTAACCGCCAGGTGTTTCCTGCATGAACTTGACCACATGAACGGAATAGTGTATACTGACAGGACTAAACCTCTTGCACTTCAACTTGGTTTGAAAAAACTGAGTAAGTTAAACAAGAAGATGCTTAAGTTTCAAAAGTACAATCTATCAAAAAAGAAATAATTAATGGCGAAGAAAAAAGTATATCCATCGTTCGATGAACAGTGGCGTCTTTGGCAAATTGAAAATGAGCCAGCACGTTTCACTCATATTGATACCGAGAAACTAAAACAATCTTTAGTCGATGACTTGACGAAGGCATCCAACATGGATGTCCGTGAATATACTTTGTATCAAAAGTGGTGTGAGGTACATGAGAAGTATCCCACAAGAGAGATCAATACTATTTTTGATGGATATCAGGTTCAATTGGTCGACAACAACCAAATGAAGATGATTGAAGAAGTCAAATCGAATTTCTGGATGCCAGAAACACCAGAGTGTTATGAGAAACTAAAACCTAAAATGGTCTTGTCTAATGGACCTTTGGCAGAAACCTGGAACACCATTCGTACCTTCTCTTCAACAATGAAGAACAATTCAAACATTGGTCGAAACTTGTTCTACACTGTTCAAGATGAAGTTACAGGTAAATATCTTGGTGTCATCTGCATTTCATCCGACTTTCTTGACTTGACACCGCGAGACAAGGCAATTGGTTGGGAAAGAACCATCAAGACACAAGGTAATATGATTAATCATACTGCAATCGGTTCGACCATCGTACCTTTGCAACCTCTTGGATTCAACTATATGGGCGGCAAATTATTGGCACTACTTTGTCTCTCTGATACTGTACAGAAAGATTGGAAGAGACAATATGGTGATGTACTCGTAGGTGTGACAACAACATCACTCTATGGTAATACCAAATCAAATGGTCTGTCTCAGTATGATGGGCTTGAACACTGGAACAAAATGGGTTTCTCTAGTGGTTCTGTTGCATTCGAACCGACAAAGAAGACCGTTAATGCTGTCTATGATTGGGTGAAAGAAAATCACACTCAAAAATATTTCGAATGGTGGGAAGCCAAAAAACCAAATGGTTTGCCTTTTAAACGTGATCATAAAAACCGCACGTTGAATTTCGCATATCCAAAACTTGGCATTCCTAAAAACCTGGTTCGTACCGAACATCAAAGAGGCATTTATTTTTCTCCTCTTTATAATAATACCAATGAATTCTTAAGAAAAGAAATTGGTGAAAATGAACTGATCAAATCTTTCGATACATCCGAAGAAACCCTATCGAATATTTGGAAAATCAAATATGCCAAAGGTAGGATTTCCATGTTGAAGAAGAAGAACAATGTCTCTTATGAGTCTTTGTTTTATGATGATTTGATCTTCTTGTCTTGGGAAGAAACCAAGGCAAAATACCTGCCACAAGTTGGCAGATAATTCAAGTATACCATGAAAATACTTGACACGGTGTCTATATAATAGTATACTGTGAAGACTTGCAAAACGCAAGATTTTTGTTAAACCTTGTCATTATGGAGATTACTATGACTAAATTATCCGCTAAGCAACGCCTACTTAACTTTCTGAGCAAGAAAGAAGGCTACAACACCCTCTCTACCGCACAAGCTCGTGCTCGCTTCGGCATCCAGAATGTCAGCGCTCGTATCGATGAGCTGCGTCAAGAAGGTCATGTTATCTACACGAACACCAAGACCCGCGCTGACGGTTCTAAGGTTTCTGTTTATCGTATGGGCACACCAACCAAAGCTTTGGTTCGTGCTGCACGCCAAGCCGGTTACAGTTTCAACGCTTAATTGACGTTTGACTGGGAGACCACCATGGGGTGGTTCTCCCTTTTTTTATTTTTGGAGAGATAATGGAAATTTCAATTAAAAAAGAAGAGCTTCAAAAGAAAAGTATTTTCGTTGCAACACCTATGTATGGTGGTATGAATCACGGACTGTATGCCAAGGCTTGCCTTGATTTGCAGTCTATTTGTATTCAGTATGGTGTACAAGTTAAATTTTCATTTCTCTTCAATGAATCTTTGATTACACGTGCAAGAAACTACCTTGTTGATGAGTTCTTAAATCGTTCAAACTGCACACATATGTTGTTTATTGACTCTGATATTCACTTTGATCCGAAAGATGTGATTGCACTTCTTGCTCTGGACAAAGATGTTATCGGTGGTCCTTATCCTAAGAAAGCTATTAAATGGCGTTCTGTTAAGAAAGCCATGGAGAGAAATCCAGAAATCGATGCTCAAGCTTTGGAGAAAGTAACTGGTGATTATGTTTTCAATCCCGTTCGTGGTACTGAAAAGTTTTCTGTGTCTGAACCACTTGAAGTTCTGGAAATTGGTACGGGCTTTATGATGATTAAGCGTGAAGTATTCCCCAAGATGGAAGAAGCGTACCCACAGTTGCGTTATAAACCCGATCACGTTGGCCAGGCACATTTTGATGGTTCGCGTTACATTCACGCTTTCTTTGATACTATCATTGATACTGAAGATTCTGCAACTGGCGGCGGCACAGATCGTTATCTGTCTGAAGATTATATGTTCTGTCAACTCTGGCGTAAACTTGGTGGACAAATCTGGCTTTGCCCTTGGATGCGTACTGATCACATCGGTACATATCACTTCAAAGGCGACATGCCTGCTGTTGCGAATTTTGTTGGAGAAATGTGATGATTGTAGGCCTACTTGGATTCATTGGTTCAGGTAAAGGCACAGCAGGTGACATCCTTAGAGACATGGGCTTTACTCCTTTGAGTTTTGCCAAAGGTGTTAAGGATGTTGCCGCTGAAATGTTTGGCTGGCCTAGACACCTTCTAGAAGGTGATACTGATGCCTCCCGCAAGTGGCGAGAACAACCTGACGAATTTTGGTCTAAAGAATTTGGAAAAGATTTTACACCAAGACTCGCATTACAGTTGTTGGGCACAGAAGTTGGTAGAGATGTATTTCACAAAGATTTTTGGGTTATTAAAATGAAGAGATACATCATGTCGAACCCGGAACAAAATTTTGTTATCACTGATGTTCGTTTTGAAAATGAAATACAATTTGTACATGATCAAGGTGGCATTTTGATTGAAATACAAAGAGGTGTTAAACCACATTGGTATGACATTGCAAGAAAAGCAAACCGCGGTGATCGTGCTGCAGAAAGCTTCATGTTGCGATCTGGTATACATGAATCTGAGTGGCGTTGGATTGGCGGACATATTGATTATATCATTGAGAATGATGGTACATTGGAAGACTTGAAGAAAAAGGTCACCAAAAAACTTGAACTTTCCTACGGTTCTAGTACAATTGAAGAAATGTAATAAGGAGTATATTATGAAATTATCGAGTGAGACACTAACAGTGTTGAAAAACTTTGCTGGCATTAATTCCGGCATTGAATTTAAAACAGGCAATAAGATTGCAACCATTTCGTCAACTAAAACGGTTCTTGCAAAAGCAACCTTACCTGATGAGTTCCCACAAGACTTTTGCATCTATGATCTGAATCAATTTTTGTCGGTGTTCTCTCTGAACAAAGATACTGAATTGGATTTCGACACACAACACGTGATCTTTAAATCTGGTCGCAGCAAAACAAAATATCGTACTACTGTAAAGACGATGATCGTTTCTCCTCCAGATAAAGAACTGAAACTACCAACAGTCGATGGTGAGTTTGTGTTGAAAGATGAAGACTTGGCCCAGGCATTGAAGAATGCTGCCGTTCTTGGATCGTCACACATTGCATTTCAATCTGATGGTTCTAAAGTTGTCGTTTCGACATTCGATGCCAAGGATGATTCTGCACACACGAACACAATCGAAATCGGCGAGATTAATAATGAAAAAGTTTTTAAGGCAGTTTTTCTTGCTGAAAACTTTAAGATGATTCCTGGCACTTACACTGTTGAAGTCTCGTCACAGGGGCTTGCTTCATTCAAGAATGAAAAGGGTGATCTGCAATATTGGATTGCCATCGAAGCCAAAGAATCTAAATTCGGAGAATAACATGTTGATTTATTTTACTGATGCAATGTCTAAAAAACCAATTGCAATTAATCCTGAACATGTTATTGCTGTATTGGAATCTCCAAATACGGAAGAAGTTCCGGGAAACACTGTCGTCAACTTGATCACAGGCACTGTTGCTCTAGAACAAATGATGTTGGATGTTGTTGGATTGATTAATGGAGAACTTAACAAATGACTAAAGTGAATACACTATTTGGTTCTTATGATGAAGAACAACTTAAAAAATTGAAAGGTTATGTTGATGAGATGGTTCTACACATGAACCGCAATCAATCGAATAATGAGGCAATCAAAGATATCGTTGATGCTGCCAATGATGAGTTGAAAGTTCCTAAAAAGATTGTTAAACGCATGGCAAAAACCCAGTTCAAACAATCTTTCCACACAGAGGTTGCCGAATCTAAAGAATTTGAAGCCCTTTTCGAATCGATGTTGGATGTAAAATGAATCCGGCCAGCAGAAGAAATTTTGCAAAAGGCCTGGGATTAACAGGCCTTTTTTTGGCTGGCGTTGCAGGTTACAAAGAAGTCCAAGAACGTATTGTTTATAAACAAGATGAGTTGCCAACCAAAGAGTTGGAAAAACAACTTGAAAAGAAACCTGTGTTGCAACTTCAAGCAACATATGGTGAAGAATTGCCACCACAACAGAGTATTTATGGAAATTATTTTCTTGTTGGTATGGGACCAAATTATAAACCTGGAACAGAGAAACATGTTTCGGTGAATATTGCACCAGGTCCTGATGGTAAACTTTACGTCAAAGAGAATGACACCTGGCGTAAAATCTGATACAATGTTATTTTATATTATGGAGAATTTGAATGAACGAACACATGTTGTGGGTGGAGAAGTATCGTCCTAAGACCATCGAGGAATGTATTCTTCCTGATGCACTCAAAAAGACATTTCAGGACTTTGTAAATCAGAAGAAGATTCCCAACCTTCTTTTGTCAGGCACCGCAGGTGTCGGTAAAACCACCGTTGCAAGAGCCCTCTGTGAAGAGATTGGATGCGATTACATCATCATCAACGGTTCTGATGAGTCTGGTATCGATGTTCTGCGGAACAAAATCAAGAACTATGCGTCCTCAATGTCCTTATCTGGTGGACGCAAAGTTGTTATTCTAGACGAAGCGGACTATCTAAATCCAAATTCGACGCAACCTGCGCTGCGTGGTGCAATCGAAGAGTTTGCTTCTAACTGCTCGTTTATCTTTACTTGCAATTACAAGAATCGGATTATCGATCCTATTCATTCTCGTTGCACAGTAATCGACTTTAAAGCTAATGGCAGCAAAGCCAAGATGGCATCACAGTTCTTTAAACGTGTTGAAAATATCCTTCAGACTGAAGATATCACTTACGAAAAAGAAGTTGTTGCATCCGTTATCACTAAACACTTTCCAGACAATCGTAGAATTCTGAACGAACTTCAGAGATATGCTGCTGGCGGTACTATCGATAAAGGTATTCTGGCATCAGTTTCTGAAATTCGTATTACTGAACTTATCACTGCACTCAAAGACAAAGACTTTGCATCGTGCCGTAAGTGGGTCACAAACAACCTGGACAATGATCCGACACGCATTTTCAGAAACATCTATGATGGTTTGTATGGTGTTCTAGAAGCAAACTCTGTGCCACAGATGGTTGTGATTCTGGCGAAATACCAATATCAAGCCGCATTTGTTGCAGACCATGAGATTAATCTGATCGCATGTCTGACTGAAATCATGGTTGAGTGTCAGTTCAAATGAGTCCGTTCGATTATGTGGATCTGATTCTTCAAAAGAAGAAGGCAGAAGATGAACTGGATTTCAAGGATTACGCACCCTTTATTGTTAATCGGTCTTTGTCATATCATCTAGATTGCGTACTGTATGCAAGTGAAATGAATCTTTGGCCAGGTATCGACAAAGACATGCAATACCAGTATTTTCTAAATAACATTAGACCCATGAAGCGCAAGTTCGCTCCGTGGCAAAAGTCTAAAAAAGATGAGAATATTGATTGCGTAAAAACCTACTTTGGGTATTCGAATCAAAAAGCCAAAGAGGCTTTGCGTATTCTCACCGATGAACAAATCTCTGAAATAAGAATAAAAACAGATAAGGGTGGGTGAAATGAATGACGTTAGGAATTTGGTAGAAGTAACTTTAAAAGAAAAAGATGATTTTCTAAAGGTGCGTGAAACACTTACCCGTATCGGTGTTGCATCTAAAAAAGACAAAACTCTTTATCAATCTTGCCACATTCTGCACAAACGTGGGCAGTACTATGTGGTACATTTCAAAGAATTATTTGCTCTAGACGGAAAAGAAACCGATATTACCGACAATGACCTATCTCGCAGAAATGCGATTGTTAACTTGTTGGAAGATTGGGGTCTTTTAAAAATTGTCAACAAAGAGCAAACAAAAACTCCAGAACCTATCTTCCTTTCTCAGGTGAAGATCATTTCACATAAAGAAAAAGATGAGTGGCAACTGGTACCGAAATACAATATCGGTAAACGTTCAAATAATTCTTGACATCCAATATAAATAATTGTATAATCCTAGTCCCATCGGGATGGGAAACTACCATGCCTGTGAAGGGTAGTAAAAGAACCACAGGTGCCAATTCTGCCCACCTTAGGGCCTGTTTGTCGCTACGGTAAAAGGCGTCCGTGTAATTACACCTCTGACACGAAAGTTCAGACCAGTATAAGGTAAGCTGGATTAACCGCAACGCCTTCGGGGTTGCAATTTTTTGTACTCGCTTAATAGGAGAACTATATGACATACGTAAAAGATGTGTTCGGCAAAGACCTTTTCGACTTCCACAAATTTGACCCTTTCGCTGTTGGTTACGACAAGATGTTCGATGACCTGCAAGAAATGGCAAAGAATGTGACTAAGGCTATTCCTTCTTATCCCCCATATAACATTCGCCAAGTCAAAGATAACAAATGGGTTATCGAACTGGCAGTTGCAGGTTTTGCAAAATCTGATATTGAGGTAACTCTAGAAGGTAATAAATTGGTTATCAAAGGCGCAACACAGGACAATGAGCCTGAAGAAGGTACATTCCTACACAAAGGCATTGCTACTCGCAATTTCACCCGCGAATTCAAACTTGCGGACAAAATCGAAATTGAAAATGCGGAACTTACCAATGGTATGTTAAAGATTTGGTTGGAAAACCTAGTCAAAACACAAGACATGGTCAAGAAAATTTCCGTGAAAAGTAAAGAATAAAATGATTAGAAAATTATTCGAAGCTTTTTTGGAAGCAATTCAAAATCTTAAAAAATATAAATCTGGACCAAGTATAAAAGGTAGTTAATACCAAAACCAAATGGAGGGCTTGACAGGCCCTCCACTTTATTGTATAATTTTATTATGAAAACGCAAAAAAAATCTATTCTCAAAAAAGTCCGTGTGAAAATCTCAAATGAGGAGTTCTACACGTTCTCTGATTGGCCATCAAAGGAAATTGATGGTGTGGAATTTATTGCCGTGAATAAACGTCTTCCAGCAGGTAATCAAACACAACTAATCCATTGGTTGCGTAAAGATAGCGTAGAATATATCAAATAATATTTGCGCCTGTAGCTCAATGGTTAGAGCAGCGGACTCATAATCCGTTGGTTAGGGGTTCAAGTCCCTTCGGGCGCACCATTTTAAAAAAGGAAAAACATGTCTACCACAATAAAAAACTTAGAGAGTGCATTGGCTGGTGAGTCAATGGCACATATTAAATATCGCTATTTCGCCAAGATTGCCCAAGATGAAGGTTTTGAGGACATTGCTAAACATTTTTGGCATACCGCAGACCAAGAACTTCTACATGCATGGGGTCACCTTGAGTTGTTGATTGGTAAGCCTTCCACTAAAGAATGTTTGGAGAAAGCAATTGAAGGTGAAACGTATGAATTCACCACAATGTATCCAGATTTTCAACGTGCAGCTGAACTTGAAGGTGATCTTACCGCCTCAATGGAAGCAAAAGTACAAATTGAAGAATCTAAAGAACACGCCGAACAATTTAAAAAGGTTCTTGAATTGGCAGAGAAACGTTTCGCTGCACTTGCTAAGGTCGAGAAACGCCACGCAGAAGCATATCAACAAAAACTAGGAGAACTATAATGAGTGAGAAAGTATATGTTTGTATCGTTTGTGGTCACACATTGTCTGAAGCAGATTATTTGAGTCTGCCAGATTCAGTTAATTGTCCCGAGTGTGGTGTTTCTAAAGAAGATTATGTTTTGATGGAGTAATTTATGGACTGCATGGTTATTGGTGATAGCATTGCGGTTGGTACAGCAATGTACCGACCAGAATGTGTTAGTTATTCGCGTGGTGGTTGGAATACTTGGCAGTGGAATAGAGATTATCTTTCTATGGCATCAAGTAAATCTTATAAGACAGTGATTATTAGTTTGGGTGCTAATGACCATGCAGGCGTAAAAACTGAGCAAGAACTCCGCAAAATGCGTCAAAACATTAAAGCGGATAGAGTTTTTTGGATTAGTCCAGGTATGGAACGCAAGCCTGTACCTCAAACTGCAATCGAAAAAATTGCAAAAGAATATGGTGATTTTGTTTTACCTAGACCTAAAGATCATATGAGTACTGATGGAATTCATCCTACAGGTAAAGGTTATAAAATTCTGGCAGAACAATCTAGATGAATACGAAGTTCCTTAAGTTTTTGTAAAGATTAGCCACATAAATTTAATAAAGGCAATTAAAATAAACAATCCAATCAAAGAAACAACTATGGTTAAAAAATCTTCTGCCATTTGTTCTCTTTGTTTGGCTTTTGCTTTTATCATTTCCCTTTCAGCAGCATTTCTCTCTTTGATTAGGCGTGTTCGTTCGCGGAGCATGTCTTCCCAAACATCTCCGTTGCCACTGTATATCAACAGTTCTTTAAGTTCTTTTTCGGCATCTCTGAGTCTTTTCGAATTCATTGCAAGTTCTAAAGCTACAGCACCTAATTCACTGTCACTTTTACCAACATTTTTTGCTTTCAGTTTAACTGAAGCTGAATGTACCGTATCGGATGAATTGAAAAATTTTATAAACTCACCGGTTAAAGAATGAATATCTTTACCTAGAGCCATTGCTTTTTTGATATTATTAACTGACGATTGAGCCACACTAAAAGCGATGCCGATTGTTACAGGATCAATCATATAATTATTTAGGATGTGAAATGAAAGAAAAATTTATTAATGCATATATGAAAACGGCCGAGGTGTTCGCAGAACTATCCTCGGCTCGTAGACTCCATGTCGGTGCGATTGTTGTAAAAGATGATCGCATCATTTCAATTGGTTATAATGGTACTCCTTCTGGTTGGGATAACAACTGTGAAGATAAAGAGTATATGGACCAAGGAGCTGGTGGTTGGCTCAGTCCAGAAGAAATTGAACATTCATGGCCAAACCTAGAACAACAACTTCCAAAAGAATCCAATATTTGGAAAAGATATAAGTTAACAACCAAACCTGAGGTACTTCATGCTGAAACAAATGCAATTGCAAAGTTGGCTAAAAATGGCGCTTCTTCTAATGGTGCTGTATTGTTTGTTACTCACGCTCCTTGTTTGGATTGCGCCAAGCTTGTATATCAAAGTGGCATCAATTCTGTGTATTATCGCAACAGTTATCGTAGTGAAAGTGGCATTCAATTCTTGGAGAAAGCTGGAGTTAAAGTAGAGAAAATTTAGTTGATAAATATATGTGGGTAATAGTGTCTCAAAAATGGAGATTCTTTGATGCAGGTACGTATACTTAACTGTCCAGATAAAGACTTCAGACCTTTCGTTGAGAGAGCTGCCGTTTTTTACGCCAAAGAACTTATACCAAATACCAGAATTCGAAATAATTGCCTAACAGAAATACATTTCGATACTAAATTAGATGATTATGGCTTCGCAAGTGTAGAAGATTACAATAGCAGAAAACAACCTAGACATTTTATTATCGAAATCAATCCACTTATTGGTTCCAGAAGAATACTTGAAACACTTGCACATGAAATGGTACACGTGAAACAGTACATTTTTGGTGAAACCAATGATACATTAACCAAATGGCGTAATAAAAAATTAGATCCTGATAAAATAGATTATTGGGTACAGCCTTGGGAAATAGATGCGTATGGCAGAGAAACAGGTTTATTAACCAAGTTTGCGATATCAGAACTTCTATGGGAAGTATTTGACGACTTTGTTGACCCTTCTGGCCCAATACAAGAAAAACCAATTGCCTGGAAAAGATAATGTCACACAAAGCACAATTAAATTTTGTTAATCGATTAAAAGAAAATAAACCTAATTTTTTTAATAATGCAAAAATTATTGAAATTGGAAGTTTGGATATTAATGGAACAATTAGAAGTTTTTTTGAAAATTGTGATTATGTTGGTGTCGATGTTGGGCCGGGAAAAGGAGTCGATTTGGTTTGTGAAGGTCAAAAAGTAGATCATCCAGACAACACTTATGATGTTTCTTGTTCTTGTAATTGTTTCGAACATAATCCATATTGGGTTGAAACATTTAGAAATATGTTTAGATTAACAAAAAGTGGTGGACTAATTTTTGTTTCTGTTCCTACCACGGGAAGACCGCCTCATGGTACACATGAAATTTCTCCGGAAGATAGTCCATTAACAATAAGCATTGGTTGGAATTACTATAAAAATTTAACCGAAAAAGACTTTACTGATAATTTTAATTTAAATGAAATGTTTAGTGAATTTAAATTTGAAGAATACCATGAAGAAAATAGTGAACATGATTTATACTTTTTTGGTATTAAAAAATAATTTTTAAAAACCGCTTGACAAACAAACAAAACGCCTATATAATACAAACATTGTTAAATTTTTTAGGAAGAATCGTGTCTCTCATACATAAACCCTTTAGTTTGCAGCCAGAGTATCGCACAATTAATTGTGCCGATGCGTCATGGCCGACCGGGTTTTGTGTAGAAAAGGATTGTTAAGAACTAAGTTCTAAAAAAGACTCCAAACACAAGACCCTTAGACTAAAACTCTAAGGGTTTTTTGTTTGGTGTTGCGATAAAACAACACACTGGTTGACAGGTCATTGAATCTGTCATACAATACACTTTGTTCTTTAAAAATTTATAGAGTTATTTTGATCCCGGATTGTGTAGTGGTAGCACAGCAGACTTTGACTCTGTTAGTATAAGTTCGATTCTTATTCCGGGTGCCATAAGTATGATAATTAAGTTGTCGGATGTGTGAAAGCAAGAGCCTCGAAATTCTTGTAAGTTGGACCTAATTAGTCTAGTAGCAAACAAGTAACACTATCACTGACGGATCCTAAGAGTAGAAATACTCATAAGCACAGGCGCTGATAAATTGTGCATAATGCTTCCAATGTTGTGATGGAAGAACTTAATTATCATTCTTATGGCAAAGGAGATATGCAATGAAAAAAATTGTATTGTCTATATTATTGTCTTTACCTTTATTTGCTCATGCATGTAAAGGTTATGTGATAGGATTTAAAGGTTTGAATGATTCATTTAATTCTGTTGCATTTCAGAAATACTCAAATCGTTTAGGTTATTGTGGTAAATCTTTTTCTTGGTTTCAAGATAGAGAAGCATTACAATACATTCAAACACTAAAGAAACCTTATCGCCTTTATGGTTTCAGTAGAGGCGCACAGACAGTTTCAGATGTGTTAAAACAAACGAAAAGAAAACCTGAGTATGTCGTGACCATTGGTGCTTACAAAACTGCGAATGTTAATTTTGATGAGTACGATATACGTTATGATAATTTTTTTGACCATTCTGGAGTAGGTCAGAAAAGCCCAGGAGTATTTTTCAATGTGTCTCATGCAGACATAGAGAAAGAAGTTAGTGAATTTATAATAGAATAATGGAAGCGTGCCAGAGTCCGGTTTATTGGAACAGTCTTGAAAACTGTCGATCTAGAAATAGGTCCGTGAGTTCGAATCTCACCGCTTCCACCAATTCAGGGTATATGATAGTGGCAGTCGCCGAGGTTTGGAACCTTGTAGTGCAAGTTCGATTCTTGCTACCCTGACCACAAAGATTTCGGAGAGTGGGCAGGATGGTAATGCAGCGGATTGCTAATCCGTAGATCGTGTAACAGCGGTCAGTGGGTTCGACTCCCACACTCTCCACCAATACCTCTGTAGTTTAATGGTAAAACAGCGGATTTATACCCCGTAGCGCCAGATAAGCGGCTGATGTGAGTTCGATTCTCACCAGAGGTACCAATTTATGTGGGTGTGACCCGAAAGGCTAGGGAACGGATTGCAAATCCGTTTTATGCAGGTTCGATTCCTGTCACCCACTCCAGTTCATTCGCCATTCGCGAATAGAGAATGTTGTTAAAAAACAACAGTATGGTTGACAGATTCGGTAGTTCTGTTACAATACATTCATACGTTGAGAAATCAACATGTTCTTTAAAAATTTACGCGAGTGTGGTGGAACGGTATACACAGCAGACTTAAAATCTGCCAGGACCGCAAGGTCCTTGAGGGTTCGAATCCCTCCACTCGCACCAATGCACCTATCGTCTAACGGTTAGGACGGCGCCCTTTCAAGGCGCAAACGAGGGGTTCGATTCCCCCTAGGTGTACCATTTGTTTAGTGTTATCAAGGTATCGTGTATGGACGCATACACTATTCGGGCTCAACCGGCCGGGAACGGGTCCTGATATAACTGCATCGGCTTTGAAGAGGAAGCACCTCAATTCTAAATTTGCACGATAACACTAAACAAATGGTAATTTATGGGGGTATAACTTAGTGGTAAAGTATCCGGCTTTTAACCGGAAAACCAGAGTTCAATTCTCTGTGCCCCTACCATATAAAAACACATTGTCATGCAGCACAGCCGAATCTGTGTGTAACTCCTAGGCGTAACCTATTGTGAGAAATAGGGGAGTGCAATTCTCATCAGTGTGTTTCTATATGGTAAATTATTTGTTGAAAGCCTGACAGAAAGTGCTTAACCAGCGGCCTAACTCTCAAGGTAATACCAACCCTTGCACTTATTGCTGTGGTGGCAATCGCTTCCAAGGGGACCACTTTATTACTAGGTCTTAAACAGTAGAGAGTGCTTTCAACAAATAAAAAGGGAGAATCGCCGCGAGGCGTATTCTTAAACGACCTGTAGAACTCCCAGGCGTCCCGTAGTTAGTTTTTGGAGGTCTTGATGCTAAGGCGTGTGCATCACCGGACTGTAAATCCGGTCCCTCGTGGTAAACATTCGCGGTTCGACTCCGTGGACCTCCACCAATTTAATAGGAGAGTACTATGTTAATTTCAGAAATATCAAATTATACCACTTGGGTGGGTGATATTAGAAAAACAATAGTAAGAGAAATTTTTAAATATGATGAGGGTAATGATGTAATAGTTGTAACAGTTCATGGTCAAGAATTTGCACAACTGTATAGTGAAAAAGGAAAAGAAGTTTCACAAGATAATAAAGGAACGAATATAGATATTCGTGCTTAAGATTTGGTCTCAAAGTGTTCATGGACGCACGTATGCCTGTCACGCATAAAGAAGGGGATCGTTACCCCTTGGGACCGCCAGAACGTTCTGTCTAATCAACAGATAGTCTGACCCGGACGATGAGAAGTGGTGTGATATCCACGGGTGGTACACTTTAAACCGAAAGTGCGTTGGCAATACGATAACGGTCCCTGTCGGGAAGCGGGTGGAAGGTATGCGTGATGGATATGAGAGACAACCAACTAAATCCTGATGTACTACAATTACCGCCGGGGGACGCAGAGCATATTGAAACACATTCGCCTTCCCATGGTGGGAAGGTCCCGTAAAGCTGTCCTAGGCGGTGGGGTAGTTGCAAGAAGTGTGTTTCAATATGGTGTCTGCAAACTGCTCACTTGTTGAACCTATAATTTACTAGACGGGTGACTAGGATGGTTCGCAACCTTAAAGGTATGATCCGTACAGCGTTAACGGACAGTCTAGTAAGTCGGATATGAGCACCGACCACCATTTTATTTTTATTCCAGTGTAGCACAGCGGTAGTGCAGGTGACTGTTAATCACTTGGTCGTTGGTTCGATCCCAGCCACTGGAGCCAATTTAATCCGAGTATAGCGCAGTCTGGTAGCGCACCTGGTTTGGGACCAGGGGGTCGGGAGTTCGAACCTCTCTACTCGGACCAACACTCGCCTTGACTTATGGCGTATAATAAGAAAAATAATAAGTCATCTTTTTTGGGCTGATAGTGATACTGGGGTACACGCTGGTTTTGCAATCCAGAGATAGGAGTTCGATCCTCCTTCGGTCCACCAATTAATGGTACTATGACGTAGACGGATGCGTACCGGTTTCATAAGCCGAGGAGATTGGATCGTTACCAATTAGTACCACCATAACCGCCCGTAACTCAGTGGACTTAGAGTGCTTGGCTACGAACTAAGAAGTCGGGAGTTCGAATCTCTCCGGGCGGTCCATTTTACCCTTGTAGCTCAGAGGAAGAGCACCGTCTTGATAAGGCGTAGGTCGACATTTCGAAATTGTCCAAGGGTACCAAATATCTCGCTGGTGTAATGGCAGCATCACAGTCTCCAAAACTGTTGGTCGGGGTTCGAGTCCCTGGCGGGATGCCATAAGTAAAATAAGAAAGGTGATTGATATGAAAAATTTCAATTTGCAAGAAGTAAAAGAATTTGTCTTGAATCAAGGACCCGATACGAAAGTTTATTTGGGTGCAGACTCAGAACGTATTCGTGTTAATGGTGTTTGGTATGCAGATTATGCTCTTGCAGTTGTAGTTCATATCGATGGTCGCCATGGTTGTAAAATCTTTGGTTATGTTGAGAGAGAACTGGATTACGATCATAAGAAAAGTAAACCAGCAATGCGTCTGATGACTGAAGTTTATAAAGTGTCTGAATTGTTCCAAAGTTTGGCTGATGTGTTGGAAGACCGTCATGTTGAAGTTCACTTAGACCTTAATAAGTCTGATGAATACGGAAGTTCATGCGTTGTACAACAAGCAATTGGTTATATCAAAGGTACATGTAACATGACACCTATGGTTAAACCAGATGCACCAGCTGCTTCGTTCTGTGCAGACCGATTAAAACGGATTCTTACAGAACAAGTAACTGTAACATGTTAATGACGATGGAGTTATTAGTGTAGTGGACTGCACACCTTGCTGTGACCGAGGTAGTATGAGTTCGATCCTCATATAACTCCCCAAATTATGCCTTGTTAACTCAGCGGTAGAGTGTCTCCCTTACAAGGAGAAGGTCGGCGGTTCGATCCCGTCACAAGGTACCAATTGCTGCTTTAGCTGATGTGGTCATAGCGGCGGCCTGAAGAGCCGTTGAAGTTGGTTCGATTCCAACAGGCAGCGCCAAGCTCTCATAGTATAATGGTATTACATACCCTTGGTAAGGGTAAAACACAAGTTCAATTCTTGTTGGGAGCACCAATGTTGGGAATAACCAACGGTTTGAATTCAGCTTTCGCTTGATTAATTATTGGATGTGGTGTAAAATACCTACTTGTTGTAAGATAAATGCAGTGATGCACATTAGCTGAGATTTTTATAGGTTCATTCATAAAAGTATATATGCCCCGGTGACGGAATCGGTATACGTGTTGGTCTTAGAAACCAAATTTTGGGAGTTCAAATCTCCCCTGGGGCACCAAAATTTCTGGCGTTCGTATAATGGATAATACAGGGGTCTTCTAAGCCCTTAATAGGAGTTCGATTCTCTTACGCCGGGCCAAGATAAGGAGTTAAAATGCCAGCAGTTTTCTTAGTGAGTGATACACATTTTGGCCATGCTGGAGTGTGTAGGTTTATGCGCGCTGATGGTGTGACTAAACTTCGACCATGGGATAATCCTGAAGAAATGGATGAAGAAATGGTGAAACGTTGGAACGAAACAGTTCGGCGAAATGATAAAGTATATCATCTTGGTGATGTTGTTATCAATCGCAAGTCACTTAATATTATGCGCCGATTAAACGGTGATAAAGTATTAATTCGTGGTAACCATGACATTTTTAAACTTGAAGATTACACAAAATATTTTAGAGACATTCGTGGTTATCATGTGATGAACGGAATGATTCTGTCTCATATTCCGGTACATGAAGAAAGTCTAGGTCGTTTTGGTGTTAATATTCATGGTCATTTACATGCCAATCGTGTGCTTCGTACAGTGAAAACTTTCACTGTGGAAGAACCTGTGATTGATTCACGTTACCATTGTGTTTGTGTTGAACAAACTGATTTTAGACCTATTCTTTTTGAAGACGTTATGAAGAAAATAAAAGAAGAAGGTGGTGAAATTGGTTTTCGCAATGGTAATGGTCCAACTATGTGATGCGAGTGTGGCGGAATTGGTAGACGCAGCAGACTCAAAATCTGCCGCCGCAAGGCGTGTCGGTTCGATTCCGACCATTCGTACCAAAAGTAGTTGTTGACAATACAAAAAAAGGCCTATATAATAACTCTATAAATTTAAATTGATGCGGGTATGGTGCTAGTGGTAACACAAGACCTTGCCAAGGTTTAGTTGTGAGTTCGATTCTCACTACCCGCTCCAAGATTTTGCCCTATTAGTATAATGGTATTACACCGGTTTTGTAATCCGGGTACGGGAGTTCGATTCTCTCATGGGGCACCAAGTTAGTTGCGGGATTCGTATAATGGTAATACCTTAGCCTTCCAAGCTAAAGCCAGGAGTTCGATTCTCCTATCCCGCTCCAGTTTTATGCGGTGTGTAATAATACGACATGGAGTACCCCTTCATGTTAGCTGTGTGAATCAGTACACCGCTCCATTTTTGAGGACATTATGAATATCAAACCACTGAAAAATAAAGTTGTTGTTGAACGTGTGGAGAATGTAAAAACTACGGCTTCCGGAATTATTCTAAGGTCCTCACCGGAACCAGACAAAGCAAAAGTTTTAGCTGTTGGTCCAGATGCTGAAGATGTATCTGTTGGTGATGTTGTACTGCTTGATTGGAATGCAGCCGTACCAATCGACAATAAATATGTTGTATCAACAACAAGTATTGTTTTAATCTACGGAGATTAATATGTCTGACGGCGGCAAAGGATCAAGCCCAAGACCATACAGTGTTGACCAAAAAACTTTTTCAGAAAATTGGAATAATATTTTCAAGAAAAAAGATCCAAAAGAAATCGATGATGCAATCGCTGAAGATGAAGAGTTCAAGCGAATTGCATCATTGAATAACCTAAAACAAAAACATAAATAATTTGGCGGGTTGGTGAAACAGTATCACAGTGGGCTCATAATCCTCAGTTCCGGTGCAACTCCGTGACCCGCAACCACTTTATTTGTTATTCAATGGATTGTCCAGTGCTTTCTGGATTTTTGTATCCACTTCCTTCTTTAGAGTTTCAACCCTTCCGTTGACTTCTCTTTTCATCACATCAACATCTCTAGCAATTTCTTTCTTTGTTGTATCAACTTCTTTAGAAATTTCACGGCGTGCATCCGCCACTTCTTTACGTATTGATGCAACTTCACCTCTTGCTTTTTCTAAATCTTCACGAATATCTTTTCGTGCCTGACGCATTTCTGCCTCAGTTTCTCTTTGTGCTTGCTTGACACCACGTTCAATTTGTTCTGTCACTGATTCGTTTCTACGAATATCATTCTTCAGATCATTCTTAATGTCTCTAGTGTAGTCTGAAGTTTTGGCACTGTTTTCTTCAATAACTGCAAGCCTCTTATCGAATTCGGATAAATCTGGTGCAATGTATTCAGCAATTTTCTTTTTCATCCCTTGATAGTCTTTATAGACTTCAAATGCACCATAGAGACCACCAAGTGTGGATGATACGATAGTGAATGCTACCATTAATTTTGCTGGAGTGAATTCGTAACCGCCGATGCTAATTACGGTATCTTTGCTTGCATACTTCTTTACTGCTGCTTCAGCATCATCAATTTTTTTGTTAACGTTTTTAATTTCTTCCGTCATTTTAGTTCCTGTATTGTTGATTGACCATTTCTTGATGTAATCTATCGGATGATAGTTGTCTCAATGCTCTAACATTATCTACAGTCACTTGGTTTTTATAAATCTCCTCAGGTTTGTATAACTGACCATCCCTGAGTGTTAAACTCATATAAGCATTAAATCCTGGCGGCGTAACTGCCATTCTGTTTATGTCTATGTTACCAGCCAATTCATTTGGTTGTACGTTGCTCTTAACTGTTTCTGTTTTTTGGTCCGCCGCCGAAGTTTCTATTATAGGTTTCTGTTCCAAAATTGATTTTATCGGACTATCATTACTCATAAAATTTGATTGAGCGACCATTTCAATCTGACTTTCGTTTTGTCTAAACACACTTGTTGTAGAAAAATTAGGCAAAAGTACAGGTTGTGTTAGCAGTGAATAATCGATTTTAGAAACTTCAACTTGTTGTATTTGTGTATTCACCTGTTCAATTGGTTTTTGTATTTGTTGAGTCTGATTTACAACTACAACAGGTTCAAAATTAAAACTGTTTTGTCCGTTTGTTTGTGCATTTTGTAATTGAATATTTACAATACTCGTTTGTTGTGATTCTGTTGCCGCTTGTTGTTGTGTTGCATTGTTTCTTTGATTGTTTTCAATGACCATGTTTGTTTGGTCTTGTGCATTTGCTATTGCACTTGAAACTTCTTGTAGTGCATTTTCAACAGCAGCAGTTTGCGTGGCTCTGTCATTTGCTTGTATTTGGCGAACCACACTCATTATAAGAGACATGTTCGGACTAGATTTTGTTTTTTCTTCCTGTTTTTCAGACTCTGTTTTTTGTGCCGATTCTTTTACGGATTGTGGAATATTATCTGGTGCGCTTATTGTTCCACTAGTTGATACTTCAACACCGCCAGCGTCAACAGTTATTGTTGATGGTTGTACATCAGAAGTTGTTGGCAGAACTGTAGATATTATTGGTGTTGAAATTGTGACAACAGTTGCTGTGGTTGCTGGCGTTAAACTATTGATTGCACTCAAGTAACCTGGACAAGTAGGTGAACTTAACACATTGACAGAACATGGATCAACAGTGTATTTTAAAGAAAAAGAAACATTAATCACTTCTGGCCCATAAGGACCTGACCAACCATTGTTGTCTCTACCTATGAAACCGTATTGAACTTGTCCAATAGAAGAAGCATTTAAAGGAGAAGTAAAATTCTCGGAGAAATTAAAATTGGTCCAATTAAATTTGTAATTTAAATCGTATGAATTACCATATAGTAAATTACTGGTTCCTCTACCGCCTGTAGTATCCCAAAAACGAACAAGCGCCGCCAATTGGTCTACGCGCCCATCGTCCCATCCATTACCGTTCTTTGCTCTGAATCCAAAGTTATATCCTGTGACTTGTAATCCAGGTGTAGAACTTGGCAATATGCTTGAAATGTCTTGTTGCTGATAAAGGTAAGTTGAACCAAAAGAGAAGTTTATGTTATTTCCTGGACCAACAATAGCATTAGGACCACAATAACCAGGTTGTCCCCAAGACCAACATGTCAAGTTGTCTTGATAAACACCATTCACCCAAGATGAAGGACCACCTTGATTTGTCGGTAGAACTATATTACCTGTATTGTATATTTGACCCGCAATTAAATCCTGTGCGTTACTTGATAAGCTTGTGAACAAGAACGCCAAGGAAACTGCCGATGCCAATCTTTGTATACGAATCATCTTTTTTCTCTTTTATTGGTGCAGGAACTTTATTTGGATTTGCTTGCCATTCAACCTTTGCAGCCTCACCAATTTTTCCCTCGTAGGGGCATGGAGTGCCGGCGGCCATCATTGCGTCCCAAACTCTGCGGTCTTGGCACATTGTAGCAACGGCGGCGACTTTCATTCCCATATCAAAAAGAGTTTTAGATAATTTTAATCTTTCACAATTTTCGTCACGTATAGTACCACCAGAACTTACACCAAAAATTTGTGTTTGTACCGCACTACTAGAACCAGTAGTACACAAATCGTTGTTACCACCACTCATCATTGTTGGCGCAACCGCTGTAGGTGGCGGTTGAATTATTCTTTGTGTAATATTACTTTCATTAATATTGCGATTTGTCATGTCACCAGAGTTGACATTGTTATTTGTGTTTGTGCTTGTTGATGCACTAGTATTTGTATTAACATTGTTATTGTTATTTGTCATCGTGCCTGTATTCACATTGTTATTTGTGTTTACGTTTGTACTGGTGCTTGCACTAACATTGTTATTGTTATTTGTCATCGTGCCAGAATTTATATTATTATTCGTATTCACATTTGTAGATGTGCTGGCGTTGGTGTTGACGTTATTGTTGTTATTAGTCATCGTGCCAGAATTTATATTATTATTCGTATTCACACTCGTAGATGTGCTGGCGTTGGTGTTGACGTTATTGTTGTTGTACGTCATTGTACCACTATTCACGTTGTTGTTATTGTTCGTAACTGTGCTAGTGGAAGTTGAAGCATTGACGTTATTGTTGTTGTACGTCATTGTGCCAGTGTTCACGTTATTATTCGTGTTTACACTGGTGCTTGTATTGACATTCGTGGAGACACTATTAACATTAGTGTTATTAGTGTTGACGGTCGTAGCCGTGCTAGTATTGTTTGTATTTACGGTGCTTGTCGAGGTAGATGTACTGTTTGTGTCTACCAGCGTACTCGAATCATAGGTGGTCTGCGCGACCGATGACAAAGACATTACAAAAAGCACCATTGCGGTTAGCTTTTTGAACATTTATTTTCCTTTTTAACCACTATTTTGATTGACAAAAAATCATTTTGTATGTATAATCACAAAGTCAAATAGGAATAATTTTTCTATCAATACATATATTTATAAACTTTTCGAAAAGGTAAAAAAATGAAAATCTTAACAGCCAAATTAATTACACACGAAGAAATTTTAGGTGAAGTGGAAAAAGAAAGTATGGAATCAATCACTTTCAAAAATCCTGTGGCAATTTCTATTGTCCGAGGTAAAGATGGGGCACCAAATGTAGGATTTTCACCTTTTCCATTACATGCCGAACAAAAATCCGGATTTATTATTGACATAGATAAGAGAAATATTGTATACTCTTACGAACCCGCAGAAGATTTCAAAAGCAACTACAACCAATTATTCGGGTCTGGCATCATTCTACCCAAACAACAAAGCATCATTACCGGTTAATGTCTAATTTCTACACCAATGTTCAAGCCCTAGGCGGCAAGATCCTGTATCGCGGGATCATGGACGGAAAACGTATCAAACAAAAGGTTGACTACGAGCCATCACTATATCTTCCTGCCAAAAAAGATAAAGGCACTCACAAATCCCTTGATGGTCTGGACTTGTCTGAAAAACGTTTCGACAGTATCTACGAAGCGCGAGAATTCTTTAAGAAGTATGACGGCATTCCTGGTGCACCAAAAATCTATGGTAACACCAGGTACGAATATGCATTCATTGCAGATCAACATCCTACGATGGTTGATTGGGATCAGGATAAAGTTTCTATCGCTATCGTAGATATTGAGGTTGGTTCAGAAAATGGATTTCCCGATCCTTATCTGGCCAACGAACCCATCACCGCAATTGCAATCACTTATATCAACGGCAAAACCTATGTGTTCGGATGTGGTGATTATGAAGTACAAGGTGACGAAGTTTATATTAAGTGTAAAGATGAATGGACTCTTTGCAAGAAGTTCCTGATGTTGTGGTCAGACAATTGCCCAGACGTTATCACTGGTTGGAACACAAAGTTTTTCGATATTCCTTATCTCGTTAATCGTTTTCGTAAAATCTTGGGTGAAGATGACACGAAGAAACTTTCGCCTTGGAATTATATTTCCGAACGCAAAACAAACATCAATGGCAGAATGTTAATTGCCTATAGTTTTGTTGGTGTCGAATCTCTAGACTACATCGAACTCTACAAATGGTATGCGCCGGGTGGCAAGTCACAAGAATCTTATCGTCTTGATAATATTGCAAACGTTGAACTTGGTGAAGGTAAAATCTCATACGATGAATATGAAAACTTGCATCAATTGTATCGATTGAACTTCCAGAAGTTTATTGAATATAACATCAAAGACGTTAAACTGATTCTTAAACTGGAAGATAAACTGAAACTGTTGGAACTGGCACTGACTCTTGCATATGATACCAAGTGTAACTATGAAGATGTGTTTGCACAGACACGCATGTGGGATTCACTGACATATTCCTATCTACTGCAACAGAAGATCATTGTACCACCACGTGAGGTGCAGGACAAAGATTCCGCATTCGAAGGTGCATATGTTAAAGAACCTCAGGTTGGCCTACACAACTGGGTTGCCAGTTTCGACTTGAACAGTCTGTATCCTCACCTGATGATGCAGTATAACATTTCGCCAGAAACTCTAATCGAACCGGCAGACTACACACAAGAAATGCGTGATGTTCTATCGCAAGGTGTTTCCGTTGACAAACTTTTGAAATGTCAAATTGACACATCAAGTTTATCTGGTGTTACAATCACACCAAATGGACAATACTTTCGAACAGATGTTCAAGGTTTCTTGCCTAAGATGATGGAAGAAATGTATATTGACCGCAGCAAATTCAAAAAGATGATGTTGGCTGCGAAACAGGAATATGAAAATGAAACCGATGATTCAAAGAAGTATGACATTGAGAAACGGATCGCGAGATACAACAACCTACAACTCGCTAAGAAAGTCTCTCTCAATTCTGCTTATGGTGCTTTGGGTTCTCAGTATTTTAGATTTTACGACCTACGGATGGCTCTGGGTGTCACTACTGCTGGCCAGCTTTCTATTCGTTGGATTGAAAATAAGATTAACCAGTACATGAATAATGTTCTTAAAACGGAAGGTGTTGATTATGTCATTGCATCAGATACTGACTCAATCTATCTCAATCTTGGACCTTTGGTGCAACATGCGATGGGGGACAGAAGTCAAGATATTAACAAGGCGATATCCTTCATGGATAAAGTTTGTGAGACTAAGATTCAACCGTTTATTGACAAGTCTTATGCAGAACTTGCTGACTATGTTAAGGCATATTCACAAAAGATGCAAATGAAACGTGAAGGTCTGTCCAACAAAGGTGTTTGGACTGCCAAGAAGCGTTATATCTTAAACGTGTACAACAACGAAGGTGTTCAATATAAAGAACCACAGATGAAGGTCATGGGACTGGAAATGATTAAATCATCCACACCATCGGCAATCCGTGAAAAGATGAAAGCGGCAATTCAGTTGATGATGACCGGTAATGAAAATGATGTTCAAAACTTCATTGCGAATTTCAGAGAAGAATTCAAAAGATTGCCACCAGAAGAAATATCTTTTCCGCGTGGTCTCAATGGCCTGAACACATATTCTGATTCGGTTACACTATATAAGAAAGGTACACCAATTCATGTTAAAGGTGCAATTCTATACAATCACAATCTGAAATTGATGGGATTGGAAAAGAAGTATCAGAAGATTCAAGAAGGTGAAAAAATCAAATTCACCTATCTCAAAATGCCAAATCACTTCAAAGATACCGTTATTTCTTTCCCTTCCAGAATACCAAAAGAGTTTGAACTTGACAGGTATATTGATTACGATGTACAATTCGACAAAGCATTTTTGGAACCAATTCGTGTGATATTGGATTGTATGAAATGGAAAGTTGAGAAGAACAATTCTTTGGAAGACTTCTTCAGTTGAAATGAAAAGGAAATTATATGAGTATTCTTGATAAAATTAAAAAGAACAGTAGTATCAAAGATTCTGCTATTCTGGCGAAATCAAAATTCTTTACCGAAAAAGATATGATTCCAACGGCAGTTCCAGCAATCAATATTGCATTGTCTGGTAAGCTAGATGGTGGTCTAACACCAGGTCTTACGATGTGGGCTGGTCCATCTAAACATTTTAAGACTGCATTTTCTCTGTTGATGGCTAAGTCTTATCTAGATAAATATCCTGATGCAGCACTGCTATTTTACGATTCCGAATTCGGTACTCCGCAGTCCTATTTCGATAGTTTTGGTATCGACACTGAGCGAGTGCTTCATACTCCTCTTACAGATATTGAACAATTAAAGTTTGATGTGATGCAACAGTTGACACAATTAGAACGTGGTGAACATCTTATCATTGTGATTGATTCAATTGGCAACCTTGCATCCAAGAAAGAGGTCGAAGATGCACTTGAGGGCAAATCTGTTGCAGATATGTCACGCGCAAAACAAGTTAAGAGTTTGTTCCGTATGGTGACACCACACTTGTCACTAAAAGATATTCCAATGATTGTTGTCAATCACACATACAAAGAAATCGGTATGTTCCCGAAAGACATTGTTGGCGGTGGTACAGGCTCTTATTACTCAGCAGATAATATCTTCATTATTGGGCGCCAACAAGAAAAAGAAGGAACTGAAATTGTTGGTTATAACTTCATTATTAACGTAGAAAAGAGTAGGTATGTTAAAGAAAAATCTAAAATCCCTGTGTCTGTATCTTTTGATGGTGGTATTAGCCGTTGGTCAGGTTTACTTGATATTGCATTGGAATCCGGACATGTCATCAAACCCTCAAATGGGTGGTATAGCAAAGTGGATGTTTCCTCCGGTGAAGTAGAAGATAAGAAGTATCGGGAAAAGGACACTCACTCAAAAGAGTTCTGGTTGTCTGTTTTGAAACAAAAATCTTTCCAAGAATTTGTTGAAAATAAGTATCGTGTTGCTGCAAGTGAAATCATGCAAAGCGAGAACGATGAGGGTGTTTTAAATGATTGAGGGTATTGATTTCTGTTACATATATCCTAAGAATGATGCAACAACAGTTCACATCAGACTTCTACAAGGACCTTATAAAGATACCGTATTTAAATATGGTAAGGTTAAAATAAAAGAAGAAAGTGACGGAGTTCATTTACTTTTTGCTTATGATGTGTTAGAATCTGAAATCAAGAAACCAGCAAAGCTGGAAAAAGATGAAGATTTCAAAAATTATATTGGTGACTTATTGGTAGAAATAATGTCATTTAATATGGATGAGGATATTATTGATGAAACTGGAACAGACAATACTGAAAAACCTAATTTACAATGATGAGTATCTACGCAAAGTTTTACCTTTCATAAAATCCGAGTATTTCACCGACAGAACCGACAAGACGATTTTTAATCAAATCGCATCGTTCGTTGAAACCTACAATTCGACACCATCAATCGAGTCGTTAGTTTTATCTATTAAAGAAAATAGAAATCTGACAGAAACAGAACTAGAAAAATGCGAATCGTATCTTAAAGAAATTCAAGACGGTAAAAAAGAAGAATCCAAGATCGAATGGCTTGTAGACAAGACAGAACATTTTTGCCAAGAAAAAGCAATTTACAATGCAGTTCTCGGTTCAATTTCTATTCTTGATGGTAAAGATAAGACACATGATAAGGGTCAGATTCCCAAGATTCTCTCTGATGCACTAGCTGTCAGTTTCGACAGTTCCGTTGGTCACGATTATCTGGAAAATTCAGATGATCGTTTTGACTTTTATCACCGCAAAGAAGAAAAGATTCCTTTCGATTTGGAATACTTCAACAAAATCACCAAAGGTGGTCTTCCTGCAAAGACATTGAATATTGCTCTTGCAGGCACTGGCGTTGGTAAAAGTTTGTTCATGTGTCACGTTGCTGCATCATGTATGGTTCAAGGCAAGAATGTGCTATATATCACCATGGAAATGGCTGAAGAAAAGATCGCAGAACGTATCGATGCGAACTTGTTGAACGTCACTGTTGATGATTTGGTCAACTTATCTAAGGATGCGTATGACAAAAGAATCGCAAAATTAAGAGAGAAAACTGTTGGTAAACTAATCATCAAAGAATACCCAACAGCAGCAGCATCAGTAACACATTTTAGGACATTGTTGAATGAACTCAATCTCAAGAAAAGCTTTGTTCCTGATATTATCTTTGTGGATTACCTCAATATTTGTTGTAGTTCTCGCGTTAAGGCAGGATCAAACGTCAACAGTTATACCTATGTTAAGGCAATCGCAGAGGAATTGCGAGGTCTTGCCGTTGAGTTCGGATTACCAATTGTTTCTGCGACACAAACAACAAGAAGTGGATATACTTCTTCCGACCCCGGATTGGAAGACACAAGTGAGTCTTTTGGTTTGCCCGCTACAGCAGACTTGATGTTTGCACTGATTTCTTCCGAAGAACTGGAAGAACTCGGTCAGATCATGGTCAAACAGTTGAAGAATCGTTATTCTGATCCAACACAATACAAACGATTCAGTCTTGGTATTGACAGAGCGAAGATGAGACTGTATGATGTAGAACAATCTGCACAAGATGATATCATTGATTCGGGTAAAGATAAACCGTTGAACACTTTTGGTAATAGAGAAATGAAAGCCAAAAAAGCTTTCGAAGGTTTTAAAGTATGATCTTGAGCACAGACGATGCAATTCACTGTGCAAAAGTATTTAAAGATTACTTTGGTGAATTCAATCGAATCGATGAATACATGCGAAATCAGAAGTTGGCATCTCTTTCTGAAATGCCAAGCAATCCTCTTTTTCCATTAGAAGATGATTTGTTTTCGGATTTCACTGTGCATCCATCCGATATGGATTTTGAAGTCTGTGAGATTCCAATTGATCAATGGGAAAATCTACTGAATATCACCAGTTCTCACATCAATATTTCTCCTGTTGGTCGCCAGGTTCGTCTGGCTGTTATCGAAAAGAACACCAAGAAAATTATTGGTTTCATTCGCCTTGGTTCTCCAGTAATCAATATGAAACCGAGAAATGAAATGTTGGCGCAGGTGTTCACTCAACAACCAGAATGGGCAAAACGATTTAATGATTCTGCAATGATGGGATTCGTAATCGTTCCCGCACAACCATTTGGTTACAATTATCTTGGTGGTAAACTTCTTGCAAGTATTTGTACATCACATGAAGTTCGTGAAATCGTCAACAAGAAATACAATATGAACCTGTGTTTGTTTGAGACAACCAGTTTGTATGGTAGTACAAAGACAGTTTCTCAATATGATGGCATGAAACCTTTCATTCGTTTCAAAGGTTTAACTGACAGTGATTTTGTACCACTTATGCACGGTAAACCATACGAAGACCTGAAAAGTTTTGTTGAAAGTAGAGTTGGTGATATCGTTGATCCCGAATCATCAAGTAAGAAACTTAAAACAACAATGACAATCATTGCTATGACTAAGAGTGCATTAAAGGCTGACAAAGACGCTTTAAGTGAATTTAATGATACAATAAGTAAAGCGAAGAATCTGACAGAACAGAAGAGGTATTACATCAGTGATTATGGTTTTAATAACATGGTTGATTATGTCAACTGCAAAACTGACAAATTAATTCCTGGTGAAAACCATGAGAAACACTATCTTGAAAATCTGATCAGATGGTGGAAAAACAAGGCAACGAGCCGTTATACTAATCTGAACGAAGAAAAGAAATTGAAAACTGATCTAGAGGTTTGGACTTCAGGTAAAGAGATACAAATCATAAGATGAAGACTAAATAATAAATTATAACAACAGGAATTGCAATGGCCGACTTGGGTAGTAAAGCCACTGATGGTAGATTATCTTTCACAAAATATGTGACAGAAAATAAAAGATTCTCCGAAATCGATTTTGAGATCGAAAAAGGAAAGTCTACTGTTCTGTATACCAAGAAAGGCAAAAACATAGTTGCTGGAACTAAAGAATTTAAGGCCGGCACCAAAATTAAGATAACTGATCGAAATGTGTTTGAGATTGGTAAGTTGAAGATGGCTTCAGTAAAAATTGGCCAAACTTCTGGTTATATTCCAATCAATGCCATTCGCAAACCAACAGGCGGTAACGGCACACAATATGAAGATGAAGTTGTTGATGCCATTAATGCCTATATTCTAGATGCTGGTGGCAAAATTGATGTTAAATTAAAAGGTGACAACAAAATATACAAAGATATTGCGTATGCTATAAAAGTTGATTCACCAATAAAACAAAAAGCGGGTGTCAAGGGAGATCCTAAAGCTGACATTATTCTTTGCAAAGATAATAAGAATCCCACTGCATCTGGTTCGATTTATGTTTCTCATAAGAAAGAAGGTGGACCAGAAGCTTTTCAACAATATGGTGGTTTATCTGAACAGGCCGGTGAATATATCTACAATCATCCACTTGTTCAAAAGTTTTTGGGAGAAGTTGCCAAAGTTATTGGTAATAGTAATCAACTTTCTATGCCAGTTATGGGCGAATTTACGGATGATGAACTTGCCAATATGTCGATTTATGGACCAGAATATGGCCGACCATTCTCTTTACAACATACACAGTTGATTGGTCAAGGCAAACCAGTGTTTAAAAATATGGGCAAGCATATAGAACTCGACTTCTCCAGTCACATGAGTTTGTCTGGTGATTTATCACACTTTAAGGGTGGATACTTGCCGGTCTTTGGTGCAACATTTCGAGCTGGTCGAGGATTCACCTATAAGAATAAACGTTATAATGGCGCTCGCGTAGCTATTTACCCATACAAGTTAATGGCCACTCGTGGTGGTTTGTTAATAGTAAAAATTAAAAAGTAAAATTAATACATCAAGAGGTTAAATTATGAGTGTGACAGTGATTATGCCAACTACCGGTGCACCGGAGTTGAAGACTGCTATTGCAAGTGTGTTGAATCAGAGTTATGAATCAAAATGTTATGTTGTTGCAGATGGACCAAAAGCACATTCCAGTACAAGAATCATCACGGATGATTTTTTGTCAAGAAAGAATCTGGAAAGGTGTTTTCTACCACTTAATGTCGGTGCAAACGGATTCTATGGTCATAGAGTTTACGCAGCTTTCACCCACCTAATTGATACCAAGTATGTGATTTACCTGGATCAAGACTGTTGGTTTGAACCAGATCATATCAAGAACTGCATCAAGACAATAGAGGAGCAGAACCTGGACTGGTCCTATTCGCTCCGAAAGGTATGCACAAAAGACGGTGAATACATATGTAATGATGATTGCGAATCTCTTGGTAAGTGGAAAACATATCATGGAGTTAATCACATAGATACTAATTGCTATTGCATAAAAACAGAAGTTGCGATAAAATTAGCACAAGTATGGCATGGTGGTTGGGGTCAAGATCGTGTTTGGTTAAATGTATTGTCACAACATTTTCCTAAATTCGACTGCACAGGAAAGTATACTGTCAACTATCGTGTTGATGGCAATGCTGGTTCTGTTAATGCAGACTTCTTTTTAAATGGCAACAAAGTGATGAATGAAAAATATAATGGAGAATTTCCGTGGAGAAAAATTTAATTATTGGTGGTTTCACCAACTATGAAATCAATCAGTTAAAACCTTGGGTATTGTCAGCAAAAGAAGTTGCTGGTGATAATGATGTTGTTCTGGTTACGGGTAAAACAACACAAAAAACAATCGATTGGTTAAATGAACAAGGTGTCATTGTTGTTCCAATGGCTCATGTTGATGGCGTTCCAATTCACGTTTTGAGATTCCTATCAATCTATGAATATCTCAGAACAAACTGGGCAAAATATAAATTGGTTGTTACGACCGATGTAAAAGACGTTTACTTTCAAAAAGATCCATTCGAACACATTGAAAGAGAAATCACACCAGGTTCCTCGGTGAAATTAATTGTTGCATCTGAAGGGCTTCGTTATAAAGATGAACCTTGGGGTGATGACAATCTGAAACAGTCCTATGGTCCATATGTTTATGAACAATTCAAAAACAATGTTATCTACAACGTAGGAACTTTTGGTGGCGCTTCAGAATATGTGAAAGATATGGTTTTCAATATCTTTACGAATGCAATCAACAGGCCAATTCCTATTTGTGACCAAGCAGTATTCAATGTTTTGATTGGCACACAACCTTTCAAAGATGTGGTGAGAGTCACAGTTAGTTGGGCTTGTGAAGCTGGCACTGTTGCAGATCCAACAAAGATTGATTATTTCAGACCAAATCTATTGTGTTATGAACCAGTGTTTGATAATGGTGTTGTAATGACACATGATAGATATGTTTTCCCCATCGTTCATCAATATGATCGCGTTCCCGAATGGAAGAAATTCGTTGAACAAAAATATGATCAGGAAGATGAATCACAATTCTTTAAGTATAGGACTTTATAATGAGTGACGTTATTACATTTAATACTGAAACACAAGCTTTCACACTTCCGACCACAACGTTCAAGTGTTCTGGTTACGGGCTTGGAGAGATGATCAAAAAAATGCATTATCCAAGAGTGTTGGAAATTGGTTGTGATATTGGTGACACCACACAATTTTTGTTGGATAGTAATCCAGACTGTGTATTGACTGGTGTAGATCCATATTCAAACTATGTTGACTGGAACGGAAACAATCTAAATGAACGCGAAGCAATCTATCAAAGATTTATGAATCGTTTGTTGGGTTACAGTAATCGTTTTAATCTGTTGAGAGACTATTCGGACAACGTTGTCGATAAACTATTTGATGATGATTATGATGTTATCTTTATTGATGGTCTACACACTTACGAACAACTCACCAAAGATTGTGCCAACTTCTATTCTAAAGTGAAGCCTGGTGGCGTCTTTGCTGGGCATGATTACAATGCTATTCCTGGTGTTCGTAAAGCCGCAGATGAGTTTGCCGCCAAAGTTGGCAAAGAAATTCTTTTCACAGATTGTGATGTTTGGTACTGGATCAAATGAAAAATTGTATCGTCTTATCTGGTCAATATAGAACATTTGACCAAACATGGGAAAACATCAAAAAGTTTATTGATTTAAATCAACTGGATGTTTACTGTCACCTCTGGTCTGACAGTCAGGAAGAATTTAACAATGTGATTGATAGATTGAAACCTATAAGAATCAAAGCCGAGAACTATGAGGTTCACAAAGAAGAATTTGAAGAGATGGAAAAAAGGATTCGTCTTGCCCATCCAAAGAATGCAAACAATGATAGAATTGCCGGTAATGCATCGATGAACTATAGCCGAAAGGCAGCATTCGATTTGATTGAAGAAGAATATCACACACTGGTATATTGTAGATACGATATCAAGTTTCATCAGTTATTTGATTTCAAAGATGTTGATATGTTAATCACTCCTTTCGAGGAGTCTTACAATTTAATATCTGATATTTTTGCAATCATGCCATTCTCTTATGCAAAACATTATTTTTTATATGATGAATATGAAAGATTGCATTCAACTCAATTCGAACAAGAATTTGAAGATCACCTCAGAAATGACCGCAAATATGGTGAGGAGAATATCAGAATTCATAAAGAAGATAGATATTGCCCACACATGATGTTATTGCGTAATATATACATGAACAAACTACGTGGTGTAACAACAGACCAACTCAGAGTATCGATACAAAGATGAAAATTGCATTATGTTTTTCTGGACAATCCAGATCGTTTGAAAAAGGTTATGAATATTACAAACGTAATCTACTAGACCATTACGATGTGGATGTGTACATTCATAGTTGGAAATTTGATGGTGAAAGAAAACTTTTGGAACTTTATAGGCCAACAAGTTATGAATTCGACACACCACCTTTGGTTGATTATGACAGCAAGTATAAAAATACACCAAACGCAGAGAAATATCCTCCAAGATTCACTTATCGGATGTTCTATTCTATGAATGAATGTAAAAAATTGGTCTTTGGTGATTATGATTGGATCATTCGTTCGCGTACAGATTATGCATTGAACGTGAAGATTCCTTTCGAACAGTTGGATAATTCTAAGTTGTACATACCAAATTGCAGAATGGTGCCGACGAGAGACTTTGGGAATGACCAGTTTGCTTTTTCATCAAAAGACAATATGATGAAATATATGTCAACATATGAAAACATTGATGAATACTACAATGGTGGCAATCAATTCATTGGTGAAGACTTGATGAGAGCGAACTTACACAAACACGGTTTGATTGGTGAGAAACTTGTCTATGTGAACATGAACAATCCATTTCCACCTGGTGCTCACAACGGAACATGGCATTCTTTAATTCGGGATGATTACGAACAATGGACAAAATCATAAAGGAACTCAGTGGTCATTCCGGTTGTAAAATATTTTTGAAAGAAAACGAAACCGGATTGTACGTTGAAAAGACTGGTAATATAGAAAGAAATTTCAAACAAATGAAGTTTCTATATGATGCATACTATCCTGTTCCTGAAATATATTCGGTTGGTGAAAATGTTCTAATCATGGAATACATTCACGGTTTGGATATGAAGAATTATCTAATACACAATAATAGTCACCAGCTGTTTAATTTTTTGTCTACTTTATTTGATAATTTTTCTGATAATCTCGAAATGAAAGACTATACCGAAACTTATTACAATAAGTTGAAGTGGTTGGACGACTGTGATGAAATGCCATTCACAAAGGAAGAATTGATTGGCAAGTTACCTAAAATTTTACCCAAATCAACATATCATGGCGACTTAACGTTAGAGAACATAATGTACACCGATCCAGGATTTCACCTGATCGATCCTGTCACGATAGAATATGATTCTTATGTCTTTGACATTGCAAAACTCAGGCAAGACCTGGAGTGCAAATGGTTCTTAAGAAACACCAATATCAAGTTGGAGGTCAAGTTACAGAACCTACAAAATAAACTAAGAAAACAATATGAAAAGTTTTTCGATGACAATCTTTTGATATTGATGTTGTTAAGAGTCTATCTACATACTAAACAAGGTGATGACAACCATAAATTCATTATGAAGGAAATAAACAGACTATGGAAATAATTGTACCCGCAGCAGGACTATCTACAAGATTTCCTGACATGAAGCCAAAATATCTCTTGTACGATTACAGGGGTGAAATGATGTTGATGAATGCACTGAGAAAATATAGGGAACTCGGTATGAAAATCAACATCGGTATTCTAAAAGAACACCAAGACAAGTATGCTGTCATAGAACAGATACAACATGAATGGTCCGACAATCTTAATTTTGTTGTGATTGATAAACCAACCAAAGGGCCTGCCGATACTGTATATCGCATTTTATCAGAATCTGGTACAAAAGGTGAGTTCTTAGTTAAAGATTGTGACAGTTTCTTTGACCACGAAAACACATCAGGTAATTACATTTGTGTTTCCAACATCTCTGAACATGAGATTCTGAAGAAGTTGGCATCAAAAAGTTTTGTTATTGTTAATGAACAAGACATTGTAACCAATATCATAGAAAAACAGGTTGTTTCAGACACATTCTGTGTTGGTGGTTACAAATTCGAAAGTGCTGAACAATACAAGTCTGCTTTTGAATATGTTTCACAAATGGATGGTGAAATCTTTGTTTCTGATATTATTGGTCGAATGTTAGATCAAGGGCACATTTTCACCAAGAGAAGTGTCACAAATTATGTTGACGTTGGAACCGCGAATGATTGGTTTGAATACAATGACAGACCAGTGATCTTCTGTGACATTGATGGTACAATTGTCAAGGCACAATCTAGACTGGATCTGGAAAGTAAGTGTCTTGAAGTACCTTTACAGAATAATGTGAAAAGATTATTGAAACTCCAAGATAGTGGCGCACAATTTATCTTTACTTCTGCTAGAGAAAATGAGTATACATCACTGACAAGAGAGATGTTATATCGGTTAGGTTTTAAAAGTTTCACTTTGATTTGTGGTCTACAGAATTCTAGAAGAATCTTGATCAATGATTACAACAAGGCGAATCCATATCCTAGAGCAGAAGCCATCAATTTATACCGAGATTCTGATAACCTGAGTGATTTTCTATGATACCAGATAAAAATCTGTTTATTGTTACTTCATCACTTAAACCAGCCATTGGTGCATTTAATGACGAAGAAAGATTTTCACAAACAGTTGCATCATTGAAGTCTATACGCAAGGTGTTACCTGAAGCAATCATATTGTTTGCAGATGTTTCGGTTAGACCAGTCTCGGAGTTAGAAAAAGAAACTTTAGCTGGTCTATCAAATTATTATTTGGATTTGAGTGAAGAACCAAATACAAGATATTGTGCAGTAAATGGTCTGAAGAGTCATGGTGAAAACTGTTTATTGTTTGCAACACTTGCAACAATTAAAAATGACTTAAAATTAAGTAAGATGTTGAGTTCAGTCAAAAGAATATTTAAGTTTTCTGCAAGGTCTGAACTTGAAGATAGTTTCGATATGAAAGAATATGAAAACTTGTTTGGTAAGTTTGTATTCAAGAAAAGAATACCAACTTGGATGGGTTACATTAAGTTTGGTGCAGATCATCTATTAATCACCAGAATGTGGTCAATGTGCCCATCTTTAATAGATGCTTATTTATCAGTTATTCAACAGAATCTAGGAATGTTATCCAATGGTCTTGCTGACACAGAACATGCACATTATGTAAATATACCAAAAGATTATTTGATCGAATTTGACAAAATACATTGCTGGGGATGGTTGGCGGGAAATAGACAAATCGAACATTATTGAGTGCTATATATCGAACCGAATATTTGACAAATTTGCCAGTGTGTAGTATAATCCATTATAAATAAATCCACGGGCAACCAAAGTGTGTTGCAATCAAAGGCAAATTAATGAAATCTTTTAAGTCATTTATCAGAGAACAGGTAGAGCCTGAAGAGGAAGGTGCAAGCCGTCAGATTAAACATTTGACGCACGTTGAAGATCGTCCACTTCAAAAGGGAGAAAAGGGTGCAAAACACGCCATGAAATCTCTGATGGCTGCGGCTGAACACATAAAACAAGGTAAAAAGACTTCCGAATTAACAACAAAATATGATGGATCTCCTGCCATCGTTTATGGGCATCATCCAGAAAATGGTAAGTTTTTTGTTGCATCCAAGTCAGCCTTCAACAAAACACCTAAGGTCAACTATACTCCAGCTGACATTCTAAAGAACCATGGTCATGCACCAGGTCTTGTTTCCAAATTAAAAGAAGCACTCAAACACTTACCCAAAGTTACACCAAAAGAAGGTGTTTATCAAGGTGACATGATGTTTTCGGCCGAAGATAAGAAGAAAAGTGTTGATGGTGGAACATCTTTTAATCCAAATCCTTCTGGTTTGACATACACCGCACATGGAGATCATAAGAAGTCCGTAGACAAGGCAAAAATTGGTGTCGTCACACACCTCTCATACCACGGCAAAGATTCCAAAAATCTAAACGCATCACACGAAGTTGATCACGAAAACTTCCAGAAACATTCGGATGTATTCTCGGTCGACCCAAGAATGGATACTGCAAAGGTTCATTTTAGTAAAGAACATCAAAAACAATTTGATAAACACATTAAGATGGCTCAGTCAGTTCACGATACACACGGTGATGATATGTATGCTGGCACCAGTGCTCACCACGGTGTTGGTGGCCATCTAGAAACATATATGAATCACACAGTTAGAACTGGTGAACAACCAAATCATCAAAACTTTAAAAACTGGTTAGAAACCAACAAAAACAAAGCCATCGATAAGTTGAAGACCGAAAAAAATAAGACAGCCAAACAATCAGAGTTGAAAGATGAACTGGGCAAGATTGAAAGAAATAAGAAACACTATAACAATCTATTCAAAATGCATGGGCATCTACAGGCTGCAAAAAATGTTTTGATTGATGTAATGAATCAACACCAAGAATTTCAACATAAACATGGTGGTGAAACTGCTAATCCAGAAGGATACGTATTTCACCACGGAAATGAATCGGATAAATTTGTAAATAGAGCAGAATTTTCCCGCAGAAACTTTGCTGGAATTAGAAACATATGAAAAAATTCTTAGAAAAATTACATGAGGACGAACAAACACATAGTCCTGTGGTCATGGCTTTTGGTCGCATGAATCCACCCACAATTGGGCATGAAAAGTTGGTCAACAGAGTTAAAGATATTGCGAGTGACTATAATGCACCGCATCATGTGATCATTTCACATACAATGGACACAAAGAAAAATCCTTTGGCTGCAAATGTCAAATTGAAACATGCAAAGAGATTTTTCCCAGACACCAATATAGATGTTTCGAGCAAAGAGAGACCAACCTTCTTACAACACGCTGCAGCACTTCATGCAGCTGGCCACGATCATCTAATCATGGTTGCTGGTTCTGATCGTATACCAGAATATGAACAAAAGTTAAATCAGTACAATGGAATTGGTCCCGGAAAGTTGTTCAACTTCAAAAAGATAGAAGTCAAGTCTGCTGGACAAAGAGATCCTGATTCTGAAGGCGCAGAAGGCATGTCTGCATCGAAGATGAGAGAACATGCTATTAATAATCGTTTCAATGACTATATTGACAAAGATGGTAAAAAGAAACCTGGATTCAGAAGTGGTATTCCATCACATGTACCAGAAAAACACGCAAAAGAATTGTTCCGCGATGTTAGAAGTGGGCTCGGAATCAATGAAGATTTCAACAGAGGTCTATTTAAAGCAATTTTCGTGACAGGTGGTCCAGGTTCAGGTAAAGATATCATCATCCGTGAAGCTATCGCTGAAAGTAAATCCGTTGAACTGAATTCGGTTCAGGCTTTCGATATTCTGATGGACAAACAAAAACTCTCAGAGAAGTCAAACGATGTTCGCAGAGAAGCAGTCAGAAATCGTGGTCCATTGATCATTAATGGACCTGCTGACGACAATAAATTGTTGACAATCAAAGAAGAACTAGAAGAACTGGGTTATGAAACTTCTATGGTGTTTGTTGACACCACAAATGAAGCCAGTAAGAATAGAAACGAAAAACTGGCAAAAATGATTGCCGAATCTGTGAGATATGATAAATGGAAACAAGCACAAGCCAGCAAGCTTTCATACTCCCAAAAATTTGAGAACTTTATCAACTTTAATAATAGCTCTTCCCTAGAAGAAATTGAAGAAGATATTACTGACACCTACGAAAAAATAAATAGGTTCATTGAGAACAAAAATTACAATGAAATTGCGTTCTCTTGGTTAGAAAGCCGCGGTAAAATCAATATCGCAGAATCTTATGGTTTATTATTTAAGGAAGATGAAAATGTTAAGAAAAATTCTAGATTTTTTGAGAATTACAAGTCCAAGCGCAACGCCGGAAAAGCATCCACTGGATATTCAAAAATATCAGCCGGTGCAGGCTCCAGAGCCGCAGGTCCAGGAGATATCCCAGCCGACAATCGTGCAGGAGACCCCAACGCCGACAATATCAAGTGGGACGCCAACAAGCGAACCGGTAGTTACATCTTCCGAACCTACACCGAAGAAAACTCGCAGCAAAGCCGCAAAGACTACCCAGAACCACAAGAGACAAACTTCAGCAAAGACAAAGAAAAAATAAAGAAGAAGGGTCTAAGAGACTCTCCTACGGTTAGTCAGAGATTGAGAAACGTTACATCAATTGGACCAGAATTCGATACCCGTCAACAGGGAACAGTCTATCCAATGTCTGGTCTAGGTGATGTGACGTATAGAGAAGAGACAAATTTTCATTCTTTCAGAAATAAAATGAAAGAATCTTTTATGGATCCAGGCGACAATGAGATGGGTGTTGCTGGTGTTTTGAATGGTGCAACAAACAAGGAACCAATTCAAAGTCCAAAAGACAATATTGGTATAACAATAGAAAAGAAAAAGAAAAAGAAATGAAATCATTCCTAGACTTTGCCAAAGAAAAAGAAAATGACGAACTGAAAAGACAGGTCGATCATTTAAAAGATATGACCGCTGAACACGAAGAGAAAGCCCAATCAGCTTTAATGATGGGTGATCGTGATGGGCACGCTTTACATATGGCCAAGTGCGATCATTTCAAAACACAACACGATGCATTAAAGTCTAAAATGAATGAGAGTGTTGAACAGATTGATGAAAGTCATGTTGCTATCGCCATGGGTAAAGAAATGGACGATGAAGGTAGTATGATTATGAATCAACTGGATCAAATCGAACGTTCAATTAAAATGTTACGCGATACAGTAAAAGATCCAGAGATGCAAATTCCTGCTTGGGTACAATCTAAAGTAACTTTGGCCGCAGATTACATGGAAACTGTTGCTGGTTATATGTCAAGTAAAAACGAAAAGGTCAGTGAAGAAGTTGATCTGGATGAAGCATCACCAGCTTGGCAACGCAAAGAAGGCAAATCTGCATCTGGTGGTTTGAACCGTAAAGGTATCGCTTCTTATCGTAAACAAAATCCAGGATCAAAGTTATCGATGGCTGTCACAACAAAACCATCGAAGTTAAAACCAGGTTCGAAAGCAGCAAACAGACGCAAGTCTTTCTGTGCAAGAATGTCGGGAATGAAGAAACGTTTGACTTCTGCTAAGACGGCAAAAGATCCAAACTCTAGAATAAATAAGTCACTACGCAAATGGAATTGCTAAAAGGAAAACAAAAATGATCAATATAAAAAAACAAGATCCTGTTGCTGATGCTGTTAGAGATATTTTACAGCAAGAAGCATTAAAAGGCAATCAACACAAAATCGACAAGAACAAGAACAATAAAATCGATGCTCACGATTTTAAAATTCTGCGTGGTGAAAAGAAATCTGTAAAAGAAGATTCTGTGGAAGAAACAAATAATCCTTTTGACTGGAAAAATTATAAGAGTCAATTGCCTACTAAACCAGGTGAAAAAGCTGGATTTGACTCCAAGAAAATTTCAACAGGAACTTTTTATTCCAGAAAGCCTGTTAAAGATGAACCGATGAAGAAAGAAGAAGTTGAGCAGATTGATGAATTGAAGAAGTCAACTGTAAAGTCATATATGAATAAAAAAGTTGATCGTATTCACAAAGATGCTGATCTTCAATATCCTTTCAAACCAAAACCAATCACCAAAAAAGAAGTTGAAAAAAATACTAAAGATTTAATGAGAGGTCATGCAAGACTATCTGGTGTTAAGCCAACTTCAGAAGAAGTTGAACAAATTGATGAATTATCAAAATCAACACTAGGTTCCTATGTGAAAAATGCAGCAAGAGATGTTGGTGCTTCTCGTTCACTTGGTGCCGACTTTAAGAATAAGGCAGAAAAGTCTAGAAAACCTAATATAAAAGCAGCGTCATCTAGACTCTCTGACAGATTTAATGCCGTTGCTCAAAAGCGTCACGCTGGCATAGGCAAAGCAGTTGAACGTTTAACAAAAGAAGAAATTGAACAGGTTGATGAACGCACCCTATCTACAAGAGAGACTGCTGAGAAAGAGCGTATCGTAAAGGGTATGAAAAAGAATCTTGCTGGTTTTAAAGCTCGTTACGGTGAAAGAGCAAAATCAGTCATGTATGCTACAGCAACCAAAAATGCCATGAAAGAAGAGGCACTGGAAGAAGGCAAACGTCCAGAAGGTGATACAGTTCCTTTTGTTCAGAATGCAAACACATCTTCTTCACCAATGAAGAAAATCAAAGAAGTCGCTGGTGCAGCAATGAAGAAGATTTATAAAGACTTAAAAACTAAGTAAAATGAATAAGACTGCATCTAAAATAAAAGAAATTGTTAAAAGAACTGTTGCCGAAAAACCATCCTTTGGCACAGATCCTATGGAACCATGGTCTGCTAAGTATAATGTAACTGAAGATGCAGCTCTTGATAGATATCTTTTGTCTAGAGGTTTGAATCCGAAATACGTGAATAAGGACCTAAAAGTTTCACATGCAAAGTCCAATGCATTTATAAATTGGAAAAATTCTCATTCGAATGAGATTCAAAAAGAATCAATGACAATGGCACATACGCCTACAGCGAAAAGACAATACCAATTAAAGAAGTCTGCACACTTTGGTAAAGAAGTTCGAACCAACGGCATACACGGTTCAAAACTACATTCAGAAGCCGTTGATAAAAGAGATACTGTCACATTCGATATTCCATTTTTAATCAGAGTGTTGGAATACTCGCGTGAAGATGCCAAGACAGATATGGATCTTCATAATGTTGTAACGAAATTGATTCATATTCGTAACAAGGGTGTTCTGACAATGAAGGACTACAACTTTGTTACCAGATTGAAAGAACACTTTGAAATCGATGATATCATCACCGAACAAGAATGTAAGTGTTCGGACGAAAAGGAATGGGAAAAGAAAGCACAGGCTCGTTCTGAAATTTGGAGAAGAAAGCGTCTAAAGATTGATGAAGACAAATATCAAGATCCAATGGCTGCAACACAGACTGTTGGTTCAGAAGTTGATACCGATTCTGTACCAAAAAGAAAACGTGAAATGACAAAATCAGCAAGAATGATCAAGTCAATTTACAAAAAGAAACGTGTCAAGAATGTCAAAGAAGAATTATATGATCACGAAAAAGAAGATAAAGGTGCGAAATTTGGTGAAAAACCATTTGCTGCAGCTGTTCTCAAGGGCGGAAAAACAATGACTGGTACACAAAGAGACACCATCGAAATTGATCCAATGATGCGTGCCAAGCCAGGAAAAGTAAACAGATAAATAGTAGATAACCCATAGGTTAAAAGGAGAATATAAATGTCATCTTGGGGAAATAACGACAATGCAGCTAACGCGCCTTACTGGGCAGTTAACTCAACAATTTTAAATGTGCTCGGGACAGAAAGATCCTATGCTGCACCGACTGCTGCTAACGTAGCACTTCTTTACGGAAACACTACAGCTGATGTTTACCATACAGGTCAAACAATTGGTCTTTTCGGTGTTGATGGTCAAGAAGCCGATGTTAATGGCAATGGTACAGTACACACAGGCTGGGTCCTAAAGACTACAGGTTCTGGTGGCCGTGCTGATAGAATTCAACAAGAAGTTCTGGTTGCTCTAAGTGAAATGAAATCTGATGGTGATGGCCAACAGTATCCTAACGTTTCGATTACACTTGTTAACCCATCTAACGCTACAGTTGCTTCAAGTTCTTCTAATGCCAACTCTGTTGCATTCACTGTTGGTACCACATTAGCTGGAAATACTTCTGCAACACTGGGTTATCAGTGGCAAGTTAACAGCAACACAGGTGCTCTGGGCTGGACAAACGTTGCGAACAGCACACCAACCAACACAAGTTATATTGGCGGCACAACACCAACACTGCTTGTCTATCCAAAGACAGCCGCAGCGAACGCATTTGTGTTCCGTGCAATTGTTACGGCCGCAGATCAAGGCGTATCTGCAACATCTGCAAACGCAATAATTACAATCATGTAATTAAACTGGGGATGGTGAGAGCCATCCCCTTTTTATAAGATGTTTGATGATTTGAATGAAGATAATTTTATGATGTATGCGATGAAAGCATATGTTTCGCCGCACTGCATCATGTCGGAATTTGAGGGAGATATCAAAAGAATAAAATATCTGAAAAGATTATTCAGAAGATATAAGATAACAAAATCCCTTAAAGAACGTCTGATTTTAAATCACATCATCTTATTAAACAATGTTTTTGGTCCTAAAGTGACAGCAAGAATATTGTTTTATAAGACCGATGAACGCGATTATGATATTTTGAAAACCTTTCTTGCCTATCTGGACATTGCACCTGATGTAGTGTACGGAATAAGAGGAAAGAATATTCTCGTTACTGAAATTCCGTTAGAAACAAATGTCGCAGAGATATTACTCAAAATATGAAAACATTCAAACAATATTTGGACGAAAAGGGAAGATGCTGGCCAGGTCATAAACCTGTTCCTGGTAAGGCACCATTTTCACCCGGCAGTTGCACAAAAGAAGAAGTATCCATTCAAGAGGACCTGAGAAAGTGGTTCAAACAGAAATGGGTACGCATGGACACCAAGGGTAATATCAAAGGTGACTGTGCAAGAGAACCAGGCGAAGGCAAACCAAAATGTCTGCCTCAGGCTAAAGCACATTCACTAGGAAAAGAAGGTCGCGCATCAGCTGCACAACGTAAGCGTAGAGAAGATCCTAATCCAGAACGCCGTGGTGCACCAATTAATGTTAAGACTGAAGAAGTTCAACAAATACAAGAAAAGAATAAACCAACAAGCCCAGAAAAGTGGGCTAGAGCCAAAGCTGCAGCAAAATCAAAGTTTGCAGTATATCCATCCGCATATGCAAATGCTTGGGCATCCAAGAAATACAAATCAATGGGTGGTGGTTGGAAATCAGTTTCTGAAGATGCTGGTGCAATGAGTGCTGCACCAACAAATGCAGTCGGCACAGGAAACATTGCTGGTTCAGGTGGCGCAGGTGGTGAACCTGGTGTTTCGAAGAAAAGAAACCCAGTAATGTCATTCTTCAAGCGCAAACAACAAAAGGCATAAAATGTGGATATTGAAATGGTTGCCTGATTGGATATTTTACGCAATCTTTTTCATAGGATTGTTAGGCATCATTGCATCCTTTGTGATGAAGTTTATTCCGTTTGTCTACGTCTATAGAACACCAATACAAGTAATCTCGGTCATTCTAGTTGCCATTGGTACATACATGTCTGGTGCAATATCAAATGAAGAAGCATGGCAAGCTAGAGTTAAAGAACTAGAAGCGAAAATTGCTGCCGCTGAAGCCGAAGGTGCAAAAGAAACAGTAAAGATAGTTGAGAAGGTAGTAACTCAACAGAAAGTTATAAAAGAGAAAGGTGATGAGGTTGTAAAATATATTGATAGAGAAGTTGTCAAATACGATACAAAATTTTTACCTGGTGGTGAATGCGAAATACCAAAAGAATTTGTAAAGAGTCTTAATGAAGCTGCAAAACCACCTGAAGGTGGTACTTGGGGCATAAAGGAAAAGAAATGAAGTATATTATTATCCTTTCAACAATACTATTGACTGGCTGTGCAACGGTTTCGGTGCCAGTCAAAGCTAAATTTCCAGTAATGCCAGAAACATTAATCGTTAAATGCCCACAATTAGAGCAAACGCCAGAAGATGCAAAGCTAAGTGATATGGGTAAAATTATTACAAAAAATTATACAACATATTATGAATGCGCCGTCAAGCACGAAGCCATTGTTGAATGGTATACTATACAGAAAACAATTTATGAAAGTGCAAAATAATGGAACTAACAAAAGACCAACTCAAAAAGTTGTTGCCAAAAAATCCATACCTTGATTATTGGTACAATGCATTATCTCAGCTATTGCCGGACTATGAGATAAACACACCGCAACGTATTGCTGCATTCATTGCACAGTGCGCTCACGAATCTGGTAATTTTATGGTTCTGCAAGAGAATCTGAATTACAGACCACCAACACTTAGAAAGATATTTCCAAAATATTTTCCAACTGATGCGATGGCCGCTGATTATTGCTCAAGACCAAACAAACAAGAAGCAATCGCAAATAAAGTCTATGCAAATCGTATGGGTAACGGCGATGAGGCTTCAGGCGATGGCTATCGTTATCGTGGTCGTGGACTTATTCAATTGACTGGTAAAGATAACTACACATTCTTTGCTGGCTCACTAGGCATTTCTGTAGAAGAAGCCGCAGAATACATGGCAACTTTCGAAGGTGCATGTCAAAGTGCATGTTTCTTCTGGGAACAAAACAAATTGAATCAATGGGCTGACAAGGGTGATATTGTTACTTTATCCAAACGCATTAATGGTGGAACAATAGGTCTTGAGGACCGCATTAAGCACTATGAACATGCACTACATGTTCTAGGGGGATAATATGTTCAACGATAGAAAATTATTTCTATGTTTATTGGTACTCATGGTTCTACCTTTAGGTCTAGCTATTTTTGGCGGTGATAGGTTCCGCTATCCATGTCAAGACCCTGCAAATTGGGATAAAGATATATGTAAGTTACCTAAATGTGATGTAACAAGAACTTGCCCAGAACACATATTTAAAGGCCAGCGTGACCCAAGATTAGGTCCACCACCAACAAGAACAGAACCTATGGTTCAAAGCGGAGCACCTGCCGCTTGCACACCACCCGCACAAGGAGCAAATTGTGGAAAATAATGCATTCGTTTATACCGAAGAACAGTTAATGGCCCGATTGAAGTTTTTCATCGGCGTCTGTCTCGCACTTACATTAACAGGAATTGTTTTTGTTGTTCTATATTCTATCATTTTTGTTACGCAACCATTGAATGCGATTTCTCCAATTGACCAAAAGTTTTTTGAGTTGATTATTCCTATCGCTACATTCTTGACTGGTACACTATCAGGTATCATGCTTGCTGGTGCTAA